ACGTCCCCCCGGCCTGCACGGTGCTGGTGGCCGGCGTGAAGAGCGAGGCGTTCTCGAACTGCACAACGCCTGCGTCACCGGCCGATCCGATCGCGTCGTACAGCAGTGCGCGCCCGCCGATGTAGACCTGCGAGATGGTGGGGTTGGTGGTCCACACCGTCGTGCAACGAGCGCGCACGAAGTAGAGCGACGCGCTGCCGTTGATGCTGGTCTTCGCCCAGTTGAAATTGGGAGGGAACGCCCAGCGCACTTCCTGCCCGTCGCCCAGCGTGGCGGTGAACGACGTGGTCCCGTCGGTGACGCTCGTCAGCGCGACCCAGGCCGTGCCGTTGTAGTACTCCCACGCCACCACGCCGGCCACACCCTGCGTGCACCCAGCTCGATCGAAGACGAGCGAGTTGAACGGCTTCTCGTAGCCGACCGCGAACCAGTCGCCGGTGCCCTCCGCGCCCGCGGCCTCGGTCGCTGGGTACGGTGTCACATCAGCGTCGGTCGAGTTGTTCGCTGCCGTCGTGTAGTCGACGTAGCTCGGCCCTCCCGACTGGTCGACCTGGACGCAGTAGTCCACCGCGTCCTTCCCGAGCTGTGGGTAGGTGGTGAGCGCTGTGCCCCACACGTCGCTGGTGATGATCGCGACCGACCCGCGGAATGGGTGCACCAGCGTCGCGTAGTCCGCATCCCAATACGCCGCCCGCTGCCCTGACGTGCCGTCGTCGCGGACCGCCACGCAGAACCCGACGGTATTCGTGTTGAGTGCGTCGGTGTAGAAGTCCTTGTTGCCGGTGGCCCCAGCGGTGGCCTTGACCGTGTACGCGCACCCGAGTCCCTCGGCTGCGGAGTCGACTGCGTCGATGAGCTGCAGACCTGGGTACGGCATGGGGCAGCCGGTGCCACCAGAGAGGCACGCAAAGACCACGAGCGAGTGGTCGAAGTTCGTGGTCACGCCCGTCACGGTGAACGGCGACCCCGTCGCGTCGGTGCTGCCGTTGCCGCTCGATGCATCGATCGGTGTCGCGTGCGCGCCAGCGATCGACATCGCAATGATGGACCACGTGTCCGCGTCGCTCGAGGTGATGACGAGGTCGGGCTCAGCGGAGCTAGCTGCGACCTTGTAGAACCAGGCTGACCGCACCGCCGCGGTCGTCGCTCCTGCCGATGCGCTACTGCCGCCGCGCGTCCAGCCGCTTGTGACGGTGCTCGGGTCGTTGCCCGTCGCGTCGTCCTTGCCTGCGAACACGAGTAGCAGATCTCCAGTCTCGTGGGGCGGCATGACCACCGTCACAGACGAGACGTTGCCCGTCTGGATGTTGAAGTCCTTCGCCCGGATCTTCGGCATGTCTCAGCCCAGCATGACGAACAGCCGCAGCGAGTCCTCCGCGAACACGCGCGCACCAGTCATCGCGAGCCCTGGCGGAGGAGTCCAGAAGTCCTCCAACAGCGCGGTGAGCTCGGCCCACGACCCGTCGTCGATCATGTTTTGCAGCGTCTGCTGCCCGATGTTGTTGACGAGGTGCTCGGACAGCCCGGGCTGGTCTAGTTCGACCCACTCGCTCGGGAGCACAATCAGCAGATCTGACATGGCTCAGCCCTCCTCCTTCACGATGACACCGGCGGCTCGCAGCTGGTCGTAGACCGGAGACGAGCCGTTGACTCGCAACTTCACGCGGTGCTCGTCGGAGTCGCAATCGATCCGCACGGCGACCACGCCAGGGACCACCACGCCTCCCCAGAGCACGGAGAACTGCGTCGTGTTGGGGTTCAGGACCATCAGGTTGCCGGAGATGGTTGCGATCATGTGCTCCTCACGGGTTGGCGTAGTTGCGCTCGAGCGCGGCCACGAGCGACACGCTGTTGGATGTCGACCGCTCGATCGTGCCGGTGGCGCGCACGTACTGGCCGGTGGCGAGGCCGATACCGATGATGGTGATGGCCGCATCCGTCCCCGCCGTGCGACCGCCCTGGACGTTGCCATCGTAGTTGAACGTGTGCTGGATGCTGTTCTGCCCGGAAACGTTTCCGGCCATGTCTGCCCCCGCGTTGTCGTCCACGATGAGCGCCCCGCTCTCCCCGTAGTCGTTCCCGCCGCCAGGCAGCGTACTGAAGTAGACCCAGTACTTGGCGCTCCCGTCGGCTACGAGGTTGGCCCCGAAGAGCAACGTCAGCACCGCGACGAACGGGTAGGTGCGGGCGGTGTTGGTGTTGTCGTAGAAGGTCAGTCGGTTGGTGTCGGCCGACATGAAGCCCTCGATGATGACGCCCGAGCCGCCACCGTTCGGGTTGGTGGGCTGGACCGCGGACAGCGACCGTCCGCAGACCAGCGTGGCGCCGATGAAGTGCATCAGCTGGTCTGCGACCTTTCCGATCACGCTCTGATCGGTGGAGTCGATGTCCGCGTTTTGGCGCAGCAGGTACTGGACCTTGGTGTAGATCTGCTCCGCGGTTGCGGGCGTAGCTGTCGCGGGCTTGATGGTGAACGAGACGTTCGTCCCTGCTGCAGGGAACGTGCCCGTGATGGTCACCGTGGTCGCCGTTGGGTTGCCGCTGATCGGATAGGTGCCGGCGGCTGCGCCCTCGTGCACCACCAGCGTGCCACCAGCGAATGGGTTGTTCTCCGTGGCGATGCCGCCTTCAGTGGTGGTGAGCACCGAACCGCCGTTGGAGAACGATCCGTCGACCCCGGAGTGCGTACCCACATCCACCACGATTCCGAAGTTGCGGTCGGTGGTGGAGTCGACGTCGCGCGTGAACGCTTGGTCGAAGTAGCGCACGCGGATCAGGCTGTAGACCGAGCCAACCGTGCCTCCGCTGCTGTAGGCGCCGGGGTCGCTCGCGATCGGGATCGTGAACGTGTCGGTGTCGATCACCGTCGCGACGCCACGGACGTTGTAGCCGGCGGGGGTAACGCCAGCGATGGCGACGTAGTCGCCGCTGGTGAGCCCGTGAGCGGCGCTGGTGTTGATGGTGGCCACCCCGCCGGTCCACGATGCGCTTGCGATGGCGCCGGCGAGAGCCACCTTCGCGTCTGCGTCGGACACCTTCAGATCGTTGCTCGTGCTGGCGTCGAGACCGAAGACCTTGGGCGCCGTGAGCGTGGCCTCGCCGTTGGCCGAGGTCGAGCTCAGGGAGAACGCCTGGCCTTGCTCGCGGTTGAAGACCTTGACGTTGGTGGTGCGCGAGAAGCCGTCGGCGTAGTTGCCGTCGCCGTTCGGGTCGTCGATGATCTTGACCGCCTGGTTGGCGGAGCCTGTGAGCACGAAGTTGGTTGGCGAGCCCTTGCCGCTCGCGCCGTCGAGCTCGTAGTAGAGCTGGTCGTTGCTCTCGGTCGTGCCGGTGGTCTTCACCCCGGCGAAGTGCTGGGTCACGTTGCCGCTGGTGTTGCGGACCAGCCACCCCGAGTTCCGGATGAGGTTGCGCCCGGTGTCGTTCAGCAGGTCCCACCCCTCGACCCACTCGAAGAACTCGTCGGTGATCGGAACGAGCGGGAACGGGAAGGCCGCGAGGTTCTTGCTGTGCGGGTCGTTCCTCCACTCCTCTTTGAGGAACGAGTAGAGCGCCTTTCCGGTGACGCCGTCGGTCGACAGGTTGCCGACGGTGTTCAGCTTCACCGTCTTGGTCGTGGTGTTGACGTACACCTCCTGGCTCCCATCATCGACGGCAGAGTCATCGAGCAGGTCGGGGTCTGTGATCAGCGCCATGGGAGTGACCTATCCGTCCGGTGGTGGCTGGTCGTGTCAGCGGCAGCCCTGCCCGCGCTGGTGTGGCCGAGTCGCTGCTGGGCGCCGCTCGAGCTGCGGTCGGCACGCCCGTCTACATGGCGCCGGAGCACCCTTGCCGCGCTGCTGGGCCCGCAGCCTGTTCGCGTTGCGCTTGGCTTCCGCCGCGAACTCGGCCTCCCGTAGCTCGCGCTCAAGCCGCGCGGCCACGAGTCGCACGTCGCTGTCGCTGACGCCGCCGACGCTGAAGGTGAAGGTGAGCAGCGGCCAGTCAGAGGTAGTGGCGGTCAGCGGCAGCGGGATCATCCCGCGGTCTTCGGGAGCGGCTTCGACGAGCTGTCGAGCGTCGCGCGCACGAAGCAGTCCTTCGCCTCGAGCAGCTTCCGCAGGCCGGCGCTGAGCTCCGCGCTCGGCGGCAGGTGCTCGGCCATCTGGCGCGCCACGTCGCCCACCGCCTTGGATGCGGGCTGCAGGTGCGGTGGCAAGTGTTCGTAGGCGAAGTACTTCAGAATCTCCGGCTGATCCATCGCTCGTCTCCTTTGGGTGATCCCCCTGCGCGGCAGCGACCCACGGTCATCGGCGCCTCATCGGTACCGACCGCTCGGCCTCGGCTCACTCGTCCGGCCAGTGCCAGAAGTTCCCGTGCGCCGCCTGCTTCGACCGGTGAACCACCGAGGTGGCTCGCTCGATCTGGCGACCGTACGGATCCGTCTTGGCCACGTCGCCCGAGACACACACCAGGTTGCACCCCGGCTCTCCCGTCTCGCTCGTGTACGCGTGGATGGCCGGCGATCCGAAGACCTCCGCTTGCCCTTGAGAGTCCGCGCCCGGCGCGCCCCACCAACTGGTGACGATGGCCGAGTGCTTCACTCCCTGCGGGTCCACGTACACGATGGCTGCGTTGTGGTCGTACTTGCGTTCCATGCTGCCTTGCCTTCCTGCGGCTCGATGCCGCGCAGGAGGGGCGTGGGCGGGTGTTTCATGAGGGGAACCTAACAACCCTTGTCCGGAGGTCTCCTCCGACACCATGCCCGTGCACGCCGCATTGGGTGATGCCGTAGAAGTGAGCACCGGTCCTGTCGGCGCGCTCAGTCGACCTTGGCCCCGTGGTCTCGAGCCTGCTGCCGCAGGTCGTATAGCTTGGCGATCGCTCCCCGTCGCAACTCGTCGCCCGGGTCGCCGAACTCCCAGTGCTCGAAGGCCTCGGCCAGCGCCCGCGCCTGCCGGGCGATGCGTCGAAGGTGGCCAGCCTTCGTGTACGAGAGCTTCTCGTAGACCTTCTCGCAGACCAGCGCCTCCGACGAGCAGCCGTTGAACACCGCCATCGCGGCCTCTCGCAGCATCGGCCAGCGCGCGAGCGTGTCCGAGCACTTCGGGGTCGGCGCCTCCCGGTCCACCGTCTGCTCGTCCTCGGGGTCCTTGCGCGGGTCGTCTCGCACCAGCCAATTCTGCTCGGGCGACATGTACGACAGCTTGCCGGCGTGGGAGGGGTGCTCTCTTAAAAGAGATCAGGTCAAGAGACGTTGCCGTGCCAACGCGACAGCCCTCCCACCTGGCGCAGATCGGATGTCTCGCATGCGCGCGGTGACAGAGCACGTGCTCACCCAGTGGAGAGCGGCTCAGACCATCTCGGAGCGGCTGAGCGCATCGTGCTCGAACTCGCGCCGCGCATCTCGGTCCTCGCGGCTCGGGCAGTCCTTGGGGCACGACGAGCCTGGCGCGTCCTGTCGACCGCACGCCTTGACGAGCTCGCTCAGGCACTCGTCCTCGTTCACGCAGTCGTAGCGCGGACCGCCGAGCACGGGGAGCATGCGGGTCGGGAACGCGAGCACGAGGGGCTGGCACTCGTCGTCCAGGTACTCGGCGGTCTTCTCACGCACCGCACGGTCAGCCCGCCACTTCTTGTCGGTGTCGAGGCACCGGTGGCAGGTGACGCCCTCGCGGTCTCGAGCTCGCCCGCAGCTGGTGCAGAGCCCGGCAGCGATCCGGCTCGCGCGCAGCTCCTTGTGCTTGCCGCGCCGGTCGTTGGGTGCCGGCTTGGGCCGTGGTGGCTCGGTGGCCTCGGGCAGGCGCAGGATGTCGGACGCGTCCTGGAGGCGCTGCTCAAGCAGGATGACGGTGATCTCGGGGATGGGCGTGTCGTCGACGTGCGAGGCCTGGAGCGCCTGCATCAACGCCTGACGGGCACGCTCGAGAGCGAACACGTCGACGCCGGCCTTCAGCTGCCGAGAGGCCTCCTCTGCCTCGGCCCAGGCGAGCGCTGCCCGCCAGCTCATGGCGGAGTTCCACCATCCAGGCGCGCGCGCACCGCTCGGCCGATCGCGCAGTCCCGGCAGTGCCGGTAGTCCCCGTTCAACCGGTCGGACAGTGGTTTGCGGACATCCTGCGTGGCTTGGACCGCGACCGCGTCCTGCCGAGCGACGCAGGTCTGCGCCGACAGCACGGCACGGTAGGGCGGACACCGCATGAAGTCCCGCCCACTCGTGAGCCTCTCCACCGGAAGGATCTCGACCCTCGGCACGGATCAAGGTGGTGCCTAAAAAGTGAGCACCGGTCCTGTCGGCGCGCCCGAGGATCATGTTCTCGGGCTTGAGGTCCCAGCAGAAGAAGAGCGGACGGCCCGGCTGCGAAGGGCGCGCAGCTGCCGTCCTGGGGCCCACGCCATGCGCCACCGGTGAAGTTTGAACCGGCTCGCACGAGGAGCGACACGTTGCTCCTTTCCCGGTGAATGACGCCGAGATGCGCTCATCTTGCGGCCGACTGTCATCAGCCGAACCCCGTCTGGTCTGGAACCACGGTCACCACGATGCCGGCGCCGAGACACCTGGCCACGCAGTTGGCGGTCCCCGCGGTCATGCCTGCGCGTGTCGGAGTCGTGAACGCCAGGGCTCGAGCGATCCGCTTCTGCTCCCGCCTCACCATCCGCTCGTTCCGGTTGTGGCCCGCGCGTGGCCACGGCCCGTCGATGGCTTCGTCGACCGGATAAGCCTCGACGGTACCGCCGAGCTCGCGCCAGACGATGTCGGCCAGCGTGTCGGCCCCCCGGGCGCCACCGTGGACCAGCCTCCTGATGTTCGTCTGCGCCATCACCAGGCCGAGCCAGCGCTTGATCGGCTCCGGGTCGGTCCACCCGCGAGAGCCCGTCACGAGCAGGGTGTCCCGGGCCATCAGTCGTCCTCCCGTCCATCGTGGTCTGTGAAGAGGGTGAGCGCCGGGTAGAAGAGCGCCTTGACCGTTCCGGTCGGCCCTCCGCGGTGCTTGTCGACGATGAGTTCCACGGTCTCGCTCTGCTGACCGTTCACCCGTGCCCGCTCCCCGCTCCAGTGCTGCTGGGCCCGCTGCCGCGCGTTCGCGTTGTGGATGAGCACCACGTTGTCCGCGTTCATCGGGATGGCCTTCGACTCCCGGAAGTCGCGCGCCCGCGGCTTGCGCGCCTCCTTGCCAGCCTTGTTCGCGTCGTCGTTCAGCTGGGCCAGCGCCACGATGTGGACGCCCTCGGACTTCGCCACCCGCTTCAGCGTGCGCGCCACGTTCGCGATCTCGTTCTCTCGGTTCGCTCCCTTCGCTAGACCTGGCCGTCCGTCGATGAGCTGCAAGTAGTCCACGACCACCACCTGCAGTTCGCACCCGCGCCGCGCGGCCGCCGCCTTGTGCCGCCTCACCGTCGCACCGATCCCCTGGGTGGACAGGTCCTCGGTGTCGTCGATCCAAAGCGGCATGCGACCCACCGTCACGATCTCCTCGTTCAGCGCCCGCCAGTCGGTGGGTGTGAGGTCGCGCTGCCGGTCCGCGCGAGCCTTCACCGAGTCCACCCGAGCCCGCATGAAGAGAGCGCGCTGCGCCAGCTCCTCGTCCTCCATCTCGACCGAGAGCACCACCGCCGCCGGGTGAAGCCCCGCCGGCGAAGGCCGCTGCCCGACGGTCGAGAGCGCCACGAGCAGGCCCAGCGCGCTCTTCCCGTCCCCCCAGAAGCCTCCGATCACCGTCACACGCTTGGGCCGCAGGAACCCGAGCAGGTTGTCGAGAGCCTCGATCCCGACCCGTCCTCCGCCAGCCTGACCCTTGCCATCGGCCTCCTGCTGGACCTTGGTCCACGCTCGTGTGAGCGCCTCCCCGATGGTCACGAGCTCGCGCCGGTGGGCCCCTTCAGCGAGCTTCGACAGCCGCGCCTCCGCCTGCTCCACCCACGCGAGCTCTTCCCCGATGTCGCCATAGCCCTCGGCCGCGATGGCCTGCGCCTCCGCGATGATCCGCCGGACCCGCGCCTTGGCCACCACCCGCTTGGCGTGCTCGACCACGTTGGCCACCGCGGGCGTGGCGTCGACCACCTGCCCCAGGTACGCCGGCCCCCCCACGCTCGCGAGCCGCTCGCGGTCCCGCAGCACGCCAGCAACCTGGACCACGTCCACCGGACGTCCACCACGCTGGAGCTCGAGCACGGCCTCGAAGATGTGCCGGTTCGCGTCGCTGTAGAAGTGCTCGGGCGCCAGGAACGCCAACTCGTCCACCGAGCCCCGCTTCAGCAGGCACGTGCTCAGCACCGCCGCCTCGGCATCGAGGTCGTGCGGCGGGAGTCGTCCAGCCACCTTTGGTGGTTCACGCATCAGGGATCGAACCTCACCCATCGCTCACTCCTTGGGTCTCGTGGTCGTCGAACTTGCTCGGCTCGCGCGGCGGCGGAGCTCGAAGCTTCACGCCTGGGCGCTGGTCGTAGGGGACTTCGTCGTCGTCACCTGGGTCCGCCGCTGGCGGCGATCGCGGGAGCTTCGCGAACTGGACGCCACGCGAGAGCGCGCCCTGGATGCGTGACTCGGACCACGCCCCCATCGTCGCCTTCGCTGCCAGGTGCTCGATGGCGTCGACCACCTCTCGCACGGTCTTACCGGCCTCCACCGCGCGCATGGTGAGCACTTCGACGGTTGCGGCCACGTCGAGCGCAGCGAAGCACCCGTGCTTGCGTAGCACCCGCCGGATCTGCGCCCGCATGTCGTCGAGCCCACCACCACCACCACCACCACCGCCACCGGGCTCATGTGGGGTCGGCGGTCCAGGCTCCGGGACACCGTGTCCAGTCACCTTGGGGGTAGGGGGAGATCGGCTAGGCACAGCACAGCTAGGAGTGACAGGTTGTGACTCCGTGTGACCGCTCGTGACGCCGCGTGACAGATCGTGACCTTCGGTCACGCCACGGGACTCTGAGTCACGATTCGTGACAGGTTGTCCGGTCTTGGCAGCGGCTGCGCGGGCCCGCTCTCGCTGCTCTCGCTTCCTCGCCTTGTCGGACGCGTTGGCCTCCTGGGCCGCCATGAAGTTCGGGAGCATGAAGCCGCCGTCGATCGCGACCACGCAGCCGTCCTCGATGAGCCCGTCGATGGACATCAGCCCGCGCTCGACCACGTCGATCGGCATCCGCAGGAGGCCAGCCAGGCCGCGCAGCCCGGACTTACCGACCAAGATGATCCCAGCGCGGTCGACCTTCTTGATGAGCTCGTGGAAGACGGCGCGAGCCTCCCACGAGAGCACAGCCCACTCGGGCGTCTCGCGGGTGTAGAGGCGGACGTAGCGCTCGTCTTCCCAGCGCACCTCGATCACCCAGCCTTTCGCTGCTCGTCCACGCCTGGGATGGTCTGTTGCCGCTCGTCTGGCACCTCCGCGCGGCCCGACGCCGCAGCCTCAAACATCTCCGCCAGGACGAAGTCCTTGGCGCGCTTCGCGGGGCCGACGCCAGCGGGGCAGAGCACGCCGTGCCTGGTGACGTAGCCGCGCGCCACCATCGCTGCATGCGCCGCCCGGAGCGGGCCATCCAGCAGCGCGAGCGCCTTCGGCCCGTAGACCATGTGCTGGCGCCGCGCGCGACCGCCGATCACCACATCCTGGTAGGCGACTGCATGCAGGTCCTCGTGCACCCCGAGCGCGCGGGCGACCTTGCCGACGAAGCCGCACCCGATCCCATCCGAGGGGAGCGCGAACTCCCGCGCGACCGCGCGCATCGACTTGTAGCCCATGGGCGCCTTCGCGCTCCACGCGCCGTCGGGAGTCGCGGAGCTGCCGCCGGGAGGCGTGGCGCCGGCCAGCGTGTCGAGCACCCCGCGCGCGCCGGCCATGGTGCGAGCCTGCTCCGCGATGGTCTTGGCCTCTCGAGCGGTCTTCTCGGCGTCGAGCGCCGCGCGCGCCGCGGTGGAGGCGTCGGTCTTGGCCTGCTTCACGTCCGCACGCAGCTCGAGCGCCCCGGCTGCGACAGCCTGGATGGCGGCCCATGGGTCGGGCGACGTCGGGGGGGCTGGATCCTTCAGACCGAAGTGCTCAGCCAACACGCCGGCGACGAGGCGCAGGTAGCGGTTGTGCTTCTCCTTGATGTCGTCGTCCATCCCGCGCTTGTCCATGCGAGCGATGAGCAGCGGTGCGTCTTTGACGTGGATCAGCGTGGTGCGCGGGTTTCCTGGTTCACCCTTCCTGGAAGGGAGAACCTCCACGCGGACGCGTCCCCACCCGTCCCACAGGCCCGCCATGTTGTCCGCTCGTTTGCCGAACGGGCGAAGCAAGCTCGGGATGCTGACCCAGCCAGCGTCATCGAGCTCCACGACCTCGAGTTCGTCACCATCGAATGCCAGCGTCTTCAACTCCGATCCCATCACGCACCACCTTTCAACACCGCCCACGCCTTGTCCTTCGCCGCCTGCTTGCGCCGCCCCCGCTGCTCTCTCGTGAGAGAGCGCTTCTCCGGCGGCGCGCCGCCGGTCGCCTTCTTCCGCTCGCGCGCCCCCTTCTCCTTGAGCTGCTGCATGTGCAGCGCTGCGCTCACCGCCGGCGGCAGCTGCAGATTGATGCCCTGCGTTCGGATGATGGCCAACGCCGCCGCCGCCGCCGCGTCGTAGATGTGGACCTGCTCGTCCGCCCGGAACGGAGCGCGAGGGCGCGTGATGCCGGCGAGCACGATTCGCACCTGCTCATCGCTCGCCTGCCGCATCCTGCAGAGCTCACCCCGCACCGTCCCGTTGGTGAAGGTCAGCAGCCGTGTCTCGCTGAACCGCGCGAGCTCGAGCACGCGCCCCTCAAAGCGGCTGGTCTCGACAAGTGCCGCCACGCGCGAGGCTTCGTACGCGTACCCATGGATCTGCTCGATCGCAAGAACGCCGCTACTGCGCTTCACGTCGCCGAGCAGCTTGCGCCAGTCGTCCGAGTCGTTGGGCAGGTGGGCGCCGTAGTCGATGCAGAGCCAGTCCTTCGGGTCGAGGAACACCCGAGCCCACCCGCTCTTCGTCGGCCCGGGGTCCACTCCGAGCGCCAGCGTCGTCATGCCGCCACCTCCCCTCCGACCTGCTCCAGGTAGGCAGCGGCCAGCTTCCTCACGTGGTCCGGATCGACCTGGAGCTTCTCCAGCACCGGGGCGTTCGGGTCGAGCGCGCGCTCAAGCTGGTTCCGCTTCAGCCCCAGCATGTCAGCGATCACCGGGTCACTGCCGCAGTCGGCGAGCAGCACGTAGGCAAACACCGGACTTGGCTGCCCGTCTCGAGCCACGCGCCCCACGCACTGCTCCATCACCCCCGGGGACCAGTCGAGCTCGCCGAAGACCACCGTGCTGCACGAGTGCTGGAGGCCATCGAGGCCAGCGCCGGCGCGGAGCGAGATCACCAGCACCTTGGCTTTGGCAGCCTTGAACTCGTCGACCGCCTGAGCCTTCTGCGTCGCCGACTCCCGCCCAGTAAAGAACCGCACGCCGAGGTCTTCGAGCTGCTCGGCCCAGAGCCGGTAGACCTCGTGGTGCCAGCCGAAGAGCACGACCTTCTCGCCGCTCTCGACCAGCATCCGAACGAAAGCAGCCACGTGGGGAGCCTTCGCTACCCCTGTCGCACGGCGGATCAGGATGTCGAGTTCCTCGGCCGCGCGCATCTTGTCGAAGCCGCTGCCCGTCGCAGCCAGGATGGTGCGAGCCAGCGCGGTGGCGTTGCTCTCCACGGATGCGAGGTGGTTGAGGTCCGCCTCCACCGGCTGGAGCACCGTCGAGACCGGAGGCAACTCGCGACCCACGTCGGCGCGCGTGCGCCGCAGCATCAGCCCTTCGTCACGGAGGTAGGTCCCGAACGCCGCGGGGTCCTTGATCCGGGGCTTGTCGTCGCGCCCCACGCACCATTCGCGGTGGAACTCCTCGAACGTGCCAAGCGCGTCCGGAGTCAGGCACTCGAGCACCGCGAAGAACTCGCCGCCCATGTTGAAGATGGGTGTCCCCGAGAGGCCCACACGGAACTCGGCGGCGTCCGCAATCGTCTTGGCCGCGTCCCACTTCGCCGGCCGGTTGCGCGACAACCCGGAACGCAGTTCCTGGACCTCGTCAAAGATCACGGTCTTCACCCGCCCCCCGAGGGTCTCCGACCAGCCGGCGAGCTTGTGGTAGTTCGTGATCACCACGTCCGGCCAGTCGTCGAAGAGCGCTCCCTGGTCGGGCTTTGCGCTCGTCAACGGGTAGGGCGTGCCCTTCTTCAGGATGTGCGTGCGCAACGTCGGCGCGAACCGCTTGATCTCCCGCTCCCATTGCCGCGGCAGGTGGGTCAGCGTCACCACCAGCGCGGGCCGAGTGCTCGGGTCGGTCAGCACGCCGATGGCTGACGCGGTCTTCCCCAAGCCCACCTGGTCCGCGATCAGCCCGCTCTTGCGCCGCAGGATGAACTCCGCCGCCAGCTGCTGGTACTCGCGCAGCGGCACCGCAAGATCGAACGCGCGAGGCTCGATCTTGCCAGCGAACAGCTCGGCCACGTCTGCAGCTCGCAGGCGGTGGAGTGACGCACGCCGCTCGAGATGGTCTGCGGGTTCGATCTGCAGCGGCCAGCGCTCGCTGAACCAGGCGAGGTCGCGGCACACGTCGAGCGTGTCTCGCAGCTTCAGCTCCTTGCCAGCGCGGCTGTTCGCGCGACCGAGCACCCGCTTGAGCCGCATCATCACGTGCGGCTCCGCCTCAATGCGCCACTCGCCATTCTTGAGCGTCGCCGTTCCGTAGGTCCTCACAGCGGGCCTCCGATCCAGACCTTGCGGCACGGCTTGCCCAAGATGTCGGCGGGCACGCGCAGGCGAATGAGCGTGGTGATCAGCACCACCTCACGCACACGAGACAGCTCCGCGTACCGACCGATCTGCCTCAGCATCTCGGCCTCGCCACCGGCGACCTTCACCTCGGCCGCGCTCCCCTCGTCGCCAACCGACGGAAACCAGAAGTCGACGCGCGACTGAGCGTTCAGTCGATACTCGCGCTCGAACTCCAGGCCAGCGGCGGTGAAGCGGTCCGTGAGCGCACGCTGGACGTCTGCCTCGCTCGTCGAGCGGCACACGCATCCGGCCAGCGCCTTGACGATCGCGTCGCTGTTCACGTGGCACGCCTCCCGAGCATCAGGACAGCCCGCTCCGCGAGCTCGTCCGTCAGCCCTTTGGTGCAATGGAGGAAGCGGGCACCGAAGCCGACGCCGGCGTCCTCGAAGTCGTCTATGACCACGAACTCTCCGTGGTCGGGATTCATCTGCAGCCAGGCAGCAATCTCCTTCCACCTTGGGTTCGGAGAGACGCTCAACTTCGGCGTCCGATCGTGGATCTCCCCGACGTACCCGCGAGCACGCAGCGCCAAAAGCGTGGCATCCACACCGAACATGTGGCGCCAGGAAGAGGACAGCACGACGCGGCAGCCCGTCTCCTGCACGATGCGATTCAGGTGCACCACCCGCGCAGGGTCGATGTGCGATGAGCAGTCGACGTCCTCCACGCGCAACAGCCCGCGTGGCTTGGGGAGTGCCGCGAGGAACGCGTCGGTATTCAGACACCCATCGAGGTCCAGGAACAGCGTGCTCACGCGGCCCTCCCGAGCGCGATGTCCACCACGTCACAGGGCAGGAACACCGTGTTGCCAGGAGCCTTCGGGCCCGCGGCCGTCCACCGACGCTTCGGCTGTCCGTCGTGGCGGTTCACAGCGCCAGCCCTCGCAGCCTGGTGCCTGACAGCTCGATAGCGGCCGCCTGAACATCACCACCCAAGAACCTTCGACCTGTTCTGATCGCGGCTTCGCCCACCGAGCTCGAACCGCAGAACGGGTCGACCACCAGCTCGCCAACCGCGCTGCTCTGCTTGACGAGGACCTCCGACACCGCGACCGGCTTTTCCGTCGGGTAGCCGTTGTTCACGCGCGTCGCCGAGATCACGTCAGCGACGCCCAGATCGGCGAGCCGGCGCTTGCCCTTCTCGAAGAACAAGATCAGTTCGTACTGGGCACGGTAGTGGTACCCCATACCGATGCGCTGCTTTTCCCAAACGAGCGGCTTCCAGAACTTGAAGCCGGCAGCCTCTCCCAATGGCTTGGCCACGAACATCGTCTCTTGATCGCAGAACAGGTAGAGGTGGGTGTTCCTCTTGAGCACGCGGTACGCCTCGCGAAACAGATCGGCGAAGCGATCGTTGGGGAAGATGGGGAACCAGTCGTTGCTGCTCGACTTGGAGTGCTTGAGCCGCGTGGTGGTACCCACCTTGCGGTGCTTCTCGAGCGACTCGTAGGCAGGGTCTGTGACGATGAGGTCCACGCTCTCCGCTGGCATCTCGGTGAGCATGGCAACCGCGTCGGCCTGAAGCAGGCCCCACCTTTCACTCGGCGCCAGAATGGCCGCTGGTTCGACGAATGCCATCGCCGTCTGGTTCACTGCCCACCGCCAATCGGTCGCAGCACCTCGTGCAGCTTCTTGGCGAGCTCGCTCCGCACGCGCGCATCAGAGATGGCCTGCGTGCCGCACTCGCTCTCGATGGGCTGCACGCTGGCCACGCCGCGCAGGAGCCGGATGGCATCGAGCAGCGGCTGTGCGTCGTCCTCGCGTAGGTCCACCTCGAGCACGACCAGGTATCCGGAATGGCGCGTGGTCATGGCGTCCACCCGTGCTTGCGCAGTACCCCCTCGATGTCCGGCGGCACCCATCCCGGCGGCTTGAGCCGCTTTCCGTGCTCGTTCACGGGGCCGCCGCGCTTGCTGATGTTGCTCTGGTGGACCTCGTGCCACAGCCTCGCGAGCGGAAGCCCGCATCGGACTGCTAGTCCGACGAGAACCACGATCGAGTCGATGACACCGTCCGCGATCTCGGGAAGGTCTCGAGCGTCGATCGCGGTCAGCGTCTCGCCCACCTCCTCTTCGATGAGCCTCCGCGCGAGCGCCAGAGAAGCGTCGCTTGGCAGCGCGCACACCCCAGGCTTCTGGACGTCATCCTCTTGACCGAGCGCGTCGAACAGCCCGATGACGTCCCAGAGAATGGAGGATCCGTGCAAAGCCTCAAGGTTGTTCAACTCCTCCGCCAGCACCTCCCGCGCACGCTCCGAACAGGCGTACTTCCAGCGCATGTCACGGGCCTCAAGCATCAGCTCCGTGCACCTGTTCTGCAGCTCGGTGACCTGCTGGCGAAGGTGCCGCAGCTCTTCGTCGGGCGTCATGGCTGACTCCCGTTGATCAGGCGCGCCGCGAACCGCAGGGGACTGTCGGACGCGGCGAACACCTTGGCTGCGGCCAGGATGTCCTCCGCACCAACACAGGCATCGCGGGGCCTCAGACCACACAGCGTCGTCAGCACCTCATGACGCGCATCCAGCGCCGCGTCGAAGTCGACCGGGCCATCGTCCATCGCCCGAGCAACGTCAAGCAGCACGAGGTACCCGATCAGGTCCTTGACCGTGTCCTCCGGCACGAGCTCGGTGTCCTTACCGCGGGCGATGCGGCTCAGCTTGTCGTCGATGCGCACCCGGATCTGCTCCATCGCGTTGGCGCTCGCCCAGATACGAAGAGGTTGCGTCGCTGACGATCCGTAGGCCCTGTTCTTGACCCTCAGCAACTCGATGACGTCGTCGACGTTCACGGGTGCACCTCCCCTCCGCTCGGCTTCTTCCCGCGCCGTCGCTTCTCGGGCGGTGCGAGGGGCCCGGGCTCCTCGTCGTCAGCATCCTCGCGTGCGTCGGCTCCGTCCCGCTGTGGCGTCGCCTTGGCGATGATGGAGTACCTGCCGTTCCGAGCGCGCCTGACCGCGTTCGCTCGCGACAGGACGTTGAGCTCGCCCTTCACCTTGCCGGTGAACTCTCCGGTCACGTCCGGTCCGCCATTGCACTTCTCCACGATCTCCTCGACCGTCAGCGCGTCCTCACCGATGGCGCGCAAGATCGCCGTGGGCAGGTCAACCGGCGGCGCAGCCGGCGCCTCGGGCGGTGCCACGTTGATCGGCGGCACGTCAGCCACCTTCACCTCCGCTTTGGTGGGCGGCGGCAGCAAGGGCTTCTGCGTGCCCTTGGGGATGGGCTCGCGCTTGAGCTCGCGCTCGGTCAGGTAGTCCCGCGTGATGGCCACGTTGGTCTCCCAGTCGATCGACGTGTAGGCGCGCGTCGAGATGATGCGCGTCCGCCCGCACTGCTCGAGCACCAGCTCTTCCAACCGTTGCTTGCTGAGCTTGATCGCGGCCTGGATCGGCGCCATCTTGCGCTCCAGGTCGGCGAGCTTGGTCCGCAGCGTCGCCTGCTCCTTGCCGATCAGGATGCGCTCAGCGTCGTTGATCTCGCGCTCCTCCTCGAACTCGAACGTCACCCGCTGCTCCGACTCGTGTTCGAATCGCCCGATCACCGCGTCCAAGTCGGTGACGTTGTTTTTCCGCAGCCACGCGGTGATGAGCTCCAACTTGTGCTCGGCGTCATGTCTCGCCTGGTCCGCCTGGTCGACTGACGCCTGCATCCGGCTCTCGCGAGCTGCGGTGCTCAGGTCATCGTCGGGCGGCATCTTGTCTCCCACGACAGCCTCGGCCCCGCGCTGGAGCACCGTGTGGAGCGCTTGGCTGTTGAGCTGCACCACCCAGCCGAGCTCCGTGTCACGCAGGGAGATCAGCCCGTGCGCGGACATGTCTTCGAGGTCTGCGCGCGATGCACCAGACTTCTCGACCACGTGCGCCTGGGTGTCTGTCTTGTCGGAAATGACCGCCAGCGCCGTGATCACCGCTCCCCGGCGGCGCATCACGCCCCGACGCTCGAGCTTGTAGACCGGCATGCTGCTGCCGGTCTTGGTGACCATCGTCCCCTGCTCGACCAGCTGCAGGACCACCTGCTGCACGTTCTGGATGGGGCAGTGGAACGGCTTGAGGCCGTCGCGCTCACGGGCCGCGCTCACCTCTCGGACGATGTCGTCGATGGTCGCCCACGCCAGGATGTTGTCGAGGATGGTGCGGCGGATGTGGTTCGGATCGTACTCACTCATGGGGAACCTCGGGCTCAGAGGAAGATCACCGGGCAGCCAGACCAGGCTCCCGATCGCAACGGCTGGTGAAGCACCGCAATGGTGCGGCGCATGAATGGCTGCCCGTCCTCGTCGTCGAGCAGGTCGCGCAACCGGTCGGCGTCGTTCCACGCGCGGCGGATCGACGCGTCGTCGCGGTCGTCGAATGGGAAGACGCCGTCGATCTGGTGGGGCGCCGGCAGGTAGACCTTGAAGTAGTTGTTGCTCACGAGGAGAGCCTTTCGCGAACGGTGGTGCCGATGGCGCAGTTGACGCAGAGCACGCAGTCGGAGCGCGCGCTGATGTGGCCGTCGATCCGCAGACCTTCACCACCACGCTTCTGGTTGGTCGCCGACACCGCGAGATGCCGCTTCGAGCAAGCGCCCGCCGAGAGCTTCACTCGGTATGGCTCGCACAGAATGCGGTCAGCAGGCGACGTCACTCTCGCCGGGTCGACCAGCGGTCCCAGCACCATAGGCATGTTGGCCTCGCGCGGCGGTAGCGGCTCCGTCGGACGCCACGGGGCGGACGGGTTCAGATGTGCTTCCACGCGTCCCCCTTTCGTGGGGCGACCACGCGCGGGTCGCCGTGCAGCATCTTGATCAGCCGGTCCGCGCCGTCCCCGGTCGGCGCCTTCTTCAGCGCCTTGAAGATTTCGCCCCTCGTCATCGGGCGCTTGCGCAGCATTGCCACCACCTCCTCGACGCGCGCCTGCCAGTCCACGCGCGGGACCTGCTCCCGCGGCGGCAACGTCGACGGAAGCTTCAGCAGCACGCTGCGTCCGTCGCCCGCCGACCGTTCGGTCTCGAGACCCAGCGACCGGATGAGACTGTGCATCGAGGATGGTGGACACGCGGCCAGCCGCTCGGCTTCGGCCCGCGCAATCCCCTGCGGGTGAGCTCGAAGCACCGCGAGCACGCGGTCTCGAGTCTTCGTCCCGGTAGGGTTTACGGTGCTCGTCGCGACCTCCTGAGCTGGGAAAGAAGGCGCTGGCGCAGGAGGCGTCGACGTTCGCTCCGGAAGCTGCGACGTTCGGCGCTCCAGCACTGCCAGCACAGCGTTGACGAAGGACTCGTGGTCCATGCGCTTCGACAGCTCGACAATGAGCCGGCGCGCGTCTGCCAATGCGTCATCCACGGAGGGCCTCCATCGGCGTGAAGGTCTTGAGCCGCTTCCACTCTTGCGAGGCCAGTCCGTTGACGATGGTCTGCACCAGGCCGTCGACAGCGGTCTCGTTCCGATGCCGGAGGACCAGCTTCCGTGCGTACCGCGTGGCGATGAGCGGACAGGTGCAGCGACCCACAACGCAGTCCCGACACCAGAGCGAGATCACTGCCTCTTTCCGCTCGACCACGCGGTAGCCGTCGCACACTGTGTTGGGTACGGCGCGCAGCTGTCCGTCCGACGCGGAGCCGAGGAACCGATTGAACGTCACCGGAAGGGCTCCTCATTCTCGTACTCCTCGCAGCCCGATGCCCCCGCGAGGAAGCCGGCATCGAACGCGGAGGCGGTTGCCGCGTGAATCGACTCCGCACACCGCCAGCGCTCGGCCGCGCGGGCGAGCTCGACGAGGCGGTCGGCGTCGCCGCACGGGAGCTCGAGCACGCGCGGCGGCTCTGGGGTGATCGGCGGCACCTGCGTCCGTCCAACAAGCGCGAGCGCCACCACCATGGCCGCCATCCCTCCCAGCATTCCGTAGGCCACCAGCCACCAATGCTCGCCGCTCATCTCCAGGCTCCCTTCGCCGTGCTTGGCTCCCACGCCATCAGCCACATCCAGCGCCGGTAGTGCCCGCGGGCGGCTTCGAGCCCGAGGATGCACCTTCCGGCGAGTCCGCTCAGGCGGTCCTCGGCTGGAAGCGACCTGCACATCCCGAGGGACCCACGCGCGGCACGCAGCGCGAGACGGGCGGCAAGCACGCGGTCAGCGAAGATCTGCTCGGGGGTGTGCCCCCACGCAGAGGCCCACACCTGGAACGTGGATGCCGACGCACCGCTGTCGCAGCGCGTGCGGTGACCAGGCCCCCGGTAGCAAGGGCCGACGTCAACATCACGTGCCAGGCCTCCCTCCCCCAGCGCGATGCTCACCAGGAGCGCAGCCTCCGCGCGATCGGACATCCAGCCCTGGTCTTCTTCGGCGGCGACCACGATCGCGTGTGCGATCCCAACCCGGCGAGCGAAGGCCTCCGCTGGCGTCTCTTCGTGTCCAGGGAGCGCTGGTTGCTTTGGGTCGTGCGCTAGAAGGGCAAGTAGTGCCCAGCCGAAGAGGGTCACGACTTCCCTCCATCGTAGGGATGAGTCGCGTGCCGCATCGGCATCGCGATCACGGTCCACATCCCCGCCGACCCAAGCTTGGCGTTGGCCTCTCGCGCGGCGTCGTTGTCGTTCTCGGAGGTCGGGTAGACCACCACCATGGCGTCGAGCGGCGATGAAGGAGCGAGCACCATCCCTCGCGGCCACAGACGATTGCCAGGCAGCCCACGCTCGACCTGTCCAATCTGGCGCAGTGGGTTCCCGCCCATCCACCAACGAGTCTCGCTCGACGCTGAGCCAGCGCGATCTCGACAGAGCGCTGCTGTTCTGCGCCACAACGGCAGCACATTGGACCCCATCGGATCCAGGCTGAGCCCGCTCCGCACGCCTGGTCCGAGTAGGACAGACTTGGAGGGCGAGGCCTTGGCGACGCGCAAGAGCTGCGGGACCTGAGCCATGGGCACCGCGAACACATGCCTGCTCGTGCGCGCGTACCGGCCGCAGACCACAAGCACGTGCCCATCGGTCGCCCAAGCGCTTCGCTCGCACAGGTCAAACCAGATCGCGGCGTACTCTCGGCGGTTGCAACTCCTGAATGCGACCGCCGCCAGCGCACGCAGCTCGCGCGCGTGCACGGTGACCGTGTTCTTCGTCCACTTCACGACACCGGCCCCCCAGGCTTCTGCGCCTGCTGCGCGCGTTGAAACCAGCCCATCACGGCACCATCCCGATCGCAGGAACCAGCGCAGATGCCGCGCCAAACTCGTGATCGAACTGGGCCCGGTCGAGCTTGCGGCCGAACCGCGCCATGTCGATCCGCGGCTCGGTGACGTCGTCCCACGCCTCCGGCTCGAGTCGGCCGGCCTGAACACGGTGCTGCGCATCGGCCTGAACTGTGGCCTGCGCAAACGAACGCCCATCGCAATGGTCGACTCCCATCGTCAAACTCCTCACTCGTGAGAGGTCAACTGCTCGAGACGGTCGAGCTCGTCACGCACGAGTGCGAGCCACCGGCGCGCCAAGCGCAGCCCACCAGGGCCCGTCGCGCCCACCGCCAGCACGTCACCCATGTCGATCGGACGGCGGCCCTGAAGCGCAGCGCGGGCCCCGCGCTCGTCGACATCGAGACCATCGGCCAGGTCGAGCACCAACGCCCGCGTCTCGGTCATCGCCTGGCGGAGCAGGCGCCTCGACTCGCGGCGTCCACCACGGCGGGAAGCCGAACGGATGTGCGCGACGTCGAAGTCCTCGTGGCGCAACGTCTTCGCGCGCCTCGTGGGGTCGGCAGGGCGGGGCGGCGGCCATGAGGGTGCTGCAGCTGCGGCCATCACCGCCCCCTCGCAATGCGCGCATGCGGCCCGCAGAGCGGCGCCTGCCGCGTCCCGTCGTTGCAGCGGGCGCACACGTGACGCCCGCAATTCGTTCCGGCCTTCGAGCCGCGGAGCTCAGCCTGGCAGCTGCCTACGGACGTGGCGCCGCAGCTTGCGCATGGTGGAGCCACGCTGTTGCCGCAGGTCCACACCTGCACATCGCCGAAGCGCTCGTGCTCGCAGCCCATCTACCTGGCCCTCCGGCTACGCCAGCGCGCCGCCAGGTCGAGCAGCACCAGCAGCCCGGACAGCGGCCACAGGAGCGCGCACACCACGATGACGGCGTACTGGCGTCCGCTCGTCACCTCACCGGCGTCTGCCAGGATGGCGTCGAAGGCGACGACCGAGACGAGCAGGTAGAGGCAGAGCCAGGCGATGGCGTCGGTCATGGCTCAGCAGCCCTCCAGCAGACCGAGCGCAGCCGACAGACCGAGCAGGAACGCCGCGCCGAGGTAGCGGGCGAGTTGGAGCAGAAAACCCCAGAGGATGCGGATAGCGAGGGCGCGCAGCATCTACGCGCCCTCCCATTGCGGAGAGACGCCCACTGTGACGCCCGTGGGCACTCGGCCCGTCTCGTTGGTCGGCGACGCTGCGGAGCGGCCCGCAGAACCGGCTGTACGGATCTCGCCGGGGCCAGCGCCAGCGGCCGACTCGAGGTCGGCTTCGCTCAGCGAGTGAGCGGAAGCGGGGCCAGGAGTCGCGCCTGGCTGACGTGGGTTATGAGCCCAGTCCGATCGCTCGATCTCCCCGCTAGATGCCCGGCTCCTCGGAGCCTCCGCCGGGCGAGAGGGAATCGACGGCGGGGGGGGAGCGCCGTTCTCCGAAGTCTTCTCGCGGCAGACCGCGCAGACGAAGTCCACGCACGTCCGCCACCACTCGCCGCAGACGCGGCAGACGAAGAGCGGGGCCATCTACTTGCCCTCCCCTTGGCGACGAGCCACGAACGCGGCGATGTCGTGCGCCAGCGCCAGCGCCTCGGCGTTCTGCTCTTCGAACAGCGGCTCGACCTTGACCGTGACGTGCCGCGCGCCGGGGACCTGGAAGAACGCCGTGCGCTCACCGCTTTCGCGAGCCGCCCACTGCTTCACCACAGGCACAGAAGAAGCCCGGCCAGTGCGATCCCCCGCTGGCCGGCCCGGGGTCGCGACGGTCTTCGCGCCGCCGCTCACGCTGGCCAGATTCGGCTGACCAGCCCCGTCGGGCTCTGCGACGCCCGCTCGCTGGGTGACGTGCGCGTCGCCCAGATCGCTCGGGCTGATCAGGCCCGACCCCGCCGACGGCTCGGGAGCTTCTTCCTCTGTGGGAGAACATTTGGCGCGAGCGAGAGCGGCCTGTGCCGCGTCCTCACCGACCGCAGCGATGAAGCACCGCGCAGCAGCGAACGCCGACCAGTCCTGGCGCGACTCGGTGCGCTTCCCAGAGAGCAGCGGAAACGGCTTCCCCGCCAGGGTGAAGTACGGATCCATTTCCGTCCACTCCTCGACCGCGACGACCGGCGCGCCATGCCTGTCGAAGCACGCCCAGAGCGCCTCGTCGCCCACCGCGACGCGGCAGGGGCCGACCGAGTGAGTTGGGGCGATGAGGACCGCGCCCATGCTGATCGCGGCCGCGACGGAGAGAAGGACGTCGGCCATGGGTCAGGCGGCCCTCGTGGCGGTCTTGGTCTTCGCACGCGCGCGGATGCGGCGCGCCACGGTCGCCATGTCGAGTTCGCCAGCAAGAAGACCTTGGAACTCCATCTCGCTCAGACCGAGACCGCGAGCGAGCGCGGTCCTCTTCGCCAACGATGTCGCTTTGCAGCGACCGCACTCGATCAGCGCCACGCGGGTGCGGTCAGCGAAGCCGCATCGCTGAGCCAGAACATCTTGGGTGAGGCCCAGCTCCTTCCTGAGATCACGAACCAGCGATGCGACGTCCATCTCCGGCGGAGGATGTGGCCAGATCAAAACGTTGTCAAGTCAAAGCGTGCGGATGCAGAGCGTTCCGGTGCAGTTCGATCTGCGCGACAAGCGAAGTCGTGAGCGGATTCACGAAGCCATCAGAGGATGATGTGGAGCGCGGTCAGCGACTCAAGACGCTGCGGGAAGCGCTGAAACTGTCCCAACAAAAAGCCGCGGATGCCGCTGGCGTGGAGCGCACGTATCTGTCCAACATCGAGACAGGTCGGCTGAAGTTTCAGTCGTCCGACATCCAGCAGAAGCTGGCCACCGTCTACGGTGTCGCGATGGGCTCGCTGGTCGAGTACGCGCACGGGCGCATGCCTCTTGAAGCGCTCATGGCCGGCCAGGCCCCCTTTGCCACCCTACCCAAGACCGACCCAGCGCCCCCGCAGGTCCGCGAGCGCACCGTGGTCTACGAGCCGCGCTACCGGAACCTGGGCATCGCCATCAAGCGCCTGGCCGAAGCGGGGGAGGGGGTGGCGCCCGACATGATCACCGAGCTCGAGAACTCGTTCAGCGCGCTGTCAGAGGAGGACCCGCCGGTCGCCATGTGGATGGAGCTGGTGAAGGGCCACGTCCGTCGGCGGAAGGAGGCGGCCGACGCCACCGAGGCGCAGATCCGCAAGGCGCTGGGCGGTGTTGCGGTTCAGGACAGCGACGTCGCCAAGCCGAGGGTGAAGGCGCCAAGGCGCTGACATTGCACGCGCGCTCAGCGGCCAAGCCCTTCCAAGACGCACGATTGTTAGTGCCGCGCGATTAGTCGGGATTATTATCCCTTCATGGTGGAGCTCCTGACGTCCGTCGTCATCGAGCGCGCTCCCGACATGGAGGGCGTGTGGGTGGCGCATTGTCTCGACTTCGACATCCTTAGCCAAGGGACATCGATCGCTGAAGCTGCACAGGCTGTGCACGAGGCGGTGTCGGTGATGCTGGAGGACGACTTCCAACGAGGCCTCGACCCTACACAACGCGAAGCGGCACCGCCGGAGTGCTGGGAGAGGTTGAACCTCGTTCGGCGTCGCGGTCGGTCACTCAAGAGCCTGACGGCGGAGGAGCGAGCTCGCGTCGCACTTGTCGTCACCCAGATGCGGCACGTTTTGAACGACAACGTGCTTCAACATTTCGGTCGTGACCAGGAGCTCCTCCCGGAGGCTTGGCAGATCGCGGCCTACGATCAGTTCGGCATCGGGCCCAACTCGAGGCCACCGACATCGTCCAAGCCCTGCTGATCGATGGGCGCCCGTCTTTCGGACATCCGACGGGCAGCACGATCGTACCAGATCACGATCGAAGAGCCCTCAAGCGGGTCGCATTGGAAGGCTCGAAGAGAAGGGACTGGGGGCTGCTATCCAATCCCGGCCAACAACGGCGACAAGACCGAGATCTCGAACGTGTACATCAAGGGCTTCTGTCGCTTCTTCGACCTCGACTTCGAGAAATTCTGGGCGCAATTGTAGCGGACTCAAGCTCGGACAATCCGTGTCCGAGGATCGCGCGCCGTCCACTTTCCGCAGCCAGCTCGCGCACGCATCATCGGTCGAATGCTCGACCCTGATGCTGAGGCCACCGCGATCGCGCAGCGCGCCAAGCTCGAGCCCAACGAACCGCACAGCGTGATCGCGCTCGCGCTCGGGCTTGAGCTCGGCGTCGCCTACTACCCGCACACGGTTCTGCGCGGGCTGAACTCGCTTCTCTTCTGGCCGCGCGGCCGTTCTGCTCGGCCGGAGATCGCCCTGCGCCGCGGGCTCACGCCCAAGACGCGCACGTGGTGCATCGCGCACGAGATCGCCGAAGACCACCTGGGGGTGCTCGACTACCGCGCGCCCGACGTCGAGCAGCAGGCGAACGCGATCGCGGCGGCGCTGCTGATGCCTCGCCTCTGCTTTCGAGAGCAGGTGCGCGACTGGGGTCAGAACCTGCCCGAGCTCGCCGACCAGTTCGCGACGACCGAGACGGCGGTCGCGCTTCGCCTGGCCGAGGTGCGTGCGGTCGACGTCTGCGCGGTGGTGACGCCGGCGACGGTCTACGTGCGCGCGCCCGAGGAGTTCGTGCTGCCAGCGCCCGCTGAGCTCCGGCGCCTCGCGCGCACCGGCCACCCAGGGCTGCGGAAGATCGCGGTCACCGACGACCGGCGGCGGGTGGCGCTGATCGCCTGAGCTTTCTTGGCCAGCCGGCCGACCGGTTCGTAGGCTGGCGCGGTGGGTGGTCGCCGTGCGCACGATCCGCCCAAGCTGGCGGAGGTGGAGGGGATCCTTCGCATGCCCAAGCGCCCGGGTTGCACCGAGGAGGCGTGGCTGCGACGTCCCATCGAATTCGGTCAGCGCGCCGAGCGATGGACGGTCGAGGGCGAGCGCAAGAAGGGGATGATCATGGCCAGGCTTGTGGTGGGCGATCAACCGGTGCTTGGTCTCGACTGGCACCAGACCTCCGTCCGTGGCGCGGAGGGCATCTTCCCGCCCAATTCGTACCACTGGGACGTCGCCTACCCGTTCCCAGCGTGCCGGATTTGGATCGCGTGCGCCAAACCTGGGCACGACGCGGACAGGCTGGCTCTGGACCTGCTGGTCTCTTGCTGGCACATTTCGTTCGACACCGATCCAACGGGCGATCGCCTCGTATGAACTCCTGGAACGACGACCCCAAGCTGCTCCGCGCGCTACGCCGCGAGGTGCTGTCGCGCGGCTGGGTGAAGAACTCGGTGGTCGGCTCTGGTCTGTTCAACGCCAACGGCGTTGAAGTCGGCGTGTCCGTGGACTGGGTGGACACCGAGCGCGTGAACGTCTCCGACGGTGGTGATGCCTGGAGCGGCTTGTGGATGAGTAACTTGGTGCGCAAGCCGCTGCGCACGTACGAAGTCGACAGGTTTGACCGCGTGGCCAAGGGCTTTGGTCTCAAGTTCAACCAGCAATCCAAGGCGCTAGAGCAGCTGCTCGTCCCCGCTCAAGATTTTGCCGAGGTTGCCCTGCGCGTCGCAGCAGCATCACTCGTGGTCGATGGGTGGCGTTTCGTTCTCGAGCCACACAGGCGGGTGGAGGAAGCGGTCCAGACGCGACGAGTTATCGAGCAGGTGACCAAGTTCGGGAAGGAGAAGGAGTGGAGAGTCGACGAGCGCGTCGAGATCGATCTGGCGCGCCACGATCGCACCTGGACGGCGCGCGCCGCGCTCGCTCGAGATCGCTCCCGTGTCGCCATCATCCCGCTCTCAGATGACGCCGCCGATGTCGCGCCACGCGTCGCCGCGTGGGTCGACAACGCAACGGTACCTCTCGTGTTCCTTGCGCTCGACAAGAACTTCGAGGCTGCCAGGCAGGAGATCGCATCCGACAAGGCCCGCGTCGTGAAGCGCAGCCGCGACGCCGATATCGCTGCGCGCGAGGTGCTCGAATCGGCAGAGGCGTTGGCCCAGCCGATCGCGGCGTAGCCGGGTGCGCTGACGACCCCGCTGAACGCTCCACCAAGGCGGTCAGCTCGAGCACTGCTTCAGCGCGGCCTTGATGAAGTCCGCGAGGTCGATCTTCATCTCACCTTTCTTGAACGGCTTCGGCGGCGATGGGTGGGGGAGCCAGATCGACTCGACGTCCACGACGACCTGATCGCCGCACGAGCCGTCGGTCTTTCCGACGCAGCAGTAGGTGGGCATCTCTACCTTCCCTCCACCACCACGACGCCGAACTCATTGTCGACGCCAGCGGTCACGTTCAGCGCGCCCTTGGCAGCATCGGTTGGCAACTCGAACACCTGCAAAGCGGGAGCTGCGACACCCGGTTGGTAGTCCACCGTCGAGCGCTGTCCGCGCATCAGGTCCTCCATCTGCATCGCCACGCGCAGTTGGAAGGATGGCGTGAACGTTCGTCCCTTGGCATCGGTGATGGCGACCTCGACCTTTGGGTCACTCGTTGGCTGCTGACCGAGATTCTCGACCGTGTACCGCACCACAACAAAGCTGGCGCCTGACGCAGGAACCTCCGTTCCAATCTGCTGCGTTCTGCTGACCTCGACCAACGCGACCTTGAACGACGAGACCGTGAACGGCTCCTTGAGCTTGTGCGTGACCGACGCAAGCCCGGTGGCGATCTCCTCCTTTGTGGCCGCCTTCATGTCCGCGAGCCACGAGATCGCGCCGAACTTGCTGCGCAACATCGGGTGCCTGCTCTTCGCGTGGGGCCACTGATCGTTCTTGTCCGCGGCGCGGATGAACTCGCGGACGTATTCCGGATCGTCACGCCGAAACCACGCCGCAAGCGCCGCGAAGTCGTGCAACGGGTCACCCTCTTTCCACACGCCGTGGTTTGGCTGAGTCGCGATGCGGGCGAGGAAGTCCTCCAACTGGTCTGAGAAGTTGGAGGGCAAGGTCGGCTGCCGCGCCAGGATGGTCCAAAGCTTGATGGCTGCTTGCTTGACCGACCTGTTCTTCTCCTCACCGAGCGTGGTCATCAACGGCCCGTAGAACGAGCCGGTCCGCATCGCCGAGGACAGCGCCGTGAGCAGCAGCCGTAAGTTGGCCTCGTTCTCGGGCAACCAGATGGCCCGCATGTCTAGTTCGCGCGCCAGGTCTGCCTCGATGCCGGGGATTTCGCCGCTCAACTCAGGGAGCGCCGCCGATGTGTCCGGCTTCAGAGTCGGCCAACGCCGGACCTTTGCCGGAGCTGGCGGCGGTGCGCTGCTGCTCGCCAAAGCCGAGTCTGATGTCGCCGCCGGGTCACCTGCCGACGCGGAGCCAGCCGCGCCCTGCCCCCCAGCCTCACACCCCATCAACAAGACCAACGCCCCGACCCATCGCTGCATGCTTGGAATCGGACATCACGCCCACCGCGGCCGCCAGCTCCGAACTAGATACGCTTTGGTATTGACACGTTCGGATTACGTAACTACGTTCTGGTCATGCGAACGACGACCCCGGCCCTGGCGTTCATCTCGTGGGTGCACGACCACCCCGGGCTCGACAGCTACGACCCCGCTGAGATCGCCAGGTGCCTTGGGCTGCGCCCGTCCGTGCTCGAGCGCCACGAGCTGTCGTACACCGTCTGCTCGACGGTCGCCGACCCGCTGAAGCGCCCCACGGCGCCGGTGCCGCGCGTCGAGTTCTACCTGGCTACGGGCGCGCGCCGCACGGTCTGCCCCTGCTGCTACGCCGACCTCGCCCCGGAGCACGTTGCGTGTCCCTACCGACCCTGCGGCGTGGCGCTGCGCGCTCGCGCGCTGGAGCTGGCGTCGTGAAGGCCAAGGCGCACCACCTGTGGCTGGGCCTCCTGGAGGCCCACGAGCACCTGGTGGTCCAGGGCTGGCGCATGACCATCGCGGAGCTGCCCTCGGCGGCGGCGACAACGATGGCGGGCGCGCTGACCCGCATGGGTGTTCCGTGCGCCGTCGACAGGGACCGCGCGGTCGTGGCCGGCAAGCTCGACGACGTGCGGCGGCGCTGCCACGTGTGTGAGGACGGCTGCGGCGCGCATGTGTGCGACGGCTGCCAGAGCGCCGTGCTCACCCAGCGGCTGGAGCTGTCGGTGGGAGGTGCACGATGATCCGCGACATCAGGATGTGTGCGTCCGTGATGGCGCGCGCGTGGTCGCGTCAGGTCGCTGCCGGCCACCCCCGGTGGGCCGAGGTGTCACCATGAACGTCGCCCTTCGAAGTGCCGCGCTGCGGCTCAAGACCAAGGCCGAAGAGGCGCTCGGCGCCAATCGCCTCACCAACACGCGGCGCCGCGCGGACATGGCCGCGAACATCACCAAGCGCGCGATGCGCGACGCGGCTCGTGCGGAGGTCGCGCTCAAGATCGCCGACGGCGACGGCGTCGATGCTCTGCGCGGCGTGGTCAACCTGCGCATGGTGGAGACGCTCGAGCAACTGCTGGAGGCTGGTCGCTATCGAGCGGCGGACCCTCCCCGCAAGATGGTGGAGAGCGTCTCCGACGACGAAGCCATCGAGGCTGTGCGGTTCCCCGTGAACGATGGCGAAGCGGTCAGGCGGATGATGGCTGCTGGGATCGGCGGCCTGACCACTCTCAGGTTGGCGCTGCGCGAGATGTGCTCGCTTCGTGGCGAGCCACCGCAAGAGGACCCGGTCAAGGCGCTGGAGCGCAAGCTCGTGGGGCTCACGGGCAACGACTTCTTCCCGACCCCGGTCGCTGTCGCCGATCGTATGGTTGAACTCGCGGGGCTTCGGCCCAAGCACTTCGTCCTCGAGCCCAGCGCGGGCAGCGGGCGCCTCGCTGAGGCTGCGCGACGCGCAGGGTGCGAGCAGATCCTGTGCATCGAGCTGAACGTCACGCTGTGCGAGCTGCTGGAGGCCAAGGGCTTCGTCGCCACTCAGGGTGACTTCCTGGACGTGGCCGACTTCGACACGCTCCCTGAGCGACTGCGACCCGACGTGATCCTGATGAACTCACCGTTCAGCGGCGGGCAGGACATCGAACACGTGCGGCACGCGTTCAAGCACCTGCGCCCAGGCGGAACGCTCGTCGCCATCCTCGGCCAAGGCGCGTTCTTTCGCGAGGACACCAAGAGCCGCTCGTTCCGCGCCTGGCTGGAGACGGTGACCGTCGACCACTGCGAGGACCTCCCGCCCGGCACTTTCAACCATTCCGACGTCACGCAGCGGACGAACGTGTCCGCGAAGCTCATCCGCATTCGCTCCCATCGCTGAACCAACCCGACGCGCACCCCTCATCGGGCGCTCGCAGGAGATTCGTCATGTCCGACCCCATTGCTCTCTACGAAACCGCCGGCGGCAGCTTCGCTCACGCAGCTGCGCTCACTCCAGACGAGGCCATCGACCTCCACCACCGCCGCGTGCTGCTCGCGGACGACTACCAGCACCTCAGCTTCGAGGCGGCCTTCGCGGTCGCGCTCGAGATGGAGGCCGCTGTGCGCGGCCAGCGGCGCGGGCAGGTCGTCTTCTGGGGCGTGCGCGCTCCGGTCTTCGCCCACGAAGGGAGCGCGTGAAGCCATGGCACACGTCATCCCGTACGGGAAAGAGAAGGGCGTCGCCATCACGAGCGCGTCTGAGGCTGGCCTGCGCTGGGTCGCCGGCACCATCAGCGAGAAGCTGGAGACGGACCCTGACAGCCGCTTCGCCGGCCAGAACCGCGAGTTGCTTGCGGCCATTCACGCGGAGCTCAAGAGCCGCGGTGTGGACCCTGGGCAGTCGACTGCGACAGAGTCTCCTCGGGCCGCTGCCGCTCCCAGGCAGCAGGCGCCACAGCGCGCTCAGCAGATCACGGCGATGGCGCGGTCTCAGGAGGCGCCCCAGCGGATCGTCGCTGGCACGTTCGCGAACGGAGAGGCAGCCAGCCGCGCTCTGCTGGAGGCGTCGCAGAAATACCACCTGGTCTCACCAGCGACGGTCGTCGGTCGTCTTCCAGAGGGCTGCGAGGTGGTGGTCAGCGTGGTGCAGATCGACCCGTACAGCAGCGACGTCTACTGCATCACGGGCAACGCCAAGAACCCGCGCGACGACGACACGGTCGGGCTGGATCGTGTCGCGCTGGCCAAGATCGCGGCGGCCGCTGGCGTCACGTGGGTCTCGTCGCGCCGCACCGATGACGGGAGCCATCCGCACTACTGCGCGTGGGAGGCCATCGCCCGGTTCCAGAACTTCGACATGACCAGCTCCGACATCCCCGGCAACGTCGACATCGACACCCGTGAGGACGGCGACGTGCGCGGCGCTGCGGCGGAGGAGATCCGGACGAAGGCGCGCGCGAAGGGCGCCGAGGACGGCGGCGACAAGCAGCTGCTCGAGCTCCGCAAGTTCTTGGTCCGTCACTGCGAGAGCAAGGCGATGAACAAGGCGATCGGGAACAAAGGCGTGCGTCGAAGCTACAAGCGGGCGGACCTCAAGAAGCCGTTCGCGGTGGCAAGGCTGATCTTCACGGGGCACTCCGAAGACCCGGAGGCGCGTCGGGAGTTTCGTCAGATGATCGGCCAGCGCTTCCTGGGCGCCAGCCACCAGCTCTACGGGCCCACGGTCCAGACGATGGCCCCGGCGCTTGCCGCGCCACAGCCAGCGCCGGTCCAGTACCTGCCGAGCCCTCCTCCTCCGATCGGAATGACCGTGGATTCCTGGGACCACTCGCCCGACGGAGATGCGCCACCGGCAGCTCCGACTCCGCGCAAGGCCACGCCGCAGGAGCAAGAGGAAGAGCAGCCGTACGCCGACGAGTACGCCGACCGAGGAGGCCTGTGATGGAGACGCCCAAGACGCCGGTGGCCTACGACCAGCAGGAAGCGCTGGAGCGGGCTCGCGCTGCGCGCGCGGAGGAGTTCGGCGACCCAGACACCAACCGCTTCAAGAACGCGCTGGAGGCGATCCGAGACCTAAAGGCTTCGCTGGACGTGGCCGCATCCGCGCGCGCGCTCGCCGACAAGGTCTACGCGTCCGCGATGCTCGACACTGCGCGCGACCAGCTGCTCCGTGAGCAGCTCAAGAACGACGCTACCAGGAAGGCCTACGCCGACCTCGCGGCGCTCGAGCAGCGGCGGCTGAGCGAGCTCGCCGACGGGGACGCGAAGGCGAAGAGCCTGCTGGCCAACCTATTGGCAGCGAGGGCGTCCCGATGATCCGCGTCGCCCACGTCGCTGACACCCACGCGGACGAGCACTCGCGCTTCGACGAGCACGAGCGGGTCATGCGCTTCATCGCGCAACAGATCCGGGACAGCGAGCTCGACCTTGTCGTTCACTCCGGGGACATCTTCGAGAGGGCCACCACGACCGCGCGCGAGCGTGAGGCGGTGGCCGACTGGGCTCAAGAGGTGACCGAGTGGGCGCCGCTGGTGGTGGTGCGCGGCAACCACGACGCCGAGCTCGACGTGCTGGCGCTCAATAGGCTGAGGACCGACCAGCCTGCCTTCGCCTTTGCCAGGCCAGGGACCATCACGGTGGCTGGCTGCGAGGTGCACTGCCTTCCGTGGCCGCGCCGGTCTGCGCTGCTCTCGGCGCTCGGCGCCGATGTGCCGCGCGAGCAGGCGAACACCTTGGCGCGCGAGGCGCTGGCCAACGTGCTGCGAGGCTTCAGCTCTGGCGCTGCTCATGCAGGTGGCCCCCGCATCCTCGTTGGCCACGTCGATCTGAACGGCGCGGTGACCGACCACGACCAGCCGATGCTCAACGGCGACATGAGCGTGAACCTTGCGGAGCTCGCGCTGGCCGGCGCCGACTACTACGCCCTCGGACACATCCACGCGCACCAGCTCATGGATATCGATGGCGCGCCGGTCGTCTACCCGGGGGCGCCGCGGCACTGCAACTGGGGCGAGCCTACGCCTGGCAAGGGCTTCGTGGTGGCCAGCTTCGACCTCGTGGCCTGCCGCTGGCGCTGCGTCGACGTCGAGCACGTCGAGACGCCGTGCCGCCCGATGCTGCTCTGGGAGGACGAGTGGAAGGTCCAGGACGACGTCTCTGGTTGGACCAACTGCGCCGCCATCGACTGGGACGTGCGCGGCGCGGAGGTGCGCTTCCGCTACCGCGTGCAGGCAGACCGCCGCGATGCGGCTCGAGCGGGCGCGTCGCAGATGCAGCAACGTCTGCGCGAGTACGGCGCGGTCGAGGTGAAGGTGGAGGAGCAGGTCATCGCGACCAGCAAGGCGCGCGCTCCGGAGATCGCGAGGAAGGCCACGGTCTTCGAGCAGCTCGAGACCAAGTGGGCGGCCGACGGCGTGGAGCTGACGCAGGAACGGCGGGCGCGGCTGCGGGAGAAGGTCGAGCAGCTGCAGGCCGAGATTGCTGGAGGTGGGGCGTGAGTCTGATCAGCGACGAAGAACGCAAGGCCTTGCTCGACCACCACCATCGTGTGATGGCTGACGGCGAAGCTCGCGCACGTCGGGACCGCATCGAAAGCCTGGCGCGCGATCTGTTCGTACAGGCCCTGGTGCGCGTCTCCACGCCCGACGTCGAGCATCTGGCGGCAAGGTGCTTCGAGCACGCTGAGGCGTTCGAGCAGGTAGCTGGGATGTGGAGGTCGCGATCGTGAGTATTGTGGTGGACCTTTTCGCTGGGGGCGGTGGCGCCTCTCTCGGGATCGAGCTAGCGCTCGGCCGCTCTCCTGACGTTGCCATCAACCACGACCCAGATGCGGTGGCCCTGCACGCTGTCAACCACGCAGACACCCACCACGTCTGCGGCGACGTTTGGCACGCGGACCCGCGCATGGTCGTCGGTGGGCGCAAGGTCTCGCTGCTGTGGGCTTCTCCGGATTGCACCTTCTTCTCGAGAAGCCGCGGCGCGGCGCCCTTCCGAGACCGACGAGTTGCAACCGCCAGGAGGGCTCTCGCTCACGTGGTCGTGCGTTGGGCCCGCGAGGTCCGGCCAGCGATCATTTGCCTGGAGAACGTGACCGAGTTCGCCGACTGGTGCCCTCTGACTGCCGCTGGTCGACCCGATTGGGGCCGCGCTGGTCGCAACTTTCGCCACTGGGTAGGTTGCCTCAAGTCGGCTGGGTACGCGGTGGATTGGCGCGAGCTACGCGCGTGCGACTACGGCGCGCCAACGACGCGCAAGCGCCTGTTCGTCGTCGCCAGGCGCGACGGCCGGCCCATCGTGTGGCCGATGCCAACACACGGCACGTCCATGTGGGAGCAACCATTCCGCACTGCTGCCGAATGCATCGACTTCGGCCTGCCATCGCGATCCATCTTCGGGCGCTCACGCCCGCTAGCGGCGAACACGTTGGCTCGCATCGCGCGAGGCATCCGGCGCTTTGTTCTCGACTGCCCGCGCCCATTTGTGATCCCCGTCTCTCACGCTGGAGACCACCGCGTCCACTCGGTCGACGAGCCGCTGCGCACCATCACGGCGTCGAGCCGCAGCCCGTTCGCGCTCGTCGCGCCGACGCTGATCCACAGCGGCAACGGAGAGCGGGAGGGCCAATCTCCGCGTGTCTACGACATCCAGCAGCCGCTCGGCACCGTGATGGCCCAAGGCCAGAAGCATGCGCTGGTGTGCGCCTTCCTGGCTCGCCATTACAGCGGACACGGCAACGACGGCGTCCCGCTCGACCGGTCCATCTCCACCATCACAGCCAAGGACCATCACGGATTCGTGACCGTGCACTCTGACGGCGACCGTCGCGCCGACGTGCGCGAGTTGTTGGGCGTCGACGCGACGGTAGTCGTTGACGGTGAGCGCTTCGATGTGGCCGACATTCACCACCGAATGCTTCAGCCGCGAGAGCTTTTTCGAGCGCAGGGCTTCCATGATGGTTACTCCATCGATGCGCTTGTCGATGGAAGGCCGCTCACGAAGACGGCCCAGATCCGACTGTGCGGGAACAGCGTGTCGCCCCCCGTCGCGGCCGCACTCATCCGCGCCAACGTTGGCCGCCAGGAGACCATTGCAGCATGAGACTCGACCGCCTTCGCCTTCACGCCTTCGGGCCATTCACCGACGCAGAGCTCGACCTCTCCACCGTGGAGCCTGGTCTGGTTGCTGTCGTCGGCACCAACGGCCAGGGCAAGACCAGCCTGCTCAACGCGTTCCCCGGTGCCCTCGGGCTGAGCGTTCCGGACCAGCGGCAGTCGCTGCAAGACCGCGCGGTGGCCAGGGACGCGCTCGTGGAGGCCACCGTTGTGAACGGCAGCCGCTACACCATCCGACACCTCATCGATGCGGTGAAGGGCACGGGCGAGGTGCTGGTGCTCGACGCGGCTGGCCAGCCCGCGCTGCCGGGCACGGGCCGAAAAGCCTTCGCGGCCTGGGCAGCCCGGCACATGCCGAGCCCAGAGGTCTTCTTCTCCTCGGTGTTCGCCGCCCAGGGCTCGGGGGGGTTCGCCGCGCTGGGCAAGAGCGAGCGGAAGGCCACCATCCTGCGGCTCCTGGGCGTCGAGAAGCTCGAGCAGCTGGCTGCGGCGGCACGGGAGCGTGGGCGCGACGGGAAGACGTCCGCCGGCGGCGTGCGTGACCGTCTGCGGGCGGCGGAGGAAGCGCTCTGGCTGGCCCAGGGCCTCGTGGACAACGAGTTCGAGGGCGCCGCCAGCGACCTGGCTGAGGCCGTCCAGGCGCTCGCGGCTGCCGAGGACGACCTGCGCGCGGCGGAGCGCGCGGTCGGCGAGCGCCGTCTCGCAGAGGAGCAGGCGTCGGCCATCGCTCGGGCGGACGCCCGCGTGGACGAACTCCAGCGGAGGCTCGCCGACATCGAGACCAGGGTGACCAACAACGTGCGGCTGGTGGGCGACCGCGACCGGGTGGGGGCTGCCAGAGTGCGTGCGGACCAGCTCGACGTCGAGCTCATCCAGCGCGCCAGACTGCACCTCGAGTCGTGCACGGAAAGCCGCGACAGGGCACGAGAGGGCACGAGAGACGCCCAGGTTGCCCTTCAGCGGGCGGAGGGCGAGCGGGGCCGCCTGGCCAAGCTGCTGGGTGAGGCGGAGGCCGTGGTGCGCGAGGGGCCGGGCGTGCGCAGGGCGGTGGAGGAGCTGCGTGGCATCAACCTGGAGGCGATGGAGGCGGCACTCGTCAGCGCCCGCGCCGACCTCGAGGCGACGATGGGCGCGCAGCTGGTGGGCGCGGACGGGCGCATCGCTGGGCTGCGGTGTGCGCTCACGGACATCGTGGCCGAGGAGCACATGGCCGGTCGGGCGGCCCAGGCGGCGCTCACCAACGACGAGGTGGCAGCACGTCTCGCCCAGGAGCACCCGAAAAAGCTGGCCAGCGCTCGGTCCGTCGTCGAGAAGGCGTCCACCGCGATCACCGAAGCCCGTCGTCGGCACACCGAGCTTTCGGCGACATCCGCGCGGCTTCCCCAGGTCGAGCAGGCCGAACTCGATGCCGCTGACCTGTTCGAGCGCGAGGCCGCCGCCAGAGCCGAGGTGGCGCGCCTTGTCGACGTGGCGCACGCCCGCACCGAGGACGAACGCCGCGCCCAGCAGAGCCTCGAGCAGGCAACCACCACGCTGAAGGCCCACGAGGCCGAGCGTGCCCAGCTGGAGCCACTCCTCCGGCTGGAGCAGCCACTGGCCGCCGCGTCTGCCCGGGTCGTCGAGTTGCGCGAGCAGGCTCTGCAAGTCGAAGATGAACTCGCCCGCGCCAAGGGCGAGCGCAACGGAATGCTCGACCCGGTGTGGCCGACGTGCATGCACACCGTCACCGAGGCGGAGGCGCGCTTGGGCGTCCGCAAGGCCGCGCATTCGACCGCGCTGCTCCGGGTGCACACCACCACGAAGGCCAAGGACGCGCTGCCGGAGCTCACCAAGCGGGTCGAAGCGGCGCGCGCCGAGCTCTCCGCGGCTGACGAAGATGTCGCCGACTGGCAGCTCATCGCCGACGGCCTCGGCCGCGACGGTGTCCAGGCGCTGCTGGTCGACGCGGCTGGCCCAGAGCTGTCGACTCTGGCCAACGACCTGCTGCACACCGCCTTCGGGCCACGGTTCAGCGTGCGCTTCGAGACCACGCGGGTCAGCGCGGACGGCAAGAAGCTGGTGGAGGACTGCGACGTTTCCGTGATGGACACCGAGCGCGGCCGGGAGGGGAGTCTGGACACCTTCAGCGGCGGCGAGAAGGTCATCCTGAGCGAGGCTGTGGCGCTCGCGCTGACCACGATCAACTGCCGCGCCCACGGGCTCACCGACGTCACCATCGTGCGCGACGAGAGTGGTGCGGCGCTCGACGGGGCCAACGCCGTGCGCTTCATGCAGATGCTCCGGCGCGCGCGCGAGCTCGCGTCGTGTCGGCACCTGCTGTTCGTCAGCCACAACCCAGCGACGTGGGAGCTGGCGGACACGAGGGTTGAGGTTGGCGGTGGAAGGGTGGTGGTGCGGTGACCCGCCTGGAAGAGCTGGCCCGCGCGTGGCTCGACGGCAGCGCGCGCAAGGCGGACGTGGACGAGATGGCGCAGCTGGCGCTGAACGCAGCGAGCGGAATCGACTTCGCCGAGAGCCTGCATGCCGAGTCGGCGAAGGCGTACAAGATCGTCACCGAGGCGCTCGACGCGCTGGCGCGCGCTGGCGTTGGTGATCTGGGCCTGGCGGCTGGGATCGAGCAACTCGCCAGGGGGCGCGACATGGCCTGTGCCAGACTCGAGCAGACCACCCGCGAGCGCGACGAGGCGCGCGCCGACCTGCTCGCGGTAGCTGAAGCGCTTGGGTGTGAGTCTTCGCGAGAGGCTATGGTGGAGCGAGTGCGGGCGCTAAGTCCGTTCAAGCCTCGTCTGCCTGAGCAGTGCCCATTCATGTGCGAGACGAGCGGGCACCACTTCGGCCAGCAGCAGTGCGAGCGCAAAGCCGGCCACGAAGGCAGCCACTTCGCCGACGGGGACGAGTTCGAGCGCGACGACGAGCCGAAGGCGGAGGCGCCTCCGCTGGATTGGTCGCCGGGGTTCCCAACACCCGGCGATTTCGAGGGCCGCTACGCGGTCGATCTACGCCGCAACATCGAAGCCCTTGACGCGCGGCTGCGCAAGGCGGGGCTGTGAGCGCGCTTCGGAGATTGCTCGACTGTGAGACGCTGGGCCTGGATCCCGTTCTAGCTGGCGAGTGCGAACGCGAGTTGAAGCACCTGGAGTTGGCCAACGAGATGCTGACGATGATCGAATCGTCGATCGCGTGGCGGCTGCTCGACGCGATGGCTCATCCGGAGTGCAAGACCTACGCAGGTGCGATTTCAACAGGTGTTGACGGCACACGCTGGGAGCTACAAGCGCGAGCGTTGAACGGCCCCAGCGTGGTCGAGAAGATGGCAGAGCAAAAGGCGCGCATCGAGGCGCTGGAAGTGGCGCTTGAGATTGCCAACGCTCGCGCAAAACGCGCGATGAGAGGTCGGCTGTGAAGCGCATCGACGTCGACTGGCGCAAGTTGCTCGCAGCAGCCCCTGATCTGCTCGCGGCGTGCATTGCTGCGGTGGAGGAAGACAGCGGGATGATGTGCACGCCACAGCTGCGCGCCGCGATCCACAAGGTCACAGGACTGATGCCGACACCCGGCGGGCTGCTGCTCGACGAGAGCGGGGAGCCTGTGCAGTTCGTTGTCAGGAGGCGGACGCGATGAGCGCAGCCAGCATCATGCAGCGGCTCGAACAGGCCGAGACGATCCAGGCATGGCTCGCGAAGACCAGCGACGACGACGTACGCCAGGCACTCTGGAGCGACGTGCGTGCCATGAACGCCGTCTTCGAGTGGCGCAAGAACCCAAGCCGCAACATCGCCCACCTTCGTGGCGTCGGCCGCAAGACGATCGACCAGCTGTACTTGGCGGCGACGGGTGCGCAGCGAACCGTCGAGCACGGTGTGCGCGGTGGGCGCTACGACAACCTCGTAGGCGACGTGGTCCTCTCATGCCTCTGCGGACAGCCATGCCGCGGCAGCAACTGGGAGGAAGCTGGAGCTGCGCTCGACTCGCACCTCGAGGTGATCGGAGGCGGCACGTGACCGTCCACGTCTTCACCGCCCGCCTTGGCATCCGCGACGACGACCACCTGGACGTCTCGCTGCAGGGCAACGTGCGGCGCGCAAACAAGGGCGAGGTCGGTGGCCATCGCGGCATCGGCTTGTTCTTCGCGCCGTCGCCCGAGCTGCTCTACCCGTACCTGAGCAAGCGCAAGTTCAACCGGCTCACCGACGGCGACTGGGAGCGCTACGTGGCCGCGTACACGGAGGAGATGCGGCTCAGCTATCGCGAGCGCCGGCCGGCGTGGGATGCGCTGTTGGGACTTCCGCGCGTCGTGCTGTTGTGCTTCTGCACCGACCCGGAGCGCTGCCACCGCACGGTGCTTGGCAGGGACATCCTGCCCAAGCTGGGCGTGACCTACTGCGGCGAGATCGTGTGCGCCGCTGCGATTTTGGAGCCAGCATGAGCAAGCGAGACGAGGCGCTCGTCAATGGCGCGACGAGCGGCGAGATGGCTGCGCTGGCTATCGTGCTGCGCGCGATGCGCCACGCAAAGGCCACCAACGTGCAGCTGAGCGTGCACGTCGACGCTCACTTCCATGGCGACGGAGCCACGCTGTTTCTCACCATGTGCGCCTCCGGTCGCACATTCGAAGTCGTAGGAATTCGCCCAGCCAGGATGGCACCGCGTCGGAAGACCAAGCGATGAGAGCCCTCTCCATCACCCAATGTGCGTCGCGCCCATGGTCGAGATGGGTCTGCTGCGCGCAGGAGCAAGACCATGACCGATCCGCTCAAGAGAACTAAGCTCGAGCCCATCGGGACGCGCGACGCGCATGCCATTGGACTCGGCGTGGTCAAGCTCGAGATGTACTCGCACGCCACCGAGACGCTCGGCAACGAGATTCGGTCGATGCGGGTCTCTGCTGGTATTGGACTGCGCGAGGCCGCCAAACGCGCTGGCTTGTCCGCGCTGGAGCTGAGCGAGATCCAGATGGGAGCCGTTCGGTTCGAGGATCCGGAGGCGGCAGTGGCGTTCTTGCTGGAGCGGTGGCGATGAGCGACCTAGCCGCCCAGGCCCGAGCGCTGTTCGAGGCCGCGCTCCAGCGCCACATGCGCGACCGCGACATCCGCCACGACGGTGGCCGCGTCTTCAGCGTCTCGATCTACGTTGGACGACCTGGCGCGAGCACGTTCGACGACTCGCTACTGACGCGCTTTGTGGTCGAGTGTCACAAACGCTGCTGGCGTGGAGCGGTGTGTCCGTCGGCTCCGGGTCACCTACGCTTCCAAATCACCAAGCGGGTCCGCCTGCACGAGGCCGGCGACTCGCCGATCATGCGCGGCCATCCGACGATGGCCGAACTCGCCGAGTGTCGCCGCGAGTTCGGCGGTTCGTGGCGCGACTATGTCCGCGCGAAGAGCGGGCAGTGGAATTGCTTGGAGCGAGACGATGGGTAAGACCAACATCGAGTGGACCGACCACAGCTGGCCCGTCCTCAACGGGTGCCTGCGGACCAGCCCAGGCTGTGCGAACTGCTACGCCGAGCGGCTTACGGCCACGCGATTGCGACACCTGCCCAAGTACGCCGGGCTCGCACAGTGGTCGGAGAGGCAGGGCGGCCCGCGGTGGACTGGCGAGTCTCGGCTGTGGGGCAAGGACCTCACGATGCCGCTTCGACTGCGCAGCCCATCGCGCATCTTCGTCTGCGACATGGGCGATCTGTTCTTCGAGCAGAACACCAACGAGCAGATCGCTGCCGTCTTCGGAGTGATGGCAGCGGCGCCGCAGCACACGTTCCAAGTCCTCACCAAGCGCACAGAGCGGATGCGACGCTGGTTCATGTGGGTCGACTCGTTCACCGCGGAGCCGTTAGCCGCAGGCACGATCTCTCGCTGCGAGCTGTGCGCCGAGCAGGCTGGAGCATTGCCTCCAGGAACGCACCAGAGCCGTAGGCTGCTCAACGACCTCGACAAGCATGGATACCTTGTTTTCCAGCAATGGCCGCTGCGCAACGTCCACCTGGGCGTGAGCGTTGAAGACCAGCAGCGCGCAGACGAGCGCATTCCGCATCTGCTCCAAACACCTGCAACCGTGCGGTTCTTGTCGTGTGAGCCGCTATTGGAGAAGATCAATCTCAGGCACCTGGACGCCGACCGCGCCGGACATACAAGCATGTGCCAGGTAGACGCGCTCACCGGTCGACACTCAGACATGGGCAGACCGTGCCGCGACGTCGCGAGAATCGACTGGGTCATCGTTGGCGGCGAAAGCGGACCCGGCGCCAGGCCGTGCGACGTTCGGTGGGTCCACGACATCGTGGAGCAGTGCCGCGCAGCAGGTGTGCCGGCGTTCGTGAAGCAGCTCGGGTCGAGACCGCTAGGCGTGCGATCGCTGAAGGACCGCAAGGGCGGAGACATGTCGGAGTGGCCCGCTGGCCTGCGCGCGCGGATGATGCCGGGAGACACGTGGCCAGTGTGCCCATGCATGACCGACGTTGAGGATCCTGGTCCGCACATCGATGGATGCGGCTACCTCTCGCGCGTGGCGCGCGAGATGCAGGAGATGCCATGAGCGCCGAGTTCGTCACCGTGCAGGAGGTGATGGCGTCGCTCGACGTGGTGGAGTCGACGGCGTATGCGCACATGCGAAGAGCGGTGCAGCGCAAGCGCGGAGCTCGTGGCATCCTGCGAGTCCCGCGGTCGGTTTGGGAGCAGTACGTGGCGGAGGTGATGCGGTGCGGGTCTTCAAGCGAGGCAGGGTCTGGTACGCGCAGTTCTACGATCGCGCCGGCGAACGGCAGACGCGATCCACCAAGTGCCACGACCGCGCGGCGGCTGAGCAGGTCGCACGACGTCTCGAGCGGGAGTCGGCTGATCCCAATCACACGACCAGCACGACCACGCTCGAGTCCGCGCTCGACGACATGATCGCGGAGTGCTGGGCGCAGGCGAAGGAGGGCAAGCTGTCCACCGCGACCGTCGACTTCTACACGGCGCGTGCCGGTCACCTCGTGCGCGCGCTCCAGACCAAGGACGCCGAAGGCGAGCTCGTGCTCCCCACGCTCGCGAGCGACCTGGCTGCGCGGCATGTGGACGGGTACATCGCGCTGCGCCGCGACGAGGGCGTGACCGCCAACACCATCAGCAAAGAGCTGGTCGTGCTCCGCAAGACGCTCCGACTCGCGAAGCGCCGCGACCGTTGGGACGGCGACCTCGCCAAGATCATGCCGATCGGGTTCTCGCCCGGCTACCAACCGCGTCAGCGGTGGCTCGTGCGAGAGGAGTTCGACCAGCTGTTGGTCGAGCTCGGGCGCGACCGTGGAGCGAAATGGCCGTGGCACAACATGGTCGCCGCAGATCGCGCCGCTCGGGTGGCGTTCATCGTGGCCACTTCCGCACGCCTTGGGGAGAGCGACCGGGCAGAGCGCGTGGACATCGACCTCGACGCTGGCTTCGTTCGCGTGCGCGGCACCAAGACCGACGCGAGCGAGCGCTGGGTTCCCATCGTGACGACGTGGCAGCGCGAACTGCTCAAGCACGCGCTCGCCGGCGCCGCGAACAAGGATGCCGGTCGCCTGTTTCGCCCGTGGGTGAAGAACGTGCGCGACCTGCGCGACGCGTGCGGCCGCGCCAGCATCGAGCCATGCTCAGCCAACGACCTCCGCAGAACCTACTCCCACTGGATGCGCGCCGCGGGCATGCCGGTGGAGCTCATCGGGCCCAGCATGGGCCACGTGGACACGCGGATGGTGGAGACCACCTACGGACGGTTCAGCCGCGAAGAACTCGCAGCGCGCATGCTGCGCGCTGTAGCGCCGGTGTATCAGGAGCCTCGAAAGCGGGAGAACTCACCGCAGGATTTTGGGGTCTTGGTGCCCACGCCACGCAGCGAGTTCTGCGTGATTTTTGGCTCCAGCTGCTGGACTCGAACCAGCGACCCGGTGATTAACAGCCCACCAGCTGGTGGCCGTAACTGCTCGCGATTCGGCGCTGACTGCACCGCGGGTGAACAGGAGCAGCGGCGACCTGGTCTCGCCAAAGGTGGCTTCGACGTCGCCAGGATGCGCGCGGACGTCGACCACCTCTCTGACCTCTGGGACATGAACGAGTTGGCGGTGGAGTCATGCTGACCGCCGTGTGCCAGCGCTGGCGCGATCGGCGCGATCACTACCGACCGGCGGGCGAGGTCGTCTCCACCGCCACGCTCGACGTGGCACCCATCGAACAAGACGCGACGGTGAAGGCGTTCGTCGAGAGGCATCACTACGCGGCCAGCTACCCAGCGGCTCGCTTCCGGTTCGGCCTATTCGACCGTGGCGAGCTCGTCGGCGTCGCGGTGTTCTCGGACCCGTTTCCCGCCGCAGTCCAAGCCGCGCGCCTGCCTGGCACGCCCATCGAGTTGTCTCGGTTCGTGCTGCTGGATCGTGTTCCGGCCAACGCCGAAACGTGGACGCTGGCGCGGTGCTGGGACCTGCTCCGCCACGACGCAGACATGGTCCTGAGCTTCTCGGATCCGATGCCGCGCAGGAGCGCCTCCGGATCGCTGGTGTTCGCAGGCCACATCGGGACCATCTACCAGGCGCACAACGGCGTGTTCCTGGGTCAGGCAAACCCGCGCACCGTGCGCCTGCTGCCTGACGGGCACGTCTTGAGCGCGCGCGCCATCCAGAAGATCCGGTCTGGTGATCGCGGTTGGCGGTACTCGATGCGCATGCTGGTGGCGCACGGGGCGGAGCCGCTGCTCGACCCGACGCGCGGGAGAGAGTGGGTCGCGACGTGGCTGCCACGGCTCACGCGCACCGCTCGACACCCGGGGAACCTCCGGTACGCGTGGGCACTCGATCGACGCCTACGACGACACATGCCGGCAGGTGAGCCGTACAGAAAGTTCGCGCTGGCGGCAGGAGGTGAGGGGTGAAGGCGAATCGATTCGCTGGCAACAAGAGGCGACCACGAATGCCGTGGGTCTGCACCGGCTGCGGCGCGCTGCTTGGTCGCGAGCGAGCGTGGCACCTCCCGTGTGGCGGTTCTGCTCCGTGTGTTCACGTCGATTCGCTGTCGCGAGCAGCGACTGGCATCGACCGAGCCAGCGGCAGCGACGCGGAGCCGGACTGTGGGTGAGACGTTTACGATCTACATGCAGTCGCCGCGACCACTCGCGATTGGCGACCACGTACACCGCTGCCCACAGTGCCACGAGGCCGAACCGTGCAGAGACATGTGTTCGATCGAGCACGACCTGACGCTCGACGATGGCACAGCATGCGGCGCGTTCGTGGTGTGCAGCGAGTGCGCGCGGAAGGAGCCGGACTGTGGGTGACATCGTGCTCCCCGTGTACCTCGCCGGATTCGGTGGCGCTGTCTTCAGCCAAGACCTGCGCCATCGCTACGAGCTCTCGCGCGTGATCGACCACGGCATGTTTTCGAGGCCCGAGCCGAAGACGGCGCTCTTCGTGATGCTCAACCCTTCGACAGCGGACCACGAAAACAACGACCCCACGATCCGCCGCTGCATTGGGTTCGCCAAGGCGTGGCACTGCACCGCGCTCGAGATCCGAAACCTGTTCTCGCTGCGCTCGACGGACCCGCGCGCGCTGTACAGCGACGCGCAGGCTGAGGGCGACCCGCAGAACATCGGGCGTATCGTGAGCGCGTCGACGACCGCCGACATCATCGTCTGCGCGTGGGGCTCGCACGGAGCATTGCGCGACCGTGACGCATTCGTGCGCGAGACGCTGCGAGGCTCCGGCCGCAGGCTCTACCATCTCGGGCTGACCCAGCGTGGCCAGCCTCGCCACCCGCTGTACCTGCGCGGCGACACGAAGCCGATGGAGTGGACGTGACCGAGCTGTTGGCCGTCGTCGCGCAGCTGCGGGCGATCGCCGACCGGCTCGAGCGCATGACCGGCGGACACCAACGTCGCGCGACCGAGCTGCTGGACGACTGGGTCACCCGCTGGTTTGAGCACCGTCGCTCGCTCGGGCGTGAGCGCGAGTGGACCATGTACCAGCGCTTCGTATCTCCCGCGCTTGGTCGGCTCGATGTGCACACGATGACCCGCGACGACGTCGCGTCGTGGGTCGAGAGCATAGACGACCTGGTCGCTCAGGATGCCATCCGGTGGGGGACAGCTCGCCGACGATGGATCTTCATGCGCGCGATGCTGCGCGACTTGAGCCGGTCCAAACGTCGCGAGCTTCGGGTGCGCGACGACGACATCACTTCTGGAGTGCGCGGTCCCGACCAAGGGCACGACCGCGCCGCCACGTTCCTCTACCCCGACGAGGTCGTTCGTCTGCTCCGATGCAGCGCACTGCCGGTAGCCCGGCGTCGGGCGTACGCGCTCGCGGTCTACATTGCGCCACGGGCTGGCGAACTCGCTGCGCTGACCTGGAGCGACATCGACCTGCGCTCCGGGCGGATCCACGTGTACCGGTCAACGAGCGCAGAAACAGGAGCGGTGGGTCCCACCAAGACAGGATGCGACCGACGGTTCATCGTGGAGCCGACCGTGCTGGAGCTTCTGCGAGCAATCCGTGGGCGGCAGAAGGCCCATGAGCAAGTGGTCACATGGGGCCGAGGCGATGCCGCAGTGACGCTCCGGCGGGACCTGGCGCGCGCCGGATGCGACCGCGCCGAACTCTTCGCCAACGACGACCAGCGGCGGCCCATCAACTTCCACGACTTGCGTGCCACCGGCATCACGTGGTGGGCGATGCGTGGAGACCCCATCGGCGACATCATGGAGAGGGTGGGCCACGCGCAGATCATGACCACCCAGCGCTACATGCGCCGTGGCCGGTCGCTGGCCACCAAGACGGAGGACCTGTTCCCAGCCATCCCCAGGGGGATTTTCTGAATTCGGCACCCCGGCACCTTGACGCGCAGATATCTGCGCGCATACTGGTAGACCATGAACAACGCGATCACCGTCGAGACCCAGGGGCGCCGTCACTACATCCGCGGGAACACCTTCCCCATCAAGGACCGCCTGCGCGCGGCTGGCTGCAAGTGGGACAGCGATGCCAAGGCCTGGTGGACAGGCAAGCTCGAGACGGCGGTCGAGCTCGTCCAGGGCACCTGCGGCCAACCGGCCAACGACGCGCCGCCTACGACGCCGGCCCCCGACTCCGACCGTGGTGCCGACCGTGCTGCCCCCGGCGAGAGCGCCATCGTCGCTGCGCGCGTCACCTACCAGGGACGCACCTACTACGCCTTGGGCCGCCTCGTGCGTGGTCGCACGCGCTGGGACGACACGGTGGAAGCCGTCTCGACTCGCGACCACCAGAAGGTGCTCATCTCCTTCCGGGACGGCTCCAAGTCGTTCTGGGCGGCTCGCGATGAGGTTCAGGTCGTCAAGTCCTACGGGCGCCCGACCACGATCGGCAAGCTGAAGCGCTTCGCCGAGGAGGCCAAGCAGGCTCGAGCGGACGGCAACGACGACGGCATCCCGAGCGGTCGCTCCTACGAGTGCGAGGAGTGCGGCGAGCGCGTGACCCGTGGTCAGGGGTCATGCTGGGAGACGGGAGCGCCGCACTGATGGCATCGCCCGGCCGCATCAAGATGCTGAGCATCGAGGTCGACGGGCACTTCCATGGCTCTTCCGATGTGCCGAGACCGTGGGTGGCGCGCATCGACGGGACCGATCCGAAGTACGGGCTGGCTCGTCACTTCGTGCAGAAGCTGAACGACTGGGAGCACGCCAAGAAGGCGTGGAGCGGCAACCTCTACGGCGTGGTGGCTACCTTCCCGCTGCGCGAGGGCAACCTGTACGAGGTGAGCCGATTGCGCGGCAGCTCTTCCAAGCGCCACGTGGCGCGCGAGTTCCTTCGAGTCGAGCTCGGAAAGTACATCAAGCTTGAGCCGCTTGAAGCGCTGGCGTTGGCCGAGCGTCACGACGGACCAGTAACCGTGCTCCGTGTGGACGACACCGATGACCGGCCGTGGGTCGCCGAGATCACAGGGCTCGGCATGCCACGCGTCCTGGGCTTCGTTGTCTTGGCTGGCCAGCGGTGTTACCGGCTGCGCCACGGTCGCGTGTACGAGGTACGAGACATCGTTGGTGAGTCCGAGCGGCGGCGCCTGATCGGTGCCGGCCCGGCGCTGTGCACGCTCTCGCAGTCGGAGGCAGCGACGTGGCTAGCAGCTCAGTAAAGAAAGCGGCTGCCTACCCAAAGCAGTACCTCAGCGTCAGCGTGCTGGAAGCAGCGGAGGAGCGCATACGGTGGACGTTCGACAGCTTCGAGCGCATCTACGTCTCGTTCAGCGGCGGCAAAGACTCGAGCGTGATGCTGCACCTCGTGATGGAGGAAGCGGTCAAGCGTGACCGGCGAGTCGGGGTCCTGTTCCTCGATTGGGAAGCCCAGTTCCGCCTGACGATCGATCACGTCACCGAGATGTTCGACCTGTACGCGAGCCACATCGACCCGTTCTGGGTCGCGCTTCCACTCACGACGACCAACGCCGTGAGCATGATCGAGCCGGAGTGGACATGCTGGGACCCGAGCAAACGTGACTTGTGGGTGCGGCCACCACCAGACCGAGCCATCACCGATTCCAATCGGTTCCCGTTCCACTACCCCGAGATCACCTTCGAGCACTTCATCGAGAAGTTCGGTGCGTGGTACAGCGACGGCGGAGCCAGCACCGCGTGTCTCGTGGGTATCCGCACCGTCGAGTCTTTGCACCGGTGGCGCGCGATCTCAAAGCGACGCAAGTCGCGCTTGGAGGGCAAGCCGTGGACGGCTTGGAAGGGCGGGGCGCTCTTCAACGCGTACCCCATCTACGACTGGCGCACAGCTGACATCTGGACCTACCTGGGCAGGACGCGCAAGCCGTATAACCGCCTCTACGATCGAATGCATCAGGCCGGCGTCCCGCTCGCGCACATGCGCATCTGCGAGCCGTACGGCGACGAGCAGCGGCGAGGCCTGTGGCTCTTCCACGCTGTCGAGCCGGAGACGTGGGGCAAGGTTTGCGCGCGCGTGGCCGGTGCCAACAGCGGCGCGCTCTACGCGGGCGAGCGAGGCAACATCTTGGGCAATGCCAAGGTCGAGCTCCCGGAAGGCCACACTTGGGAGAGTTTTGCGCGCTTCCTGCTCGACACGATGCCGGCGGCCACAGCCGAGCACTACCGCGACAAGATCGCTGTCTACCTTCGGTACTGCAGCGAGAAGCTTTCGATACAGGTCCCGGACGAAGCGCCCAATGACACGGGCAGCGAAGACGTGGCCAGCTGGCGGCGCATCTGCAAGGTGCTGCTGCGCAACGACTACTGGTGCAAGGGATTGTCGTTCTCGCCCACCAAGCCTGAGCACTACGAGCGATACCGCAAGCTGATGGCGGACAGGAGGTCGCGATGGGGACTCATGTAGAGGTGCTGCCGCACGGCACCGACAGAATGTGGATCGTGCTCGGACAGTTCTTCTGCAGCCGAGCCGTGCTGAAGGAGATGGCAGGACCCATGTACTCCGCACCCGGGATGCTTTGGTTCGTCGCCTTCGATGACGACCACGACGATGCGGTGGGCTTCGTCTCTCTCCGCGAAAAGGACGGTGCGCTCTGGTACGACTACGCGTACGTGGCGCCCGACATGCGCGGAAAAGGGATCTTCGCCAAACTGTCCAAGGCTCGAGACAAGCACCTGCGCGGGAACCGACGCCCACTCCGAGCCACCATGCCGAAGCGACGATGGAAGCACTACGAAGAGCGAGGCTGGTCGATCGTGTCGCAGCGTGGCTCATGGATCACGCTGGAGAAGGCCACGTGAGATCACCGTCCGACATCGCTCGCGAGCTCGCTGCCGCGATCGCAGCGCTACCCACAGTCTCGGCGCAGGTCGATGCGCTCAACGACGCGCGACGTGCGCTGCACGCCGTGAGCCCGCTGCGATCGCACCCGGTGGACCTTGTTCTCTGGGTTCCTGCTGAGCAGGTGGAGGCCAACGACTACAACCCGAACGTGACCGCGCGCCCTGAGATGCAGTTGCTGGAGCACTCGATTCAGAGCGACGGCTACACCCAGCCGGTGGTGACGTGGCAGGATGCCGACCGACGAGAAACAGTCGATGGCTTCCACCGCGGAGAAGTTGGCCGCAAGTCGGAGGCCGTGCGTTCGCGCACGCTCGGCTACCTTCCCGTGACCACCGTCAGCGCCGACCGCGCCGACCGCGGCGACCGCATGGCGTCCACGATCCGCCACAACCGAGCCCGCGGGCGACACGTCGTCAGCGGGATGAGCGCCATCGTGCAAGAACTCTCGCGCCGCAACTGGAGCGACGAGAGGATCCGAAAGGAACTCGGGATGGATGGCGACGAGGTGCTCCGGCTCAAGCAGATCACTGGCCTTGCGGAGCTCTTCTCCGAGCGCGAGTTTTCCCAAGCCTGGGAGCCGCTCGAGTGATCTCGGCTATCATCCTGGCCGTGGCGACGGAGCAGAAGCGAAAGAAGGCGTCGGGCCCAAGCGGCAAGAACAGCCAGGCAGGCGTTATCTTGCGCGAGGAGAGGCCGGGCCAGATCGAGGCGTGGCGCGAGGCTGCCGAGCGCGCGGGGATGACGCTGACCGCATGGATTCGCCAGCTGCTCGACCGTGCAGCCAAGCGGACAAAGTAGGTGACCAGCCGACTTTTCTCGGGTCAACCCCTTGCGTAATTAGTTGCGCGACGCATCTTATTACCCAGAGAGAGCGAGGGAACATGGCACACGAATGGCACCGCGGAATCCTGGACAAGAGCTCGTGGCACGGTCTCGAAGAGGTGGGCGTGATGGTCGGAGCGGACGGCATGATCGCAGCCGCTGACCGCACCGGCGCCTGGCCGACGGCGATCCGCCGCGAGCCGCTCTTCACCGCCAACGGCGTGAAGGCGCGCAACGGGGCCATCGTGGCCGACTACCAGCAGCACGAGACCGCCGTGCTCGGTATCGTGGGCGGTCGCTACCGCGCGACCACCCCGGACGAGTGGCGCGAGCTGGTCCGCGCTGCGGTGGAGGCGGGCGGGCGCCCCACGGGAGCCTTCGCGCTCGCGAACGGGACCCGGGCGCTGGCCACCTTCGAGGTAGGCGCGGCCAACGGACTGCGCACCAACTTGATCATCGTCGACAGCTTCGACGGGTCGTTGGGGCTGCGGTGCGGCACCACGGAGATCCGCACGGTCTGCTGGAACACGATGACCGCAGCCTTTCGAAAGGACGGCGGTGGCATGGCCAGCATCCGCCACACCGCGAGCCTGGAGCAGAAGGTCGCCGCCCTGGGTGAGAGCATCGGCAAGGCGATCGCCACCGGCCAGAAGGTACGCGAGACCTACGCCCGCGCCCGCGATGCCAAGCTCTCGCGCCGCACCGCCCAGGCCGCCTTCGACCTGCTCTTCCCGGTCGCTCCCGAGGGGTCCAGCAAGGCCACCGTCACCCGCGCGGAGAACGCGCGTCACGACGCGCAGGTCGCCGCCACGATGGCGATCAACTTCGAGGGTCCGACACTCGCCACCGTCTGGAACGCGGCGACCTACCTGGTGGACCGCAACGCCGACGGAAGCCCGCGCGAGACCCGCAGCGGCAACAAGCTGGACAACCTGCTGTTCGGCACCCGCGCAGAGCGCATCCAGGAGATCCAGACCATCATCGAGGTGGTGCTTCGAGACGGGACCGTGGAGCCCATGACCGTCCACCGTGCGCTCGACCACGGCATCGACCCGCGGGCGATCGGCCGGCGCGTGATCGAAGACCTGATGTCCGATGTCGCCTGAGCTGTCGCCTTGCCTTGATAGTTGCGCGTCGCTACGATTCGTCATCGTGGCGGCGCGCAGGAAGGCACCTCAGGCATCAGCCGGACGACCGGTCGAACTCCCTGGAGCGTGGGGCGAGCTCGCCGAGAAGGCGGGCGGAACGGCGGCCCTGTGCGAGCTCCTGGGCGTCCACAAGACGACCCTCTACCGCTGGGTCAGCGGCACCCACCCCATCGGTGGTCCGGCGCGGATCGCGCTGAACACCGTCGCAAAGCAGCTGGGCGCGCGCGCGCCGTAGCTCGGCGCGGTGAGCGTGGCGGCGGACGGCCTCGAGTAAGCGGGCGATCTGATCGGGCGTTGGCGTTCTTCGGCTCATGCATGGAAGTCGACCACCGAGCCTCCCAGTTGCGTCGAAATCGACGTAGCCGGTCGATTTCTGGCGCCTATCTGTTGACGACAGTTTTTGGGGTGGCTAGATTGTCTCTCGTCAGGGCGAGACGCCCGACCCGGCCCAGCGGTTCTGGGCACTCCAAAGGAGACCAAGCGCTTGATTGAGTTCACCATCCTCATCCCCGTCCTGAGCAACGAGGGTGCGGCTTTCTCGCCCGAGCACGACAGCGTGTTCGAGGCCTTCTTGCTCGACCACTTCGGTGGTTTCTCCCGTGCGCCTGGCCTCGTGGCTGGTGCGTGGGTCGGTGACGGTGGCTTCACCTACCGTGATGCCAACCGCGCCTACATCGTGGCGCTCGCGACCATCCTGGACGCGACCAAGCTCCGCGAGGTCATCGACTTCGCGAAGCGCCACTACGCGCAGGAGGCCATCTACCTCCGCTACCTCGGCCTGTCCGAGATCGTCTGACCTGGAGCCCCCTCACGGGGGCTCGGTTTTCCTCCCCTGACCTATTCTCCAAAACCTCGGAGTCGCGCGATGCCGCACTTCACCCTGCTCTCTGGCGAGAAGATCTCAACCCCCGCACTGTCCCCTGCTCTGAACGCGTTCCTGGATCGACTCCGCGCCGGCGTCGAAGACGTCACCGTCTCCGAGGCCACGTTCATCGAGCTCCTGTACTCGGTGGAGAACCCGCTGCTCGACCAAACCATCATGCCGGGGCGCGGCACGGTGACCAAGGCTGTGTTTGCCGATCCGGCCTACCACGTGATGCTTGACCTGCTCGGTCGCAAGCGCCTCGCGCTCGGCTCGCTCGACATGGACAAGGTTCGCGCACGCTACTCGATGACGGTTGCGCAAGCCGCTGCGCATCGCGGCGTTCACGAGAGCGCGATCCGACAGGCAATCCAGAACCGGCGCCTCTCGAGCGTGAGGATCGATGGTCGGCACATGCTCGATCCAGAGCAGGTGAACGCGCTCGAGACATCGAGGCGCGGTCCGCCAGCCCCGCTCGAGCTGGTGTACGGCTCGATCGACGGCGGCAGCTTCTCGTTCAAGTCGGACGGCGACCTGGTGGAGACTGGTGCGGACGGCGCCAAGAAAACGGGCCGAGTCGAACGCTGGACGAGCGCAGCCATCCTTTCGAGTCGCAAGGTGCCCAGGGACGTGGATGGTCCTGGCGTCGAAGCCACGCTCGACAAAGCGCGATTCTGGCAGCTCGAGCCGAGCGCGGAGGTCAACGAGATCCAGGCTGGACCGTTCGCCGTGGCCGGCCGCTTTCGGGTCGTCGACAAGACCAACAACCCGCGCGACGCGCGCGAACGATTCAAATCCTTCCAGACCGACTATCAGGCGCAGCCTGGAGCCGGGAAGCCGCTCGTGAAGGTTGCGAAGGCGGCGAAGGAGGGCCCGCACGTCGCGGTCCAACGCGCCAAGGCGAAACGCGGGATGGATACGTCGCAGAGGTAAGTCATGGCCGTGGACATGGACCGCGTAAGGCAGATTCTGGCTGACGCTGAGACCCTCTCACGCGCCGGGCAGCTCACCATCGGCGCCTTCGCTATCGCCTACGCCGACATGGCAGACGCGCTGGGTGATGGCCTCGAAGCCGAGGGGATGGAGGCCATCGAGCTATTCGCAGAGGACGAGAGCTGGATCGACGCCGGGGAAGATCTCCTCACGGAAAGATCCCGTGCTGCGCGAGCACGAGTTCGACAAGGTCGAAGGCAGCGCCGTCCACGCGCTTGAGCTCGTCCGGGGCGAACACGTACGCGGCGAAGGCCTCCGCGAAGTGCTCCGATGGCGACGTCGCTGCGTATTGCGTGAGCCTGGGTCTGCTCCCGACGAACGCGCCACGAATGATCCGATCGACCGTGAGGAAGAGCTCCGTCCTGGCCTTGGCACCAGAGAGGTGCACATGGTGTCCGAGTTCATGCACCAGCGTGCGCAGCACAGCTTCGGCGCGGGTGGCGCCCGTCTGTGAGACGGACCATGTGGAGGGCTCCAGCGCTTGCCCCCAGGTTCCGGCGCTGCGGTTCCATCGGACGTCGATGCGGTGGCGGTGAATCCAGTAGCTCCCGTTGGAGTGGCGGCTCTTGAGTGTCTTCTTGACCGCGAGGGTCGAGATGGGCGTTCGTTCGAGGAACGGCAAGACCCACGGCACGCGAGCGGCCAAGCCGTCGAGCAGTTCCTTCTGTGCTGCTTTGGGGATGTCGCTCTCGAATGAGAGGGCGTGCACGCCCACAGTGAACGTGGGCGCCGCAGGAGTGGACGGTGGCGGTGGAGAGATCTGGGCCGGAGCCCCACGCCGTCTTCGCTTCGGTGGCTCCGTTGCCGGCGCTGCACTGACCTGAGCGGGCGCCGCTCCCGGCCCCGCCGGGACGGCCACCGAAGTGGTCGTGGCTCCTGGGACGATCGTGCACCGACACCGCGGATGCACCGGGCAGCCGCACCCCATCCGCTGGATCGAAGCGTCACTCACGCGCGCGCGGAACGAGCCGAGCGCGTCGACACGCCCCACGCCGCTGTCCTGGATGTCAGCCACCGGGACGACCTGACCCCCAGATGGCACCGCGATCACCTGTCCTCCGCTGGGCAAGCGCGCAGCACGCATGAACGGCTGGAGCTCCACAACGGACTCCGGCCCACCAGCGGACACCGCCGTGAACTGGTCGAGCGCCACGCGCACGCGAAAGGTGCGCCCGTGCATGAACCTGCACGCCGAGCACGTCCTCTCGTCCAACACCGCCACATGCTCGTATGTCGCGATTCCCGCCTGCTCGAATGACCGGAGCGTGGCGTAGTGGCGCGAGCGAGCCACGAACACGCTGCTCACCATGGTGAGGTAGCCGCGACTTTGCTTCGCTTCGGACCCGCGCAGCGCCACGCCGAGCTCGTCCGCGATGGTGTCGTCGTCCCAGCCACGAGAGAGGCCGTCTGCCACCACCCCACGTGCCACACCGGACAGCCGCTCGGCGATTGCGCCACGCGCGTTGCGCACGAACAGGGCGTTCGATGTGCGGGCGTGCTCAAGCACGCGCGGATCGATCAGCGCGAACGGATCTTCGAGCGGCAGCCTGAGCTGGTGGGTCCGGTTCGCGGCTGCGCGCGTGCGGCCCGCGATCGCTCTCATGTGCGTGCCGAAAACGTCGGCGGTGCCAGCCACCAAGCCACTCGACCCGGCCACGTACTGGCTCATCGCTGTTGCCACTAGCCGCGCGCGGTCGCCTTCGGTCACGCCGCTCCAGCGCTGATCGAGCTGCTGGATCGCAGCGGCGAGCGCCGCCTGGCGCTGGGGTTCCGTGGCCTGCTGCAGGGCCGCCACCAACGACGAGACCATCTGGTCGAAGCCCGCGCGCGAGAACGGGCTGCGGACGGCCTTGGTCACGTGCTCGAGCCCAATGACCCACAGCACGTCGTCGAGTGCCGCGACTGCGCGACGCGCGTTCATGCGACCTCGAGACGTCCTGCGCGCATGGTGATCTCGCGCCGGCACCGGATGCAGGTGACTCGACGCCCGAGCCCGAGGAGCACGGGACCCGCATCGTCCCGCTCCTCCAAAAACCCCGCCTCCTCCTTGAGGTAGGAGGCGACGAAGCGGCAGCCGGGACAGGCGATGTGGTAGCCGATCAGCGGCCCGGCCAGCGTGACCCGCTTCACCTGGCCGGGCTTGAGCTTGCGCGCGCACGTCGTGTGCGGCTCGGTGCGGACGCCCACGACGTCACCCCGCCGGCCGGAACAGCGCCCTGAACTCGTCGGAGGGAATCTCGAGCACTTCGACGAGCGACGTTGCCTGGGCGTGCCCAGCTGCGGCCTCCGCCGGCGTTTCCTGCCTGCCGGCCTCGGCGGTTTCGAGGCCGGCGCGCAGCGCCATGATCTCGCGAACCGCGTCCGCGGCTGGGCTTTGTTGGTTCGTCAGCCGAGCGACCGGGCCCTGCGTCCACTCCTCGTCGATGGCGTCGAAGTTGCGCCCGAACACGTCCACGATGAGTTCGCGCGCCTCCTTCAGCGTGATGACGTTCGATTGCACCATGTCGAAGATCATTTTCGCGAGCGCCGGCGGGTTGCGGACCACGGGCGCGCCCGACACGAAGGTCCAGAACCGGACTTGGAGCTCGGCCAGGATCTTGTTGTTGATGACGTGGTCCACCTTGTGGCGCGCCGGCTGGAACACCTGCTGCTCGACGTACTCGAGCGCGCTCTCGCTGGTGGCTCGGTTGAAGTCGGTCATCTGGCCGCGGAGGATGCGGGGCAGCCGGAACTGCTGGCCGACCTTCTCGGCGTTGTTGGCTTCGTAGTTCTGGAACAGCGCGTCCTGCTGCTGAAACTGCGTCAGCGGCTCGAGCCGGATCTTGGGAAGGAACGACTGATCCCCGGTGGGTCCAGACATCGTGACCAGACCCGCTTCGAGAAGCACCAGGGAGTGGAAGTTCTCGCGGCCCTTGATCCTGGCCTTGAGCATCTCCTCGATGCGGTCGAGCGCGCCGTCTTCGAGCGTGGCACCCTCCACGTAGAGGGCCATAGGCGGGATGCACTTGTCCTCGAAGTAGAGGACGTTGATCTCCTCCGCGGCGCGGGTTCCGAGCACTGCGGGAGTGGCGCCGATCCAGCGCGGGACACCGTAGGCCGAGAGCGGGCTGTAGATGCGGAAGTGGATCAGCTCCGTCGCTGGCGGGGCGCCCTCCGTCGCCATCAACTCCTCCGCAGAAGCAAAGCGCCGCCCCGTTCTGCTGCTCAAGACTCGCGGGTCGCCGAGCTCCTTGAAGAACACGGCCTCGGTTCCGTCGACCATCTGCACGTAGGTCCTGAACCGCTTGGTCCGCTGGAGGCGTCGCACGCTGAGCGCGCTCACGCGTCGCAAGGTGGACACCTCCACGCGCGTGCGCTCGAGCGGCATGAGCCGAACCATCGTCGAGACCACGTGCTCGAGCTGCGCGATCTGACCGCTTTGGTTGCGGGTGACCTCCCAGTAGGCGTTACCTGTCACCTCCAGATCGATGCGCGTTCGCTCACGCAGCTCGGTGAAGCTCAGGTCGCTGCAGCACGCATCAAACCAGGAGTCGACGAACAGGCGCTCCAGGCGTGCCACCGACTGGACCTCCACCATCTTGGTGTCGATCTCCTCGTCCGTGACCGTGGGTACCTCCCCATCGAAAAGCTTCTCGAGCATGATGGCGTCGCGAAGCTTTTCGCGCGCGTCGTTCGCCTCCAGGTCGAGCGTCGGCTCGAGGTGGTGCTCGAAGCCCTCGATGTTGGCCGCGTACGCCTCCACGTTCGGCCGGAGCGCACTCGACTCTTCGTACATCGTGCTGAGCACCAGCGGGTCGTAGGGAGGCACCAGCGCGCCGACGCCCACAAACCTGTTCTCGTCCGGCCCCACGGCGTTGGGGGGCTGCGGCGCCTTGTCCGGGCCACCCGCCACGCGCACCTTCACCACGCTCGCCACGCGCACACGGTAGGCGAGCGCGGCGTGGTGCTCTCGACGGCACCAGCCTACGCTGGGTCGCGTGGACGAAGAGACCATCCGCGACCTGGCCGAGCGCCTGCTGATGGATCGTCTGCTCGCTGAGGGGGTGAGCGAATCGGTGGCGCGCGCCGCGGCGGCCGCTGTCGCCGCGACGCTGCCCGAGATGGTGGAGGTCGTCGTAGACGACGACGCCGTGGCGATCCGCTACTCGGTGCGGGAGTTGTCCCCCATGAGCACCGCTTCCGGGTCACCCGAGGTGAAGGCGGTGACGTTGCAGCGCACTTCCGCGAAGGGCTGAGGCACAGCCGTCAGCCCCGGCGCGCTCACGCTTGCGATCACCACCCACGGTGATGGCGTCGCCCCGCCGCGCGCTCGACCCTCCAGCGACACGGTCGCAGTGAAGGTGCCGTGCACGTGGATGTACTTGTTCACCAGCCCGGCGCACGGCAACGCCGCTCCAGCGGCGATGCTGTTGGGACACTCGACGTTGAGCGCTTCTTGTCGCATGGGTGGTCCTCCTCAGGGTGTCGCCAACTCGAAGTGCATTCCATCTGGGCGTGAGGCGAAGTGTCCGCCCCAGAAGAAGCCGAGCTCGTTGGCGATCGGAACGAGCTCGCGCACCGACCCGATGCGCCCCGCGAGCGGGGGCACCGTCCCCAGCGGGTTCCAGGCAGCGTTGATGTCGAACGCGGTCCCGAAAGCATGGTTACTCAGCGTCGAGCGGCTACCGCGGATGAATCGTGGGGCCCAGCTCCCCGCCCACGTCTTGACCAACGGAAGCAGCCCTGCGCGCTCCCACCGCTCGAACAGCTCGCGCAAGCGGTCGGCGCCGGCGCGGTGGAACGGAACGCGGCCGTCGGCCGGTGCTCCCACCAGTCCGCGCAGCTGCGGGAGCGCGACCATCACGATGTTGGCGCGGTCCCAGCCATCCAGGATCCTGATGCCCTCTGGGTTGCCCGGAGTCGGCGCAGACTCGTACCGGATCGCCCCCCACGCCGCGACGCGCGCGGCGTTGCCAACCAGGGGCTGAAACGGCGGGAACGGAGGCCACTCGACGCCACGCTGCTCCACCGGCTGCTGAGGACCGCCCATCGGTTGGCAGAACCCGTTGCGGCCTGCCGCTTCGCGCGTGGCCGCGTCGAGTTCGCCCGTCTGCTCCAGTCCTTGCTCGAGCTGAAACTGCTTGGTGGCCGATGCCGTCTTCGGCCCGAAGTCGCCATCGGCCTTGATCTGCGCGCCGCGCCCCACGAGGTAGGTCTGCCAGGTCTTCACCGCGTCGCCTTTGGCACCCAGGCCGAGAACCGTCGGTGCGGCCGGAACGGCGTCGGAAGGCGTCCCGCTGTCCGTGGTTGCCCACGGGATCCAGCGTCGCCAGACCTCGTCGAACAGGTGCGCCTCACGCACATGCTCCTTGGCGTCCCGCCCAGGGAACTCGAGCAGGTGGAAATTGCCCAGCACGAGCGCCTCGCTGAACTGGTGCTGGTCGAGCTCGGCTGCGGTGATGGAGCTGTCGTTCTCCATCGGCCGCCCGAGCGTCTCCTCCACGTGTCTTCGAATCCGTGCGGCGACCTCGCCGCTCGATCCGTAGGGCGTGGAGATCGAGGAGTGCAGCAGGACGAAGATCCGGTCACCGCGCGCCGCGGCGACCGCGTAGTTCGCGACCGCCTCGATACCAGCGTCGAACAGCACGTTGCCGTCCCCCGGCTTCGAGCCCGGAGGCTTGGTACCGTACAGGCCGTCGAGCGACACGATCGCATGTGGCTGGCGCGCGCCGCGGCAGACCGTCTTGAGGACTTCGGACCCCGCGCTCCACGTGGTCAGGCACTCGTGCTCGAAGCTCCGGCGCCCCGCCAGTCCCGCGATGGTGTCCATGTACTTCTGCCACCCGCCGTACCCGGCGATGACCGTCTTGTAGACGCTCGTTCCGGCACCCCAGAGCTCGGACACGACCGTGTCCTTGGTGGCCTTCTTCGCCTGCTCGGCGATGTAGGCTCCCTCGATGTGCATGTAGACGAAGACGTCTTCGCCCGTGCCTCGCTGGATGATGGTCTGTCGGCCCACGGAAACCTCACTGGCAGAGGTCGGCCTGGTCGCAGGTGGTGGCGCTGAGCACACAGGCGATCGGCCACCGAGCCTCGTCCAGCCCGAGCCCCTCGACCGTGCCGCAGACCTCCTCGCAGGTCGTGCCGGCATCTGTCGGAAGTCCGACCTCGCAGCCGAGCTCGCGCGCGTGCGCGCACGCCTCCGCGCAGGTTGGGGCGGTGGCACTGGTCGTTTGCGCCGGCGCCGCCGGTGCGAGCTCGGGACCACACGCGGCCAAGACCATCAGCACGGGCACTTTCATCGTCGTCTCCTCGGAACGGACTCGACCACCCATACCGAATGGGCGGCGTTGATGTAGTCGGCGGTGAACAGGCAGCGCCCGCGGTCCCCAAACTGTTCACCCCACGAGTTCAGGACCGTGAACACGTCCCCGCCGTACCCCTCGATGAGCATCGCGTGGCCGAAGGTCACCGCGCGCGCAGATGGCGGGTCGAGAGGCGTGCCGGGGTCGATCTGCCAGTCCGCGAAGGGTGCGCCAACCTGCACGCCGAAGCACACGCCATAACCAAGCGACACCGCCCGCTTCACCTGGTCGATGCGTGCTGGCCCTTCCCCGATGCCCCAGTACCTGGTGGGCGACTTCTGGTCCAGCGCCCTCGTGTACGCGATCGCCGGTGGTGACTCAGCGAACCGGTGGATGTCGTAGCCGAACGGGTAGCTGTCCTCCGAGAGGAAGCCAAACTTGTTCAGCGTCCAGAAGAACGTGCGGAGCTGTGTGCCCGCGTCGAACGCTGCCAGACCGTGCGCGGCGCGCGAGAGATAGTAGTTGAAGAGGCGCGCCCCAAGCTTTGGCGCGGCAACACCCTGCCGAACCTCAGCCATCCGGATGGCCTGGAACCCGGCACACGCCACGCATGCGCCGAGCTCGAGCTGATCGAGCACCGAGAGCACGAGCCGGCTGTTCGAGTGCGCCTCTGGCAGCACCGCCTTCGAGGGCGCGCGCAGCATCGCCTCCTCGAAGGTCCAGTCCGGACGCTCCGCGCTCGCTCGCTTCGGCAGGTCCGGCAGCCAGCCGAAGCCGCGCCGCATCAGCCCGCGTCCGGCGGCATCGTGGTCGGTCCACCCGGATCGGTGGTCTCGTCGAGCGCGTCGAGCCGGTCCAGCGCGTCTGCGAGGTGGAGCAGCGACCCGGCGCCGCCCTTGAGCATGAGCACCCGACGGGCTGCGATCACGACCGAGTCGGTGACGCTCTTCTTGAGGCGAGCACCATCCGATCGGTCCTCGGCAGCACCCGTCAACAGCTGCACCATCGACTCGAGCGCTCCCCGCTGAAGCCGCATCTCGGTCGCAATCTCCGCGCGAAACTCGCCGAGCTCCGTCCTGGTGGCAGCGAGTTCTTCGCCGATCTTGGTGAGGTCGGTGCTGAGCGCCTGGATCTTCGCTCCGTACAGCTCCGCCAGCGCTTGCGACGCGTCGCCGTCCATCGAACTACTCCTCCAGAACGAGCGTCCCCATCGCCACCGGCTCCGGGACCGTGAGGCCACCCGGCGGCGCGGCATCTCCCATCGCCCCAACGCTCAGCCCCGGGATGCCCTCGCAGGCCTTCAGCAGTTCGCTGTAGGCCGCCTGGAAGTCGGCCAGCGCCGACAGCGTCGTGCCCTTGTCCAACTTGTCGGCGCCAGTCCCCGCCCGCTGCGCTGCGATCAGGGCGTGGCGCGAGCGCCTCAGCGCATCGGCCACCGCGCGCTCCTTGTCAGGGCTCGGGTGGGCCTGGAAGTACTGCCCCGTGAAGCCCTCGATTTGATCCAGAATGAGCATCGCATCCTGGACCACCGACACCACCTTGGGCATGGCCGCCAAGAACTCCTTGCAGCCAGCCAGCGCGATCGAGACCAGCGTCAGCGCCAGCACGGTGAAGACGTGGGCAAATCGCCGCAGCAGAGAACACATCACGGGGAACCTCCGGTCGACAGAGTGGCCGGGGCCGGCCGAGGAGCGCTGGTCGGCACGGACCGCGGACGCACGACCACCAGCGCCGACGCGGACGCCGGCACCGGAACGATCTCGAGCGTCGGAAGCGCGTCGAGCTCCTCCTTCACGGTAGCGGCCGCCTGCTCGGCGCTCTGAGCGGTGGCACGGGTCGCCTGCTGCTCGAGCAGCATCTCCTCGACGAGTGCGGTTTGCTTGTGGATGTAGATGGCGCAGACGATGAGCGTGATCACCGCGCCCAGCGTGAGCACCCCCACCGCCACGAGCAGCAGCATCGCTCGACGCATCGTCTCGCGCGTCATCACCACGAGGGAGTAGGCCGCTCGAACCACGTCGACCCGGTCGTGTGGAACCTTCGACTCCGTCATGACACCTCCAGTTCGATCTCGGGCAGGCTCGGATGCCGCAAGGGTCGGCAGGAGTCCGCGCGCGAGAGTTCGGCCAGCTGCCTGGTCGCGCGCGCTTCAGACTCCAGCCGGCCGAGCTGACGGGTCTCCTCTGCGTCGAGCACCTCCCGGATCCGGTCGGCCTGTCTCAGCCTCGACTCAGCCTCCTGTCCGCGCTCGACGGCTTCCTTGCCCAGCAGCAACCGATCCAGCCACGTCGTGATCATGGTCAGTCCTCGTCCTTCTTGGGTCGCACCGCGGAGTACTGGCCCGAGCTCTTGGCCCACAGGGTGCGCATCCACTCCGACTGCTTCTCGAAGAGGCGGCTCTGGTTCTCGATCGCGCCCTTCATCGTTTCTTGGCTGCGCGTGTTTTCCTTGATGGCCTGCGCGAGCTCGACGATGGCGACCGTCTGCTTGTCGGTTCTTTCCCGGTCCTTCTCGTTGCTCTTCTCGGCGCGATCAGCCATCGAGACCTGGTCCGTGACGCGCTGGTCCTGGACCTTCTTCAGGGTGAGCACCGCCCAGACTGCAATCGTGGTGGCCACGATGCAGATGGCGCCGAGTACGGTCTCGCGCACGAGCTGCATCGCGCTCTGCTCGACCGCCCCAGCAGGCTCCACCAGCGCGAGAAGCATCAGCCCGACTTCGGCTCGGCGGGCTTGGGGGCGGGCGGGGTGAGACCAGCCAGCAGCGCCACGAGCGCGATTGCGACGATGCGCTTGGCGGGCGCGTGCGACATGAGCGCGAAGCCGATGGCTGGGAGCACCGACATCGCCAGCGCGAGCGCGGCGCGCCGCGCCTCGGTCAAGAAGAGCGCGGCCAGCGCCGGAATGCGGGGCACCGCCCATACCACCAGGAAGACCACGCCAGCGGCCACCATGTAGGCGTCCTCGGAGGTCAGAAACTCGATGAATTCGGCGGGAGTCGACGGAGCGTCCATGCTCCGTACCATCCACGGCTGGGCACTCGCCTGCGCATCGGCGCTAGGAGGTGGCGCCGGTGACGACCACCACGATGTCCATCGCGGTCGTGCTGAGGTTCGTTGCCGCCGATCCGTCCGTGGTGCGGCCGATGCCCAGCACGGTCGTCGACACGCTCTTGGTCTTGTAGAAGCCTGCCACGGTCTCGTCGGTGCCGTCCATGGCGGAGTACGCGTAGTTCGCGTCTGCCATCGCTCGAGCGAAGGTGATCTCGAGGATGTTGGATCCGCTGATGCCAACCCCCGAGACGTTGAACCCATCGACCACCGACACATTGCCAGCGCCGTCGGTGCGCGCACGCACCCACGCCGAGCACATGTTCTTCGGAGTGAGCGTGTGGCTGACGTTGGCGTTGTTGGCGTTGGGGATCAGCGGCGAGACGTGGATGTGCTGCTCCCAGTCCGTCCACGCGCTAGCCGATGTGGAGTCGCGATACAGGACGGTGATGCCGCCCTGCGCGTCCCCGCCGGTCCCGCCAATCGCGAACGCCCAGCTGTCGCCGCTTGCATCGCGATTCCACTGGCTCGAGACGATCTTGGCGTTCGTCGTAAAGAGGAGGTTGCCCGCATACGGCGTGTCTTCGTCGGCGGTTCCTGGCTCGTTCTTGATGCCCATGAACCGGCCGTAGGAGCCGGTTGGGATCGCATCGATGAGCACCCGCAAGATCTGGGTGTAGTTCGTGAGCGCGCGGGTGCAATCGAGGATCGCCGGGCTCTCTTCACCGCCCCCGGACAGGATCAGCTGCGCCTGAAACGTGGCGTCGGAGCCTACGTCGATCTCAGCGAACTCCTGTGGCTGCGTCCAGTTGTTGGCTGTCGCCACGCCCCCCTTCTCGTTGTCGAGTTCGTCCAGTTGGGAGCGCACGCTCCCCGCCGCAAGACCACCGGAAGCCTGCGCTCCGATGCGCTCGGCTCCGTCGTTGGATGCGGTTTGGAGCGCGAGATCGGTGATGATTGCGTCGATCGCGGAGAACAGGGTTCCGGCCGGGTTGGTCCCGCCTCCGCGCCACGCAGTGCGAGCTTTGATGCCGATCTTGTCCGCGCCGCTGCCGCTGGTGGAGGCGAGCTCGCTCAGGATCTTGTCGATCTGAGCCTCCACCGTGGTAGCCGGGTTGGTGACGCCGTCGGCCCACGCGGACCCGCCGGCGTAGTCCACCGCCGACGCTGGATGCAGGTTCGCGACGCCGGTCACGTGGTTGTTGAGGTGCGTCAGCACCGCCTGGTCCGAGGCCTCCGGTGTGCCGGCAGCGACGGTGAGCGAGCCCGCGGCCAGAACGAACTGGTGCTCCCGCCGCGTGCCCGAGATGTTGGCGTTGACGATCTGGGTCTGCCCGAAGGTGCGCGTGATGTCTGCAAGCAGGATCGAGTCGTTGCGCAGCGCCGGTGGGGTGGGCGTAACCGCTTCCGCGCCCTGCTCGACGAAGAACTCGAAGCCCTCGTCCTGGACGAAGTAGACCGTGACGGCGTTTCCGTCGGTCCGCTGGTCGCCCTGGTTGCGCTTGAACCGCAGGAACAGGCTGACGATCTTCGAGTTGCCGACGTTGACGACCGACGTGCTGACGCTGTTCGAGTCGACGGCCAGGTTCACGACCTGCAGCGAGGGGACGTTGAGCCGCCGGCCCTGCTTGTCGTAGGCGTTGCCCACCGCCACGTCGACTGTGAGGTCTGCGGTTGGGCTGTGCTGAGCAGCCGCCAACCCAGTCGTGATTCCGATCAGCCCGAGGTCGACGTTTTGGTTGAAGTCGGCCTGCTCGACCCCATCGAACGCGGCGTCGAGCTCGTCTTCCTCCACGAGCTGGTCGAAAAAGAAGTTCCTGCGGTTGGCCACGGGCTGACCGTCTCAGTCCACACCCACCAGAGCGCGTAGGCGCGGCCTAGTGGAGGCGCCAGTTGACGCCGAGGTGCGACCGCCCGAGCTGCAGGTGGTCGGGCTCTTCCGCCGGCGGCGCGGGCTCCACGATTGCTACCAAGTGCTCGTGAGCGACCTGCATGTAGGTCGCGATCGCTCTCATCTTGGTGCGCTGGTCGTCGGTGAGGGCCTGGTCGACCAGGATGCGATAGGAGTAGGCGTCGTAGGCTGAACCGGCCAGTCGGAACGTGGACCCGATGCGCGCCGTCCCGATCCTGAGCCCCCCGAAGTAGGGGTAGTCGAGCGACACCTCGACCCCCTGGAACAGCCGGATCGCGTTGATGATGCCTCGCGCGAGCCCCTTCGACTTGTAGATGGGCACCAGCAGCCGGGCGAGCTTGCGCTTCTCGAGCAACGTGAGCTCGAACGAGAAGGGGTTGCCCAGGTCTTGGAGCATGGCGTCCACGAACACCTCGGGCGCGAGGTCCACGTCGATGATCTCAGGCCAGCGGTCGATCTGGCGGAGCAGGAGCTCGATCACCTCCTGCAGCACCCCCATGAACTTGGCGTAGTCGCCCGCGTCGACGTCCTCGTTCCAGGACGGCAGCAGCTCCATGATGTGGAAGCTCCGACCCGGCGCCTGGTCCCCGATCGCCGTGAAGGTGGCGACGTCGTTGGGGCTCTCGACGGCGTTGCCGAACAGGTCCTCGATGGCGGTGGCGTGCGTGCGGTACACCGCCTTGGCGGTCATCGGGATGTCGGTCGCGAGCTCGACCACGCGGTCCGTGATCGACGCCACCGACGTGACCGTGACCCACACCGCGGGCGCGCCGTCCACGAGCTCGACGGCCCAGTTCGCTGGATTGAGGGCGTCCGCAGCGCCGCTGGCACTCACCTGGAGCACTGGTTCGTCGAACGTCACGCGCACCGCGGATTCTCCGGTTGCCTGCGCGCTGGCGACGACCGGAGCGGTGAAGTCCTCGACCGTGAACTGGTAGCTCTCATCCAGGAGAGCACCGTCGTTGGTCGCGCTGACGACCCGCACGGTGACGCCGTCCAGGCTCGCAAAGTCGCTGGTCGGGTCGATGATTACCCGGCGCGTGCGCCCGCCATCGACGCTCGAGTGGGCGCTCCCGCCGCCGTTCCACCCGCCCTGGAAGGTGCCACCGTCGAACGCCAGCACGTCGTCCACGTACACCTTGGTTGCGGCCAGGCTGATCCCCGAGGCCGTCGTGTCCATGACGTCGAGCTTGATCAGCGTCGAGCGAGGCACCTGCGTCGCGTCTGGACCGGGAACGCGGTTCGCGAGCACGGGGCGGGCCGTGGTGGCGTCGAGAACCAGGGCGTCGACGTAGACGGCGGGGAGCTCTACCTCCCACGGCCCACCGCTGCCGCTGATGACGAGCTCGAAACCGATGCGGAACGAGCCTGCCAGGCCGCTCACGTTCACCGCGAGGTCGTCCAGGTCCTCGTTCTCGTCGAGCGTGATCTCGACAAGCGTGGCCGCGTCGAGCGTCATGCGGAGCTTCCAGGAGACGCCGACGGGTGGCGCTTCCGCAGGCCGCACCTTCAACCGCGGGCGGACCAACTTCGTGCTGCCAGCGTCGTTCAGTTGCGAGACGCGAACGAAGTCGCCGGCAGCCAGGAAGCCGCGCCGCCCGCGCGCGTCGCTCCCGAGCACGACCAGCCAGTTGCCTTCAAGCGGCGCAGTTGCTTGCGGCTGGACCCGTCCCTGCGCGAGGCCCATCTCGCGCGTGAACAGGGAGAGCTCCGGCAGCACGAAGGCGCCGCCACCCCAGGATCCGCTACCCCACGGGAATGAGCCCCAGCCCGGCATCAGGTCTCACGCAGGCATTCGAGGTGGTCGAAGTAGCAGCGGCGGTACACGTCCTCGAAGCGGGCACCATACCCCATGCGCCCGTTGGGGTACGGGACGGTCCCGCTGTTCGCGCCGATCGCGTCGTCGATGAACTGCTCGAGCCCTGGCACCGCGGCCCACACCGGAGAGCCGACCGGGTTTGCGAGGTCGTTGCGCTGGACGGTGAGCACCGTGTCACCGTTCGCGTTCACCCGCATGTCGAGTCGCAGGTGCTGCCACGCGCCGATCGCGAACGTACTGCTCGAGCGTCGCAGCACGCCGTTGGTGCCGGGCGCGACATCGGGGATACCGCTTGAGATCGGGCCCTTCACGAGCGCGATCCGGCCGGACTCCCCGTCGGTGAGGCCCAGCATGTAGGCGTTCGACAGGATGTCGGAGCCCTGGGCGCCGATGAACAGGAAGGGCTGGAAGCCATCGGCGCCGGCGCTGATGCCGCGCTGGATCGCGCCGCGCACGCTCCCACCCTTGCCGACGGGTGTGGGGGCGAAGTTCGCCTGGTTGGTGAATCGACCAACCGCGCCCACGACGACCTGCTCGGAGCGCATGCCGTACACGAACGTCCCTCCTCCGTTGGGTGGGGTGGCGCCACCTGTCACGCCACGGCGCACGTCGGTGCTCGAGAGGACACCGGTCAACTCAGTCCAGTCGGTCGAGGCCATCGCATTCCTCTCAGATCGAGATCACGTCGTTCCAGTAGCGGGTGGGGTCCACCAGCAGCGTCTGGGTGCCACCGCCTTGGTGGCTGTACGTCAACGCCGCGCCGCCCACTGTGCGGGACAGCTGCAGCGTGTTCGCGGCGGCGGTCACCACGTAGTAGTCGAGCGCGGGGCTCATCCCGCCGGGCAGCTGACCCGTGGTCGCCAGCCGCACCAGCGTGCCGTTGGTGAGCCCGTGCGCTGGCGCCGTGAGCGTGCCTGTGGCTGGGTCGAGCGAGAACGCGATCGGCGCGAGGACCTCCTCGAAGTCTTCGTAGACCTCCCCACCGTTGTCGTAGACCGCGGAGGCGGTGCTGCCCAACCCGAGCTGCCAGCTCGCGTTGGACCAGTCCTCCTCGTGGTCCTCGAAGTTCTCAGGAGAGGTGTCGTAACTGGCGGTCGCCGTCGCCCCGAGCGCGGTCTGCCAGGTGTCATTGGACCACTCCACCTCGAAGGCCTCGAGCGCGAGCAACCCAACTCCGTAGGCCGCGGCTGCGGTGGCGCCCAGGTCGGTGAGCCACGGCGTCGTCTCCCAACCCACGGCGAACGCCTCGTACGCCACCGGTGTGACAAGAAAGGTGGCTGCGTAGAGCGCGGCGCTCACCGAACCGAGCGCGGTGCTCCAGCCCGTGGTCCAGTACTCGAAGCTCTCGTGGTCCTCGATGTACTCGGGTCCGGCGTAGGGCGCCCAGAGTTCGACGCTGACGCCGTACTCGTGGAACCAGCTGGCCGCCGACCCCGGCTCGCCTCCGACTCCGGTCTCAAAGCCCAGGTTCGCGAACGGCATCGCACCACCTGGATAGCGGCGCGCGCCCCGGCGGCCGAGTCGGCACCGCTACTGGATCGAAGCGATGGCCTTGGTGACCGCGTCCGCGATTCGGTGGGTCACCGCTCCACGGTCCATCGCTGCCACCACCGGAGCGATGAACGGGCGTGCTGGGATGCGGACCGTGACCGTGACACCTCCACCGCTGGCGCCCTTCGCGCGCGGGCGTGGCGGAATCCCGGCGGCTCGCAACGCCGCGAACAGAAAGCGCCGCGCTTTGGGGGAGAGCGTGCGGGTGAAGGTCCGCCCCTCCTCGTGGATGCGGGCGATGTTCGCTCGGCCGCGCGATCCGCGAAGCACCCCCACAAAGATCACGCTCCCCACGCGCGCCACGGTGATGCTGTTCCGGAGCGCGGCGCTCTGGATCAGGATCTTGCTGCCACCCTTTCCGCGGAACCTTCGCATCACCAGCGTGAGCGGCGAGTGCGCCGCGAACTTCTTGCCGCCGGGCGCGCCGGAGTCGATGCCGCGCACCATGGCTGCTCGCAGGCGGTGAGCCTCCTGCATCAGGGCCTGGTCGAGCGCGGTCTTGATGCGCTGGGGCGCCTTGGCCAAGATCCGGAGGGCGCGCTCCCAGTCGCCACTCGTGCCGCTGCTCACGGTCTGACCCCTCGCGGTCTGTCCTCCACGACCAACACGCAGAGGTTCCGGCGTCCGCCGATGCCAAAGGCGGAGGTCTGCACCTCGGTCACCGCCAGCGGTGGGTCGATGGCCTGCTCAAGCTCGCCCGAGAGGCGGTGGATGGCGGTGAAGCGGTCGTTGACCCGGAACATGGGGTTCTTGCTTTCGTCCAGCAATCCGCGCCGCTCGAGCTCGAGGAAGTGGATCACCAGCTGGTAGCGCGACCGTGGCGCGTCTCCGGTGCTGGTCTGCTGTTGCGCCTTCGAGCTGCTGTGCTCGACCTGCGCCCGCACCTGCACCGCCGGCAGGTAGCGCACCGGCGTCACCAGCTTCCCGTCCGCGTCGTACTGCGGCTTCACCGTCTTGAACACCGGGTCGTAGCCGTCGGCCGCCTCGGTCGCCGCGGTGTCGATGCGCTCGATCGAGACGAGGAATGGTTGGATCAAGCGCCCGCGGTAGCTCACGTAGAACCCACCCGGATCGGGCCCCGTAGGACCATCAGAATCTGGTCGATCTCCGGATCCCCGGTGAAGTACGCCGGGCCGCCACGCCCGGTCAGCGGCGACATCGTGTAGCTCTGGTCCCGCGTGCTCTCGCTCACCATGCGGTAGCGGTTTTGGGCTGCATCGCGCACGTCCGCGTCACCCATCACACCGAGCTCGCGCGTCGCGATCAGCTTGGCCGCGTGGCGGACCATTCCCATGTGGCGCCCCCAGAGCGCGGGCCCCTGCTCCATCGACCCGAAGACGCCCCGGATCTCGAAGTTCTGGGCACCGCGGACCCACACCCCGGAGCGCCAGACCAGCTTCGGATTCCCTCGGTCGTTCGGGCTGGTGAGGCCGCGCAGGTGGCGGTTGAAGACAACCAGGGCGTTCGCCAGATCTCCCACCTCGGAGTCGTTCTCGAGCACCGTCTCGATGGCCACGATCGCGTGCTGCAGGTGCAGGGTGTCGCCGCCCTTGCCGTCCATCCCGACCGCGAGGTACCGCGGCTCGAAGAACGTGCGGGTGAAGCGATCGATCATCTGACCCGCGACGCTGAGCGCCAGAAGCGCGCGCCCCTCGGACACGCCGGCCACGGCCTCGTCGGTCAGCAGGTCAGCTGGGCCGGCGTAGAACGGGCCGGGCGCGGAGAGCGAACTCACCACCTCGAAGGTTTCGCGGGACATCGCCTCCGCGTCCGCGGTGTCGAACTTGTAGAACCAGCGCATCTCGTAGCGCCCTGGCGTGTCGGTCGCCGAAGGTACGGTCCACGTGGCGGCGTACCGGCCGAGGCCGATGCGGTCGGTGGTCACGTTGACCGGCTGCTTGTTGCCTGGCGTCACCGGGTAGACCTGCGTCGACCCCTTGAACACCTGGAAGGAGAGCTCGTCGACGTCCGCCAGGAACCCCTTCGTCGTCACGCCGAAGAAGCCCAGGAGCGGGTTGGCGATCGAGAGCGCCGTGCCTTTTTCCACCAGGAGCATGGGACCTCAAATGACGAGGGGCGCGCTGCCGGTGATCGGTGCGCGCCCCAAGATTGCCTGGCTGACCTCAGAGCTGCGGCTCGGCGCCCGGGTTCTTGGCCTTGCCCCTCGTGCCCTTCTCGTCCTTGCCGGACGCGTCCCCGGTGTCGCCGTCACCTTCGGTGGTGCGGGAGGGGGGGAGCCGAGTCGGCGAATCGACGGTTCCGACGGGGTTCTCGATCCTGCGCTCGACCTGGTCGGCGATCCGGGCCTCTTCCTTCGTCATGACGTCGAAGACCAGCGGGGCGTCGGGCGAGAGGTCGTTGATGCGCCGGGAGCGACACCACTCCGCCTTGGCTTCGTCCACCTCGTACCAGCCCTTGCTTGCCTTGAACTCGTTGAACTCGATGCAAGGAACCGACCTCTTGATGCGGACGCGATACGTGGCCATGGCAGAGACCTCTGTGGAAGCTGATGGTGGAAACCGCGAGCGAAGGGTCAGCCCTTCTTCGTCTTGATGGTTCCGGACGCGACCGCGAGCGTGGAGTTGTAGTTCACGTCGGCCACGCCGGCGTCGGCGTCGAGCTTGGTCAGCAGCGCGTTGAACGCGGCGCGCAGCGTCTCGAAGTCGTCTGCACCGTCGCGCAGGGCGGTGGCCAAGTCGGGTGAACCTGCTGCGCCGCCGGGCGCCAGGTTGGCGCCACCCTCACCGAAGTCTGTCTTGATGGTGCTCATGGTGCCCTCACTTCGACAGCACGAGCAGCTTCATGGTCACGCCGTTCAGCGCGGTGGCGTTCGGCACCTCGATCAGCGGACCGTCTGAGGCGTTGTTGTTGTCGCCGTAGAACATCTTGAGCTTGCCGTTCGCGAGGTCCCACTGCGGCAGGTAGCCGCCGCACTCGAGCGGAATCACGCCCAAGATCTTGCGGCCCGCGCCGACCAGGGCTTCGAGCGCGGCCTCCAGCCCCGTCGAACCGCCGGTCGGGTAAGAGGTGTCCCCGAGCAAGGAGACCAGGTCCACGAAGACCGGGGCTCCGTTGCGGCCAGCAGATTCGTCCAACGTGGGAGTTCCGAGAGCCATGTGGTCTTTCTCCTGCGTGGCGCCGCAGCGCCGTCTTCAAGCGAGATGGGTTCCGATGACCTGAGATCAGGCAGACGCGAGGACGTTCGTCGCCTTCACCACGAAGGGCTCGTGCACGAACTTCACGTCGAACTTCGTTCGCACGACGATGATGTACTCGCTCGAGCGCACGTCCTGCATCGTCTCGATCGTCACGTCCTTGCCGAGGCCGATCACGATCGACTTCGGGTCGCAGAGCACGACGTTCGTCTTGTCGCCGCCGCCCAGATCCTCGGGGAACGCGGCGACGGGGATGATGGGTGCGCGGCCGTACCGCTCCTCGGCCATCTTGTCGAGCGCGCTGTCGCCCTTGGGGGTCTGGCGGTTCGCCACCGACGCGGTGTAGTCGTGGCTCGCGTTCTTGCTGGTGAGGAACGCCAAGTTCGCCATGTCGAGAGCCTCGACCGGCAGCTTGCGCCACATCGTCTCGAGCACGGCCTTGCTCAGGCGCGCGCCGCTGGCGTCGTACACGAGCGAGGTGGCCTGCTTCAGGATGCCATCGAGCTGCTTGAGCGCGCGCAGCTTCTTGGTCGTGGTGCCGCTTGCGGTGTCGCCCTGCACGCAGATGATGGCCATCTCGGACGCCACCTTCTTGGCCAGCATCGACCGAACGGTCTCGAGCAGCGTGCCGCCCTCGATGTTCTCCTCCAGCTGGTCGTACGAGAGCGACGTGCTGCCCTTGAACGTCTTCGTGCTCAGCGTGACCTTTCCGGGAGTGGGCTTCGAGCGGTCGTCCTCACCGAGGGAGGTGCGCTCGTTGCCGGGCACGAGCGTCCAGTCGCTCATCGCGATCTTCGGGATCTCGTACTCGGTGCCCTTCATGGGCTGGGTCTTCACCAGCTGCAGGAAGGCGCTGCTGGCGATCGAGACCTGCCAGAACTCCTTGACCTGCTCCTCCTGGAGCTTGCCGCCGCCAGAGGTGAGCTCGGACAGCTGCATGTCGGCCTTCGCGATCAGGCTCTTCTGCTTCTGGATGAGCTCCGCGTTCGTGGACATCTTGCGACTCGCTTTCGGATGGGTTGGGGAGATGGGGAGCTGGTGGGAAGATCAGGAACCGGCGCGAGTGGCGGCCATCTTGGCCGTCACTTCCGCGCTCAGATCGGAAGGCCAGTGCACGCGCTTCTCCGGCGCTGGCGGTGGAGGCGCGTCGGGCGGCTCCGAGTTCGGCGGCTGCGCGGACTTGCCGATCGAGCCAGCGACCGCCCGCGCGAGCGACGCCTGCTGGAGCGCGATCACCTTGTCGAGCTTCTCGGTGATCGACTTCGTGGTCTCGACGCTCTTGGCTGCGGACGCCTCGTCCGGCTTCTTCACGCCGTAGCGCTCGAGCACGTTCTCCATCGCGCGCTCGATCGCGGCGGCATCGACGGGTGCGGTCTGTGGGGAGGGTCCGTCCGGCGCGGCAGGCGCCGCGGCCTCCTTGGGCGCCTCTTCGGGGGGAGCGGCAGGCGCGAACTTGTCGGCCAGCGCCGTGAGCCGGGCGCCCTCGTTACGGATCATCTCGGTGAACTCGGGTGGCACACCGGCGCCGTCCTGGGTCTGGGTCTCGGAGATGGTCGCAGCGAGACCTGATAGGGCCTCGAGACAGGCCCCGAGCTCGTCGATGAGCGGCTGCTTGACGTCCGTCCCGATCATCGGGTCGGCCTTCTCCTCGGCCGCCGCCTGTTCACCCGCCGCTGCCGGTGCTGGCGCCGGCGCGGGGGCGTCGCCCTCGGCCTTCTTCACCAGAAACGGCGCCTCGTTGGCGGGACGGTCGACGAGCGAGACCTCGCCCACGATGATGTCCTTGAGCTGCGCCTTGGCTTTTCGGTTGGCCACGAGCGCGACCCTACGAGCGCGACCCTCCGCGTCCCGTCGGCGCGCAGAAATCGATCAGAGCAAGCGCGCCATGTCGGGCGGCGGCGCGATCACCTCACCGGTTGCCGGGTCCACCTTGGTGGCCACCCCACCGATGCTGAGTCCCCCGAGTTCCCCGCGCTTTACCGCCTGCCAAATCTCGTCATCGTGGACCACGAACGCGGCAAGCCAGGTCCCCGCCTTGACCGTCCTCGAGCCGAATGTGATGTCGCACGGAGCGATGTAGCTCTCGACCAGGTCCACGTAGTGGTTGACCAGCTGCTGGTGCTGCAGGCCGCGGTTGCGGAACTTGGCCAGGTACAGGTGGGCGGCTCGCTCGACCGTCGGCGCGTCGTAGGTGTCGCCCTGGGCGTCGACCTCGTCGGGGGTGAGCACCACACCAAGAACGTACCGCTGCTCTTCGCTCGCCTTCTCCACGCTCAGGAGCCCGTCCCGCTTCGCGAGCTCGGGGTACTTGGCCACGAGGTCTGCTGCCACCTGCTCCATGCGCTCTCGCACCGGGGCCGGGGTGGGCTCGTCTTCCTCGTAGAGCGTGTCCATGTAGGCGTTCCAGGCCTGCTCGACCATCGCCTTCTGCTCGGCCGATAGCGCGCTCCACAGCTCCTCGATCTTCTTGCGCCTGACCTCGCCCAAGATCTGAGCGACAGAGCCGCTCCACTCCATGGGCGGACCAGCCTCGAGAAGCAACGACGCGGTGCTGCGGTCCTCGGACTTGGTGAGAGCGACCATGAGGTCGGTCCGCGCCTTGTGGATCGCCACCGGCTCGACCCCGAGCAGCGCCTTGACGACCCCCATCGAGGTGGTCGTCATCCCACCGTAGAACTTCGCGGGCGTGTGCGCCTCCCACATGGCCTTCGCCGAGCGCCTGTCCAGGAACCCGAGCATCAGCTTGTACTCGTCGAAGCCGCCGGCTGCCGTGCGCTGGATCACCCAGTACGCGAGCGGCGCGTTCGAGGCGGGGCCCAGGTAGACGTCCACCCCGTCGCCGTCCCCGCCGGCGGTCCCCGGGATGTAGCCGTAGTCCACCTTGAAGGTGCGCTCCCACTTGTTGCCTGCGGCGTCCTTTCCCTGCTGCACGTAGCCGGCTGGGCGATCGATGCGGAGCTCGATGTCCTGGAACTTCGCCCGCTTCACCGGGCGCCCCTTCGCGAGGGCGGAGCGGACGCGCTGGGCGACTTTGATCTGGCGCTCGATCATGGCGCTCACAGGGATGCCTGCACGGCGGCCCGTCGGTCGCGCTGGCACCTCACGCCACGCGGACCCGCACCCCTCCGGCACCGCGCTGCGCGTTCGTCATCGCCCGCACGAGCTGAACGAGGAGACGGAAGGCGCCCGAAGCGGCGTCCACCTGGTCGTCGAAGCTGCCGTCGGGAAAGTCGTTCAGCTCGGTCACGAACTCGTGGTTCCACGTGCCTGCCACACAGATGAGGTTCTCGACCGCCGCCTGAGCCGAGAGCGGCCCAGCGCGCGCGAGCTTGCTCTCCCCTTGGGTCGGCAAGATCTTCACCGTGAAGCCGGCGAGAGCGCTCACGTAGTAGTGCGCCTCGAACTTTCCGGCTGACCCCGGGTCCTGCTCGATGCCGATCACCGTCCCCGGGGGGTCCGTCTTCGCAGTGTTCGCGATCAGCTGCGCCACGCCGCCCGGCCCGAGCTGCTCACGCACCACGTGCTCGACGCACCACAGGCCGTTGGCGAGCGCGGCCATTCGAACGCCAACCGTCCAGTCGCCGCCATCGTCGGTGCCGCCGCGGTCCCAGAAGCGCGCACGGCAGAGCACGGTGGCGGGAGCCGCGGGAACGATCGGGATCTTGCCGCGCTGAAAGACCTTGCCCGACGCGGGCTTGATCATCCAGTCGCCGAACTTCTTCTGCGCTCGCTCGATGGGGTTGAGCTCGTCGAGCGACGCCTCGTAGTCAGTGCCCTCCAGGTACGGGTTGTCGGCCAACCTGCCGGGTATGAAGGTGCGGGAGAGCGGCTTGTGGCGTGGGCATGGGTCGCCTTCACGGCAACCCTTCCGACATTCCGGGTCGTGCCATGTTGGCTCGCAGCGCTGCGTTCCTTTGCTGGTGCGTCGATAGAAGAACTTCTCTCCTGGCTTCGCGCGAGCGCCAGCGTATTCATCGAAGTCAGGTGGGTAGAGCCATGGCGCGAATCGCTCAAGCACGAACCGGTGCCCGGGGCCACCTGGGTTGGTGGTAGCGCGCATGAAGGTCGGTACCCCGTACGCCGACCGCAGGCGCGAGAACATGAACGTGTACTGCGAGTGCAGGAAGTGCGTGAGCTCATCCCAGCCAATCCAGGAGAATGGCGCTCCGTCGTAGTCGTACTTGTTCTTGTCGTGCTCCATGTGCCCAAGTCGCACCCTGGCTCCGCTCGGGAACGTCCACGTCAGCTTCGTGCCATTGAACTTGGCCCCGAAATGCGGGTACAGCCGCTCGGTCTCTGCAATGAGCGAGTCCTCCAGCTGCTTGGTCGTTCGCCGCAAGAGCAGTGCGCGAGAGCGCGGGTGCTCGACGAACCTCAGGGGGTCGGCGACGAGGAAGAAGCTCTTTCCAGCGCCAGCCGCCCCGCCATACAGCAGCTCCTTGGCGTTCGACCTGAACGCTGCCGTCTGAGGTCCTGGGTTCGGTCGGATGATGAGATCGTCACCCATCTACCTCGCGCTCGGGCAGATAGAACTGAACCTTCACGGGCCCCGCCGATCCATCAGGATTGGGCGCGCCCACGATCTCCTGCCGCTCGGCGAATCCGCGCGTCGAGCCGAGCGTGCGAAGCGTGAAGAAGACCGCCTGCGGGTGCGCCGGATGGTCGGGGTCCTTCAGCAACCTGGTGAGCGACGTCTCCGCCAGGTCGAGCGTCTCCTCTCGAATGACCGCCAGGATGGCGCGCAGCTCTGGATCTCGACCGATGTGCCGATGCAGCGTCCACGCGCTGACCTTCAGCATGCGCGCCGCAGCCTTGGCGACGCCGCTCGACTTCTCCAGCGCCTCCTTGATCAACTCCGGCGTGAGCGCAGGCTGCTTGCTGTGCACCTTGCCGCGGCTCGGTCGCTTTTTCTTCGGTCGCGCTGGCTTCTTCTTGGGCTCGTCACTCGGCATTTGCCTGCTCCTGCTTGCGCTCGACCAGCCGGATCTCGACGTCCAGGTCGAGCGCGTCCGCGTACCTGCGGATCGTCCGCTCGTTCACGCAGTGGTTGTCCTCGATGCGAACCACCGCGCTGCTGGCCGACAGCCCGAGCCGCCTGGCCATCTCGCGAAGCGACACCCCACGCTGCTGCCGCGCTTGCTTCAGCCTGTTCGCGATGATCGAGCGCTCCACGAACGAAAACCCTGCTCTCTCCCGGGAGAGCGGGTCACGTCGGCGCGCTCAGAAGGTCTCGCCGGTGAGCCCGTCGATCAGCACCAGGTCGCCCATCTGGGGGAACTGCTGCACCTCCAACTCGACGTCATCACGCAAGCCATTCAGCAGCAGCCCAGCAGGACCAGGGTCGACGCGTAGGATGCCGACGGTGTCGCGGATGGCGTTCAGCACGTCGGACCACGCGAGCGGCCCCTGCAGATAGAAGCCGAAGTTCACGGTGAGGTTGTCGATCTCCTCGCCAGCCTCATCGGTGGTGGTGAGCGCGTAGAACGCTTGGAGCGAGGCGAGCACGGCCGCGCGCGCGGTTTCCCGCGCGACTCCGCTCTTCAAGTACACCGTCGCTTGGTGATCCACAGACAGGTACCCAGCCCCCTGCACGAGTAGCTGGTAGGTGTTCGTCTTGGGTCGGTCCCCCGTCATCGGATCGAAGCGAGCGGCGACCGCGTCGAGCAGTGCTTGCGACGGCGACCCACCGCCCACCGGCACGATGAAGAGCTGGCCCTGGTTCTCTCCGATCGCCCCATTCTCGTTCCCAGTGAGGTGTAGAGCCCGCGCCACGCCAGGCACCTCGAGTGCGACGATCTCGTAGTCCTCGCGCCCAACGCTCCGCTCGAGCACCCGAAGCGAGCGCGGCGCCTTCACCTTGAACATCGCGTTGGACTCGCGGTCCTCTCCACCAACCGACGCCGCGGCGTTGATCACGCTCACACGCACCTGGTTGCCAAGCGAGTCCGTGAAAGTTCCGTCGATGCGGTTGAGCCGACCGGGCTCAACCCGCCCCCCGCGCCCGCCCCCCGTCTTGTAGGTTACCGTGCGAGTACCTACCGGGATCGCACCATTGACGCCATCGCCGTAGCGCAGGGTTGCGCGATTGCTCGCGTCGATCGTCACCGTGAAGTGCTTCGACGTGGCGCTCGAGTCCAGGAAGTCGGCCACCTCGGTGTACGCGCCGTCGGCCGACACCACGGACAGACTGCCGTCGAGCACGCCGGTGCGCTGCAGCGTGTCCACCTGGTTGCGGAGCTCGGTCGACAGGAACTGCTCGGACCACGTCTCGCTGTTCTCGGCGCTGCCAGGACGCGAGGTCTGTCCAGGCGTGAACACCACGTCTGCCAGCAGCTGGTAGACGACGGGGGCGGTCACCTCGCCCGTGCGGATCGTCGTGCCCGCAGCGATCGTCACGGTGCCCAGCGCAGCAGCGTCCAACGCGAGCGTCACGTCGACGGTGGCCGCCGACGCCGATGGCGGTCTGTACCCGATCAGCTTGCTCATCGAGAGCAGGCTTCGACGCAGCACCGCTGTCGACCAGCGGCTCTCGGCCGCGTGGTTGTCCATGATGAACGCGAGTTTGTCGCCCACCATCGCCATCGCTCCCACGAGCAGGTTGCCGAAGTTGATCCGGGCCCGCTCCGACCACTCCGGAAACACCGAATCGATGAGGCGAAAGATGCGCGTCTCGAGCGCCTGCTGGTCGAGCGTGGTGTAGTCGAGGTCCTTAGGGAGAATGGGCATGGTCAGGTCTCCGAAACGGGGATCTCGGTGTTCTGCTCGTCGGCGATGGCGCGCCCGTTTCCATCGGTCGGCACGAACTTCACCACCAGCATCAGCGTGGACTTGTCGCGCTTCAGCTGCACGCTGGTGACCCGCGCGCGCGGCTCAGCCTGTCGAATCGCGTCCACCACGTAATAGGTCGCGACGTCATCCATGTTCACTGTGCCATTACGGTGGAGCACCAAGTGCAGACTACTTCCGAGCGTCCCGTCCCACGCGACCTCCCCAGGTGCCTCGTCGGTGGCGGCCTGGGTCATCAGCGCCTGTCGGATGTTGGAGGCCTGGAGCTCCGCCGCGGTCCCGTGCGCGAAGTCGTTCTTCTGGTCGCGTCGCAGCGGGGCGAGCAGGCCACGCTTTGCGAGATCCACCTTCGGGCTGGGCGAGGAGATGTCTGCCATGTCACACCGGGATCGCGTCGGCCGCGACCTGAAGGACGTCGATGGCTCCGTCGAGCACCGTGAGCACCTCGTCGCTCACCTCGTCGCCCATGCTCGGGAGAAGCTCGATCGGCTGCAGCCCGGCGAGCTCGAGCATCAGGTTGATCGTGCCCATCAAACGGTTGAGCGGCGCGAGCGACGCGTTGTTGTTCGCGAGCTGCGCGGTCACATTCTCGAGCGCGCAGTCCACCACCGCCTGAAGCTCGAAGTTGCCGAGCTCGGCGGCGCGCAACCCGGCAGCGATCAGGCGTGCTTGGTGCGCGATCAGGGCTGCGATCTGCCCGCGGAGCGCGATCAGCTGCACCACGAGCGCCTCGAGCAGCTGCTTGATGAGCACAGGGATCGACAGCTGCGGCAGAAGCTGCAGGAGCTTGGTGAGCTTCTTCACCATGTCCGGGATGCACTCGATCATGCCGCTCGGGTCGAGCTGGATGATGGCCTCTGGCACCGCTTGGACGCAGTCGACGATCGCCTTGAGCGCGTCGAGCACCATGAAGAACGGTTGGAGGGGCATCAGCGCGCTGTTCACCTGCGCGAGCAGGCTGCGCACGATCGTGGAGGCGTCGCCCGTGTCGAAGCCCGCCTGGGCGCAGAGCTTCACCCCGCCTGGAAACTGGATGCAGAGCTCCCCCGGCCCCAGTGAGAGGCTGATGCAGAAGTCGGAGAGGGAGGGCAGTCCGTCGGCCATGTCACACCGGCTTGGGGTCGATCTGGACCATGCGGTTCTGGAGGGTCACCTGCGCTCCGTTCACGCGCACCAGGCCGTCCGCCTCGATCAGCACCGCGCTCGTCATCTTGATCCGCAGCCCCTGTTTCTCTAGGTCCCACACGATCGCGTCACCCGTGACTGTGTCCTCCATCGCGAGCTTCCTCTGCCCGGGTCGCTCGTCCACCGAGAGCACCAGGTGGCCGAGCTGCAGCATCTGGACTTGGTGGGCCTCCGTCGGTGGCACGTCCTTCACCGGCAGCGGCATCTCGGGCTCACCGCCCCTGAACGCCCAGTGCGCCGGTAGGTACATTGGGCGCTCGATGTCCCCGAGGAGGAACATGACCACCACATCCGCACCGATCGCCGGGCTCACCATCCCGCCACGCTGGCTGCTGCCACCGCCCATCGTGCCCATCGGCCAGGCCCAGGTGGTGATGTCGACCACGCCGGGGATCTCGATCCTGCACCGCTTCAGGCCCTCGGGGTCGACGTTGTCGACCACAACGCCTGGGTAGGCGAATGGGTAGCGCTGGGTCGGGTCGTCGAGCTCCACGCCATCGGGTGTACGTGCGGACGCTCGGCCAAGCGCGTGGGCGCACCGTCAGGGCTTGGCATTCCGCCCGCCCGAGTACACCAACTTGACCGAGGTGGCGCCAGTCACTGGGTCGATGACCTCGACCTGACGGAACGCCCCGGAGAGCGTCTCCTTGCCCGCCGCGTCGACGTTCTGCAGCGGGTCCTTGTTGTTTGCCTTGGCCGTGCTGGCCGCCGTGGTGGACCGAAACCCGCCCTGCCCGACAGCCGTGCTGTGGCCATCGCGCCGCACCTTCGCCGTGGATGTGAAGCCCGCGCCGAGGTCGTGCTTGACCGAGATCACGTAGCAGTTGCCAGAGAGACGAGCGCCCAGACCCTTCACCGCGATGATGGACTTGGCCATGAGCTGGGCGTCGCCTCGCAGGCCCAGCGTCATCGATACCGCCTTCAGCTGGAGCTGCTTAAACAGGCCCTGCGCCCCCTGCGTGGCCGCCTCCTTGGTCACTTCTCGTGACGGGATTGTGATCTCCTGGGCCACCGTCTTCACGGGGACCGACTCTTCGTGGGTCGCGCCAGTTACACCGTCGATCTTCTCGATCACCCCGTAGCTGGTCCTCTCCGGAGCCACGGTGGTGCGTGGCGTGCTCTTGTCGTCGGCGTCGACCTTGAAGGTCTCCTTGTTCATCGGGTCGCGCCCGGCCACTGCGACCGCGCCAGGTTTGCCAGGTGCCCGACTGTCCTCGACCGAGACCGAGATGATGTCCCCGGTGCGGTCCGTGAAGTAGGTGACCTCCTTCAGGGGACGCTGGTCGAGGTTCCTGGGGTGGAAGTGGAGCCCGTCGAAGTCGATGTAGAACTCGAACCCGTCGCGGAACGCGAGCGATTTGATGAGCTGGAGGTCCGTCATCCGACCCTGGGTCACCTGGTCGACCACGAGCTTGGTGTCGGTGATGTGAAGTTGGTCCGGCTGGTAGCCGTACTCTTCCGCGATCTTCCTCACCACATCGCTGCGCTTCACGTTCTCCCATTTGCGGTCCGTGCGCGGGCGGCGGTTGAAGATGGCCTCGTCGCCGTGCGCCTCCACCTGCAGTGGGTTGAAGCCCTTGACGGTCTGGATCTTCATCTCGCGCGTCGGACTCATCGCCCCCGGGTAGCCGAACGAGAACTCGACGATGTTGCCCGGTTGCCAAAGCGGCGAGTCCAGCTGGCTCAGGTCGTAGTTGTCGATGCTCAGCACCAGCTTGTCCGCCTTCGCCTCCGTGTCCTCGAAGGACATCGAGAGCACGCGCTCGCTCTGGTCGACCCGCTCCTCCGCGCCCGATGTTGGGTGCCGAACAGCCACGAAGAACTGGGGGGCGGACTGGTCGGTCATGACCGCCTCGATGAGGCGAAGATGAGCTCCTCCACCACGCGCATGCTCGGCACCACCAGCGCGCGCCCGGCCTCGAGCTCAAGGGTCGGATCCATGATGGGCTCAGGCTGGAAGTCTGCGACCACCCACCACAAATTGCCGGCACGAGGCATCTGCCCGAAGTAGAGCTGAGCCACGTGATGGAGCTTCTGGCCAGCGCTCACCGTGTGGATTCGATTGTCGGGCAAGTCACGGTAGGTGAAGCGCGCGCGCTCACCGAGGAACCTGCGTCCCGCAGCGTCCGTCTCGATGTCCGAGAACCGGTAGCGGCTGAAGCGGTGCATCAGGCGGTCTCCTCGAAGCCGTCGCGCTCGACCTCATCACCCAGGTAGCGGATCGAACGAAACCGCCTGAGCACCATGCGCACGACCATCATCGTCGACCGCCCATCGCGCGCGAAGCGTTGGTGGCGCTCGGTCAAGTCGTGCACTCGGCACACGAACCGGTAGAGCCTCGGCCACACGAAAAGCACGTCCGGCGCCCCGCCGCCGAGCACGCTGTCCGCTCGGTTGGGCACTTGCAGCGACCGCAGGAAGTTCAGGGCGCTCATGTAATTCGGCCCGCCACCGCCGCCCCCGATGGCGGTCAGCCGATCGAAAAAGAGCTCGAGCGGCACCTCCAGGTTGGTGAGCTGCTGGAACTGCTGGGGCTCGTGACTAAGCCCCAGCACCTTGAGCATGTTGTAGGTGCTCGAGAGCTTCGCCTCGATCTCGGGCGGGTTGAACTGCACCTCGAGCGTCCGCCCGGTTCGCACGTTGGTCAGCGTCATCTTGGAGGGCTCGATGTCGTTCACGTCGGCGACACCAGCGGGCTCGTCTCTCGCCCGTCCTTGCCCATTACCAGCGAGGCGACCGTCTCTCCGTCGATCTGGAAGTTGATCACCTGCTGCGGCAGCACTGCCTTGCCGCCCTCCTTGATCGCCGAGGTGAGCCCTGCCACCCACCCAGGCGTCTCGATCCCGGTGGCAGGCATCGACGACTTGAGGATGTCGAGCTGCGCTGCCGCTGCTGTCGCTGTGCTTGAGGGCGCCTCGCTCTTCACATCGGCCGTCTCCTCGAGCATGGCGTCGATCCCGCCGCGCATCGACTTCCGGAGTTCGTCCACCTTGGCCGTGGCGCCGATGTCCTGGTCCACGAGTGCGCCGAGCCCATCGATCACCTGCGCAATCTGGGAGGCCATCGCGAGCAGGATCTCCCCCACCGCCTGGAGCAGCCCGAACACCACCTTCTTGGCGCCGTTCCAGATCATGCCCCAGTCCCCCGTGAAGATGCCCGCGATGATCTCCACGATGCCCGCGATGAAGTTCACGACCCCGGTGAGCACGCGCACAACACCCGACACAAAGCCCACCACGAACTCGACGGTCGTGCCGATGACCTTCCCGAACTTTTCCCAGCCCGACGTGGCTGCGCCGGGGCTGATGAGGCCGATCTTCTTCCCCACATCGGACAACACTGCCCCCATGCCGCTCAGCGCGCTGCGTGCCGGCTCCATCGCGGCCTTGATGTTCCCCCAGGTGCCGATGAAACCAGCGCCTACCTCCATCACCGCCGAAATGGCGCGCACCACGAGGTCAAAGGCGGTGCCCAGGGCTGACCCAACCTTGGCGCCGGCGGCGCTGAAGCTGTTCCAGCTCGCCTTGGCCTTCTCGGTCGAGTTGCTGGTGAGGCCCAGCATCGACATGATCTTGCCGAACGCAGCACCAAGCCGATCGAAGGTCGGCCCCATGGTCTCGACGACAGACGCGAACCCGGCCTTCACCTGGGACGCGAACTCGGCGATCCGGCTGCCGAGCGTGAAGACGTTGACGATGAAGGCCTTGAGGCCAGCGTTCTCTGCCTTGTTGAGTTCGTCGCGTACCGCTCCGGAAAAGCCGCCGTCCGTGAAGGCCTGCTTGAGGCCCTCCCATCCGAGCTTCGCCTTGGCCGCGACCGCGGCGAACTTGTCGCCCAAACCACCGATGTTGTTGTCGATGGCGTACTTGAGGCCAACGACAGCGGCGATGATCCCACCAAGCGCAGCAGCCGCCAGCGCAGCTCCGATGATGAACGGCGCGCCCACCGCCGCCGCGGCCACCCCAAAGGCGACCAGCGCTGCGGTCACGACAAGCAGCATGGCACCAATGGCAAAGCCTTGGACCAGAAAGGCGCGCATCGGCGCCGGCAGCTTTGCGAAAGCACCGAGCACCGCGCTACCGAACTGCACCACACCAGCCACGAGCGGACGCAGCGCTTGCCCGATGAGGATGAGGGCGCTTTTCTTGAGCGCGTCCAGCTGCTGGGTCGCGAACGCGTCGGACTCCGACATGGTCTTGAAAGCCTTGTCGGTCGAGCCTGCGGCTGCCTTCATCTGGTTGAGGATCTCGCCAAACACGCGGCCATCCTCTGAGGCGAGCGCGAGCGCCGCCTTCACGCCGTCCACCGACCCGAACAACTTCACAAAGGTCTCGTCGTTGACCTTGGTGTTGCCGGCGAGTTGGTTCAGGACCCCCTGCAATCCCTTCGTCTTGAGCGCGGTCGCTGAGAACTCGACGCCCAGCCGTTGCGCCTCGTCGGCTGCGTCCTTGGACGGCTTCATCAGGTTGGAGAGCATCGCGTTCAGGCCGGTGACAGCCTGCGGCGTACGGATGCCCTGCTGGGTCATCGCCGCGATCGACGCCTGGAGCTCCGCGAATGACACGCCGGCAGCGTGCGCCGTGGGCGCGACTTCACCGAGCGACGCGCTGAGCTCCCTGGCGGTGGTCTTGCCTGCGGCGATCGCGACGAACATCATGTCCGAGGCCTGAGCAGCCGTGAGCCCCTGGTCTCGGTAGGTGTTGACCGCCGACGTGAGGACGTCGACCGAGCTTTTCAGGTCGGTCGTTCCGCCCACCGCGAACTTGTTGGCCACCGTCAGGAGCTCGGTCGCCTGCTTCGCATCGGTGATGCCGGCCGAGATGGTCTCGTACAGCCCCTCCGCCTGCTGGAAGGCGTCGATGCCGTAGGTGCCAGCCAGCCCCATCGTGACCTTCTGCAGGTCAGCTGTGGAGAACGCCGTCTCGTCAACGATGGTGCGGATGTTGGCGAGCGACTTGCCGTACTGCTCAGCCGCCTCACGCGCTGGCACGAGCGCCGCAAGACCCAGCGCGCCGGCAAGCCCGGCACCGGCAAACACGGCGCCGGCGCCGCCGGACATGCTTGCGCCTCCCGCGCCGCCGGCGCCCTTGCCAGCGCCCGCGCCAGCACCGCCAGCACCAGCGACGAAACGCCCGTCTCCACCGCGCAAGCGCGTCGCCCCCGCCGCCCCGCCGCCCATCGGCTGGACCTTCGCGATCTCTTGCTGGGTCTTCTTCGCCTCACCACGCAAGGACACCAGAGCTCCCGACATGGCCCTGAAGGCCGCGGACGCCTTGTCCTTGGCTGAGAAGATGAATCCGAGCCCGAGCTGGTTCACGGCTTAACCCTTCGACTTCTGGGCCCTCTTCCGCGCGTCGGCATCTTCTTGCCACGCGCGCGGCAGCCGGTCGTGGAACCACTCGAACTCGCTGATCGTCATGGCCATGACGTCGGCGCGCGTGAACGAGTAGCCACCACCACCACCGATGGCTGGGGTGTAGGTCAGTCGGTGAACCTTCTCGCGAAAGCGCTCGAGGCTCAGGTCGCCAAAGAGGAGTTTGGCCAGCTTCTGACAGGCCGTCAGCCCAGCGCCGAGTCGCTCTCCGGCTCCGTCTGCTTCGGCTCCTTCTCCCGCTTCGGCATGCGGAAGAAGGCCCCACGCAAAGGGAGCGTGAGGTCCTCCTGCTCCCACTCGCAGTTCACGTGCTGGCATACAGCATCGACGCTGAGGTCCACACCGCACTCTGCGTTCTCGAACTGCTGCTGAAGGTGGAAGAAGTCGTCGAGCGGCATGTACCGAGCCCACTTGATGCGCTCCATCACGTCAGCTGCCTTGTCGCCGAGCTTCTGCACGTGGGTAACCTGCCGCACCAGGAAGTCCCAGGGCTGAGCGCGCATCGCCTTCTTCTGCTCGTGCGCGGGGAGCTTCTTCTGGTACTGACGCTTCACGTCGGTGAGCCGCTTGAGCTGGCCCATCAGCATCGGGTGGAAGTGGACCTCGCTGCCGTCGAGCTGCTGGGCCACCAGGGGCTTGTTGGCCATCAGCGCGGCGCGCGTCGTCTCCGGCAGCGTCCGCACAGCGAAGCTCGATAGTTCGACGTCCATGCTGGACGGCTGCTTGCGCCCGCAGCGCTCGCACTCGAAGTTGAACTGCACGACCTCCCCCAGCGTCGCCCGGCGCATCTGCATGATCGCGACCACCACGTCCCCATCCAGGATGCGGTCCCAGTTCGGTCTGGCGCCTGAGGCGATCTGGTAGGGTCCGGGGTCGACGAGGTCCTCCCAGCAGGCGTTGATGATGCGGGTGAGACCGCCGTCGGACTCGTTGGACTCGTTCGCCTCGGACAGCTGCCGGAGTTCGTCCGCCGACAGCTTGCGGGCCTCGAACGAGAACCCGCTCGGGCCAGTGATGGTGCTCATGCTCAACCTCATGCGTAGAGGCCGAGCGATCCAGCACGTCGGCGCCCGCTCACCCGCTCGGCCGAACGGTCAGCGGGAGCCGCAGATCAGCCGCGCGACAGGTTCTTGTAGTGGAACGTCACCTCTTCGATGACGTTGTCGCTCGAGCTCCCGTCGAACTCGCCCGCCTTGAACTTCGACATGATGGCGCGGTTCAGGACGTGGGTCTTGAGCACGGTCTCGCCGTCGCGATCGAGTACGTCGATGAACACCTGCACGCGCAGGTCGTCGAGACTCTCCCCCGCGCCCTCCGCGTTGTAGATGCGGTTCCACATGTCCCAGAGGTCGGTCACCTCGCTGGCGCCAGCACCGAGCGTCACGGGCGCATGCTTGCGCTTGGCCGGGGTCTGCAGCGCGGGGTCGGGATCGCCACCGGCGTGGTACTCGGTCATTTCGACCTCGCCCTCCAAGCCCGAGCAGCTCGTGAAGTGCCCGATCTCCAGCCCCTGGACGCGGACCTTGTACTGCCACTTCTGCTCGATGCGCGACGGAATTGCCGTGGCTCCCATGGTGATCTCCCTCAGCCGACCTGCGCTGCCAGCTCAGCCTCGAACGCCCGGTTGTCCGGTCCGATGCTGATGACGACGAACTTGTTGGGGTAGGCGGTCGCGATGCCGAGGCGCCCACGGGTTTGCATCGCGCGCTTGGTGGCGGCCGTGTTCTGGCCGGGACCGAAGTCAGTGAAGAACACCTGGCTCGGCACTTTGGACGGCAGGTTCCCGCCTCCCACCAGCGCGGTCATGAAGGCGTCGATGGTCGCCTTCTCGTCACGAAGCAGATCGTCCGTGATGTTCCGGTGGACGTAGACCTCCATGAAGAGGTCGATCTGCTTTCGGACGAAGCTGATGCCGCGGCGCTGCCCGATGCTCGGCCAGTTGCCGGTCTGGAGCAGCACGCTCGAGCCGTCCACCATGATGGGGCCTCGGCGCCCGCTGTTGCGGATGACGTTGATGCCGAGGGGAGCGAGCCGGTCGCGCACGCTCTTCTTGTTGGCCGCGTCGTTCTCGAGGCCCAGGACGTTGCGCGGCAGGTAGTTGGCCTGTGCGCCGGCGGGCTGATCGAACTGCCCGCCGACCTTGAGCCCGTCGACCCGGCAGCAGAGGCCCATCAGCATGCCGGTGACCGGCACCGTTACCTGGTCGCCGCTGCCGTACACCGTCTTGTTGGGGTTCGCGACCTTGATGCGCGGCCAGAAGAACGACCCGTGCTCCGACAGTCCCTTCAGGGCCGCCGTGGAGGTGAAGTAGGTCTCGATCTGGCTGTCGCTGTAGCCGGCGGGCGGCTCGAGGATGGGGAGGCACTTGCCGTCCATCACCGTCACGCACCAGGTCACCATCGCGTTGTGCACCACCGGCGTGGCGCGCTCCGGGACACCGATGAGGTCTGGCTTCACTTCGTCGAAGCAGCTCAAGCCGACCGTGCCGTTGACGCCAGAGCCGCCGACGAAGTCGTTGTCGTCGAGCGATCCGAGGCCGTCTCCACCGCCAGTGAGGGGACCGTGGGTGCCAGTGGCGGGCACGTCGAGCGGGAAGCTGGCCGCCGCGTCCAGGTCGACGGCCGCGATGTAGCGCGAGCCCGTGTTGACGTCGTTCAGGATGGTTTCGACGAAGCGCGGGTCGGTGTCGAGCATCGACAGGTTGGCGAACGTCTCGATGGTCACGCCGTTGCGCTGGACCGTGAGGTTGAAGTGGCCGGCGACACCGTCGGTCCCCGCCGCGATCACCACCCGGAGCTCGTTCCCGTAGGAGCCGTCCCACTTGGCGTCGATGCGCAGGGTGTCGACCGCGCCCGCGGCGTTGCCGGTGTGCAGTGCGTTGTCGAAGCCAAGTTCATCGTCCGCCGTCGAGCTCGCCTGCACCTGGACGCTGCTCGAGCCACCGGTGGTGTTCGACGTGATGCGCTGGTAGCCGCTCTCGCTGGTCACCGTCACTCCCGACACGGCAGCCTCGACCACGGTCTTGACCTCGGCCGAGGTCACGGCGTCGATGTCAGCCACGTTGCCGGTGCCGTTGATGGCGCCAGTGGTGTACCCGAGCGCTCCGTTGGCGGTGCCGCCGGTGATGTTGAGCGATGCGCCTGTGCCGCGCCGATCCGTGCGGATGTCCACTGCAGAGCCGTCGACTGCCGCGTACCCGCCAGATAGCTGCCCGTTGATGGCGGCCGCGACTTCGGCCGGCGTCGCAGCGCCGATGGCCACGAACATGCTGGTGGTGAACGTGATGGTCTGCACCGCGCCACCGTTCACCGAGAGAGTGAGGTTCTGGTTGTTCGACAGCGCGAACGGACCGTTCCCGCTGGCGCGCTCTGCCACCGCGGCGTTGAAGGTCGCGGTGGCGTTGCCCAGTGCGTCCCGACCCACCACGAGGGTGTCGCCCGGCTCCAGGTTGTAGGGTGCGGCGTTCGCGCTCAGCACGCTGCCAGACCCAGCGGCCAGGTCCGAGGTCTGGATCGTCTTGGTCGCCTTCGCGCTCGTCTTGGAGTTCGGGTCCGACGGATCCGAGTGGTGACAGGTGCGCGCGAAGCGCAGCAGCTGGCCGCCGTCCTCGAAGAACTTCTTCACGCTCGCCACCGAGGCGAGGTTCCAGCTCGTGTATCCACCGTGCTGGCGCTGCCAGTCGGGGAAGTCGACGCTGGTCGTCGGGGCGCCGTCCATCGGGCCCATCTCGGACAGGCCAACCATGGCGCCGACCGTCTGCACTTGCGTGGGGATGGTGACCGGCGCGGGTTCCTCTTCGTGGGAGTAGATCCCGGGGGCGAGTAGCGGCTGCATGGATCAGCCCTCCTTGCGGACCTTGCGGCCCTCGGTGGTGGACAGGTCGGAGGGGATCGGATCTGGACGCTGGGGCGCCGCCGCGACGGGTGCGGGTGGCGCTGCGGCCGCGTCAGCCTCAGTCGCGACGTCCACGAATCCACTTCGCATGGCGCGTTGGACGTCGGGACAGTGCAGGACCGAGTTCGGCAGGCCAGCGACACGGTCTCCCTTGATCCCCTTCGGTTGCAGGGTCACGGAGGTGGGAAGCCGCCGGGCCTTCTGCTCAAGCGAGCGAGCGCCAGTCACCGGGTCGTGCTTCTCCACCGCCACCGTCTGCCGCACGACGGGCAGGAGCTCCGCCACGTGGGGGCCGGCGTGGAGGATGAACGTGAGCACCTGCTGGGTGCGGTTCGTCAGGGTGGTGGCCACGGGGAAGACCGTACGGTGCCAGCCCACGGCGTCCCGTCGGCGCGGCCACCTACTTGGGCTGCACGTCGAGGATCACCGTCTCGTTCGGGAAGGTGACTCCCGCTGTACCTTCGTGAGGCGCATCCGGGTGGTCGGCTGGCAGCGTCGTCGTCCGAATGGGCATGTCGGTGATGTGGACCCGACGGATCGCCACAGTGCCGGTCACCGTCACGATGTTACTGTTGTCGGCGGTGACCGCCACCCCACCCGGCGTCGCCGCCCTCCACTCGAGGTCGTGGCTCTTGGTGGCGTCACCGACGCCCGTGGGCACGGAGAGCGTGGGGTTCTTGCGGAAGAACCGCCGCAGGATGGCGTACATGTTGAGCGCCTCGGGCCCCGTGTTGGCCACCCCGATCAGCATCATCGTCATGTCGACAATGTCGGGCGGGCTCTTCTCGATCACCCGCCCGTTTTCACCTTCCACGTACTGCTTACCGAGGGTGGGCGCTGACTGGCTGTCCGGCAGCTCGAGCCCCGCGAGGATGATGGCCGGCAGCGACGCCAGCATCGCCGTGTTGAGCAGGTCGCCGGTCTCCTCGTCGTAGTCCGTGTGGGTGGCGAAGTGGACGTTGTCGACCACCTGGCGCCCGAGCTCGACCATCAGCTGGCGCAGCGCGAGCGTTGGCTGGGACGCCTGGGTCAGGTCAGGCCGGACGAACGCGTAGGCCTGGGCCAGCACCACCCGCTCCTCCTCGATGGCCTCCAGCGCCGCCGAGCCCTGGACGACGGCGCCGCCAAAGCCGAGCGCGCCCGCGCCCGTCCCGCCGGTCACCTGCAGGCTCGAGCTCGCCCCACGCTGGTCGGTGCGCAGGCGGACACGGCCGGCGGCATTGATGGTCGCGCGCGCCCCGAGCAGTCGGTTGAGGGCCGCGGCCACCTGCCCCGCGGTCGTTGCTCCTGCGGTGATCTCGCCGGCCTGGAAGGTGACCGTCTGGGCGGGCCCGCCGTTCACCGATACGTCGAGCGTGTGGCCGATGGAGAGCGGGAAGGTGGGGGCGCTCGAGATGAGCTCCGCCGGAGTCTCGCCCAGGTTTTCGACGGTGACATCGACCGTTCCCGGGTCGTGCACCGGCGTCCGCACCCACAGCAGGTCCTCCCCAGCCACCTCCACCAGCGGGCTCTCGATATCGCCGAAGAGCACACGCACGGTGCGTACTGGCGCCGGGGCGATGCCGGTCGCGGGGGGCGCGCCGGGGAGGCGGAAGCCCGAGCCGGTGACCTCCACGAACGTCCGGCCGCCGGTGTGGCCGAGCGCGGGGAGGATGGACGTGACGGTGGGGGTCATGCCGCCAGTCTGAAGCGGGTCGCCGCTGCTGCCTCATCACCGATCAGCGTGTACCCAGCGTCGTTCGGGTGGATGCCGTTCGCTGCGTCGAAGTGCGAGTAGGTGTCGATCGCGCTCGGTGACCAGAGCCACACGTTGTCGAGAGCCCTCGACCCAAAGCGCTCGCGCATCATCTCCTTCTGCACTTCCTGGCCGCGCTTGTACTGCCACCGCGTGGTGCCGCCCGAGTCTGCATCGAACGCTGCCTGGCGCAGGTTCATCGTCTCGGGCTCCTCGACCAACTGCACAGCGTCGCCGTTTGCCCGGATGGCGGCGGCAATGGCGACCTCCGCGTGAGCGATCTGCGTTGCCTTGATGAAGGCCCGGAAGGTGGTGGGGTCGTCGGCCGCAACCCCGGCGATCTGAGGCGACGAGAACGAGTAGATGCCGTTCACGTTGAGCGCCCAGATGATCACGTCTGGCACCACGCCGCCCAGGTAGGTGTCGATGTAGTGCTGCACCGAGAACGCGCCGTCCGCATCCAGGAACGGTGAGGTACCTTGAGTCGGGTGGTCGCCGACGACGTAGTGGCTCCAGCTCCACCCGGCGCGCCCCTCGTTTCGCTCATCCGCAGCCCGCACGTACCAGCTGTTTGCCGTCGTGCTCGTGAAGTCGAGGATGGCTCCGCCGGCCGTGCGGCTCAGTTCTACCGTGTTCGCGTCCACCACCGTCTTGACGTAGTAGGTTGTGCCGACCGCTAGAGCGTCGCCGCTGACCGTGGGGAACGCGCCGCCGGTGAGCGTCTGGATCAGGTCCACCGGTTCGTTCACGGTGAGGCTGTGGCCCGTGATCGTGAGCCGGTCGGTGCCGCTGTTGACCGCGGTCACCAAGCGCCCGCCACGCGAGCCGAGCATGGTGACGGTGAGGCCCTGCGCGGTCAGCTGATCGACCATACGCTTCGGCCAGGTCAGCGCTTCGGTCCTGCTGTCGCCGACGATCAGGATCTTGATCGTGCCCGTGCCGGTCGCGGCGGACACGTGGACCGAGAAGCGCGCGGTGGCGACCACGCGATTGCCGAGCGTCGCGGTAACCGTGGCCGTGTGGGTGCCCACGTGTGCGGACCCAGGGGTCCAGCTCATCTTGGTCGTGGTGACCGTCGGTGCGGTGGGCAGCCCCGTGACCGCGAAGGTGTACTGGCTCAACGCCGACGAGTTGAACGCCGGCGTCGGCACGCTCATCACGTGTTCCCAATTCATTTCCATCGCGACGCCGACCACCGCGTAGCGATCGATCGGCGGCAACAGGGTGTGCCGAAGGTGGTGGGCCCACGGGCGCAGCTCGAGGTAGGTGTACGCTGCCTCTTCGTTCTGCGCATCTAGTGGCGCGTCGAAGAACGCAATGTCTCCAGCGTAGAACTTTGGGAATCGGTCGCCTCCACCGTGTCCGCCAATGGTGAAGCCCGAGGCCATCGTCGCGGTGATGTTGCCCGTAGTCGTCGCGCTGCTTTCCGCGAAGCGGTCGCGCTTGCACCATAGGCTGGTGGTCGAGTGCCGGTTGCGACCGACGAACGGCTGTCCACGTTGGATCCCAACGTTCGCTCCGTCCAGATAGGGCGACACACTGTAGCAGGTGGCGATCAGCTCGTAGCTATCACCGTCGGCTCCGGAGTCGACCGCGAAGCCCTGCCCCGTACCTGTCTGGCAGATCAACTGGTCGTTATTGACGGGCTGGCCCGCGCCTCCGTTCAAGTGCGCGAGCTTGACCACGCCGCCGAACAGAATGATGCCGTCGGTGTTGTCGACGTATGCCTCGAGCGTGTCGGCTGTGCTGAACACGTCGTTGACGCCGTCGAAGCTCACGCACACGGCGCCCTCGATCGCATTGGTGGCGCGCACTGGCCCGGAAGCATTGAGCGGCGTCCGGATGCTCGCGACGTCGTCCCACGATGTGCTGACGTAGTCGTCGGCCTTGTAGTGGGCGGTGTGTCCAGGGATGTCGATCAGGTCGCGCCACCAGAAGACGCCGATCGTCTGGGCGGGGAGTGCGTTGCCGTTGAGGTCCTTGACCGTGTTGGCCGCGCCGAACGTCACGTGCACCACCCCAGCATCCAAGTCGCCCGTCAACGCGGAGTTGAGCTGGTAGCGGACTTCTGGGCTCGTGTCCGGGTACTTGATGCCGGTGATGGTCTTGCCGGTGACGCTCGTGTCGCCAGACGTCGGAGCGATAACCCCGCGGTCGAATCGGACCACCACGACGTCAGGGTCATCGATGTCGACGTACGCCTTCACGATGCGTGGCGCGGTCGTGTCCTTCTCGCCGACCTGGGTAAGCGTGCCGATGGTGCGATCGAAGACGCGGCGAAGCTCGATAACCGTATCGAGCGCGAGATCCCACTGGGCCGGATCGAATGGGGTCCCGTCGACGAAGGTGACGCCGAAGTCTTCAGGCAAGACGATCAGGGAACGGGTGTACGCCTTGATGTAGTAGCTGGTCTTGGTGCCGGGGACGTGACCTGAGGCAGCCAATCCTGGGACCCAAGGTGTCCCCATGGTTGGACCGACGCCGCTGGCGTCGATCAGCTGGTCACGGTCCATGACGAGTTGGGAGGTGAGGTCGACGAGAGTCGTCTGAGTCGCTGCCATCACGCGCTCCACAAGTGGAGTCCACCCACGACCCGTGGCGCCCTGGCCACTGATTCCCTCCGAGTGCTCAGCTTCCTCCTCGTGTGCCGGCAGGATCAAAATGTCGAGGTCCACGCCCTCCGCGCTCTTCGTGACGCGCACGACGCGCGTGAAGGCGTTGTCGACGTCGCCGTTCCACGCGAGCGAGAACTTGTAGGTGCCGGGGACGTCGGGCGTGAAAGTCGCTGTGGACGTGGTCGCGCCAGCCAGCACTGCAGCGCTCCCCACGGGCTTGTCGTCGAGCGTGAAGAGCCTGGTGGTGGGCGCCCCCTCTCCCACGTCCACGAGCTCGACCTCTTGGTCGAGCCAGATGCCCGTGCGTGCTTCACCGGCCACACCACTGCCAGCGCCATCGGGTTGGTCTGCTCGAATCCTGGGGGCCATTGCCCAGGGACGCTAGGTGGGCGCCCCTGGGCTGGTCTCGCTGGCGCGAGGCTACTGCTCGGCGCCGGTCGCGCCCGGGATGTCGACCGGACCGAACACTGCGTCGTACCGGCGCTTGGACACGTGCCGGATGGGCTTGCCCGTGTGGTCGAGCGAGCCGGCGACCGCGAGCGAGATGGCGAAGTTCATCAGGGCCTGGACGGCCTCGTGCTCGGTCCGCCCCCAGCACTTGATGCTGCGGCAGTTGAGCGCCGCCCAGAACCCAGGGACCTGACGGCTCGGGCTGAACTGCTGCTGCTCCTCGGTCAGGTCATCCAGCCCCTCGGGCGAGACCGGCTCGACACTGAAGTCGATGGGGAACGGCCAGGTCTTCGTGTCTGCCCTGGGCAGCTCAGGTGCCTGGATGTGCTGCATCGGGATGCTGCCGGGCAACTCGACGTCGGCGTAGCCGTGCTCGAGCTTACCGTCTCCGGTCTCGAACTCGACGCGGCGGTAGAAAAGAGCGTCGCCCTCGTTGGGGACGAAGACGACGAACGAGCGGTCTTCGGGCTCGATGCTGAGCGCCCATCCGGCGGACGGGTCGGAGTAGCGCTTGACGTGGATGTTCTGCTTCATCGGGGGAGTCTCCTTCGGGTTGGTGCCCGGTCATCCCCCGGAGCTCGAGCAGGGTGCCTCGGACCGCGCGTGGTCTCCCGTCGGCGCGCGTTGGCTGCTACCTTCGTCGCATGTCGAACACGTTCAAGGTCGGTGACTTGGTGCAGCTGAAGTCAGGTGGCCCGCGGATGACCGTGCAGAAGCGGTTCTCGGACGACGACGACTCGTGGGTTTGTGCTTGGTTCGTGGGCGCAGCGGCAGACAAGCTTTGCGCTGAGGTTTTCCCCAGCGCGACGCTCAAGTCGGTCGAGACCTAGGCCAGGCTCTCGCCGACGTGGACGGTCACGAAGTTCAGCGTCGGCACCGTCAGCACCTTGGCGTCCGGGTAGGTGACCTGCCACTCCCCCACGAAGTGGCCGACCGTGTCGGTGTCCGGTGACGCCCAGGCGTACTCGACCTTGCCGTCGGTGGCGGACACGATGGTCGCCGGAGCGTCCACCATCACCGTGCCGCCAACCTTGTCCCGCATCCTCCAGCGCACGGTGCAGCCCGTGAGGTCGATGACCGATCCGTCGGTGAACTTGAGGGCGCGCGCGAGCGTCGGCAGTCGGTCCCCGCGCTTGATGAAGAAGTCTGAGCTCGAGCTCACGCGTCCACCTCTACCGCAACGGCGATGGCTGGTTGCGCCAGCGCGGTCGCCATCTGTTGGGTCCCATCCACCATCGCGAGCTCGGCCTGGGCTCCGCCGCGCGATTCCGTCAACTCGACCGACCCGTGCGTCTCAGCCAGAAGGTCAGACCCCACCACGACCGTGTGGACTCCAGGCTCGACGGCCGGCCACGTCACCTCGAGCTCGGCGCCGAAGCCCCAGAGCACCAGCTGGGCGTGCCCGCCGAGTCCGCGTGTGACCAGCATCAGCTGAGTCTCTCTCTGCGGTTCGCACCCGAGCCACGGTAGGCCTGGGCGCCGGCCACGTCCTCGAAGACCTGGCACACGAGGTAGGGCGTCACCCCGTCGTCGGCGAACACGGTCATGGTGCCCGACACTGGGTCCGTCACCGTCTTGTTTCGCAGGATCTTCTCCACCAGCGCCACCTTCGCCTGGAGGTCCACCGCCGACGCGTGCGCCCACACGGCTGCGGCGATGGCCGACGAGCTCGCCCCCCCGCCACCGCTGTCCACCGCAAGCGCGCGCGCGCTGAACCGACGCTCGATCTGCACCAGCGCTGGGGACGTCGTGGGCGCGAACAGCGTGATCCCCGCATCGGCACCGAACAGGTTGCCGTCGACCGTGAGCGTGTGGTCGCGTGCGTCCGGCCGAATGCGCCACCCAAGGTCGTTGCGCAGGAAGATGTAGGCGTCCAGCGCCGCGCCGGCGCCCAGGTCGTTGCCACCCACGCTCTCGGCAAACGCGGGCTCGAACTGGGCGTTTCCCGCGGCGACCCAGACCTTCCAGTCCGAGTAGAGCTCCGCCGGGACAAAGAGCGAGTCGCCGATCTCCGCGTCGACCAGGATGCGCTTGTTGGGGCCGTCGAAGGTGAAGGTCGCCATGGCTCACGGGTTCGCGTACTGGCGATCCAGCTGCTGGGCGATGGGGAGGGTCGCGTCGGCGTCCACAGAGTAGCCGAGGATGCGCATGTTCTGGTAGCCGAGCGCCAGGATGACGATGTCCACGTCGGTCCCCACCGGAACAGAGAAGGCGTGGTCACCGTCGGTGACGTTCTCGGCGCCGGTGCCCGAGATCTCGCTGGTAGACCCAGCGGTGAAGACGCGCACCTCGCTCGGGTTCTTCAGCCCGGTGAGCGTGACGGTGCGGTTGTTGTTCACCGTGGTCGACGCGCCGGCGCCGTTGCGGATGCTCGGCGTGTCCCCACCGCCGGCGATGTTGAGCGTCACCGCCCCGCCGCTGTTGTTGTAGACGGCCTCGTTCCCGGTGCTGCCGTTCGTGCCCGCATACCCATCGAAGGTGTTCGCCGAGAAGGTGTAGGTGCCGGCAGCAGTGATCTCGATGCCGTGTCCCGTGCCCGAGCTGACGAACGAGCACGAGGAGATGTCGGCCGGATCGTTGCTCGTCACCAGCGAGTCGGTGAAGAAGCACCCGGTCACGGTCGCCCCGTTCTGCGTGACGACGCACTCCTCGAAGGTCATGCCAGCCCACGTGTGGACGGCGCGCAGCGTGACCAGCGCGTTGATCAACAGCAGGTCGTCGAAGTCGTAGGTCGCGGATGCGCTCGCTCCCGCGGTGACCTCGAACCGCCATCGGGTCGGGCTCGAGATCTTGCCGCTCGTCATCTTGACCGTGTCGCCGGCAGCAGCAGCGATCACGAAGCCGAGCTTGTCCTCGTCGTAGTGCGCCTGGCACCTTGGGCTCGTCTCGTAGATACCCGTCGTCCACGGCGTAGCCACGCCTGGAAAGGTCAGCGTGAAGCCGTCGATCGCGAAGTGGACGACGTCGCTCCCGCCGATCGTCACGGGGATCATGATGCGCCCGTCGCGGAAGAGCTGGAGAGGGCTCGCGTCGCCAAGCGCAAGAAACTCCTCGAGCGTGATCGGGAGCGTGGAGCTTCCGCCGTTGATTACGGCGTTGGCCGGCGTGATCGCGGCCATGTGGCTCACGGCGAAAGACGGCGCGCCGCGTGGTCCCAAGGCGAAGAACCCGACGTCAGCGATCGTGTCGCTCGGGTCCGTGGTGGTGCGCGCGCAGGTGGTGTCGACCGTCTGCTCCCAGTCGATAGCGAAGCGGTTGCGCTGTGCGTCGTTGGTCTCCGCGTCGCGGAAGTTGCCAACGCACCAGGCCTTGCGGTTGAAGCTGGTGTCGCCGAACATCGCGAACACACCGCCGCCCTCCTTCATCCGCGCCGCGTCCACGTAGTCGCGCGGCAGCGAGAACTGAAACGTGCCGCAGATGATCTTGTCCGTGAGGCTCACGGTGCTGCCGAGGTCGAGGTACGTCCCCCCGGCCTGCACGGTGCTGGTGGCCGGCGTGAAGAGCGAGGCGTTCTCGAACTGCACAACGCCTGCGTCACCGGCCGATCCGATCGCGTCGTACAGCAGCTGT